ATTTCCTCCTTTAGGTAAGGCGTTGAATTATAAGTTTAATATTTGGTAAGCATGCTTTCATGCCAATTATATTGCTCATAGAGGATTCTAACCAAATAGAGATATTATTATTTCCATCATTTCTCATATAGTATGTTAGAGTATAGTAACCCGTTTGACCTACGGATCCTGGCAACCCAGATACCCAGTACGGAGTTGGAGTATACCCAGCAGCCTGTAATTTACAAGCATTTACTACAGTACCTTTAATAGTAAAAAATGGTACATATTCTCCTGCAGGTAGAGACAATATTTGGTGAAGTTTTTTATCAATAGTATTGCCACCCATTCTAAACCTACTATCGCCATATTCAGCACCTTTAGATAGCATTTCCGTAGGGTTAAAGCAACCAATACCTCCTGCAGACAACCATGTGTCATCCAGGAACTCCATAGTACATACAATCGCTCCATTTCTACTACTATTAAGATCTAGTCCCACGGTCCCAACATGCACGGAACCATTACCCTGAAATACTATGTTACCAGATAGTACAGTACTTCCGCTACCACCTAGAAGTCTTAAAGGTAAAAGATTCTCACTCCAAACATCTCCATAATTGCTGCCTATTTTTGGGGGGTTACTAGAAACATACCAAGATGCTGAAGGCAAAAAGTTATAAATACTAACAACATTAGTGTGCAAACCACCAACGTTACCACCTTTAATACTTGGTGCGTTATTGCTTTCCGTAGCGGGCAGCCCAAATGTTGCTATGCCAGAAACTCCAGTAGAGGGGGCACCCATACTCAAGTTACACCCAACATCACGAAAATCAGCTCTGCTCCCTACATTAAAGTTTTTTTCAACAAAGTTAATAAACTTCCACGACGTATTATTAACGTTAACCCCTTTAATAATAAATTCTCTTGGACTAAGTTTAATATCATTGCCAGTAAATAGCCCACTATCAATACTGTATCCTGAGCCATTGTATACTAGATTGGTAACATACCAAGTAATTTTAGATGGATAAATACCGAGGTGCTCACTATATATACCTATAGGCCCATTAGCAGCATCATTCGGATCACCCATACTTTCCCAATAAGCATAGTTAGTAGGATCAGCACGTGCGAAACCTACAGTGTACTTAGGAGCCGAGGGATTGCTAGGATTAGACATAAAGTTAAGAGCCCCTGAACTCGACGCCCCATGTACAGCTCCAGCAGTGGTGTAGTTGGGCCCTTCCATACCATAAAGAACTCTATTACAAGACCTACCACGAACATATATGGCGTTAAATCCAAAGTTTCTAGCTCCGGGATGCCTAACGTAGTCGCTAGGGATAGTTAGAGTTCCTGAATCCGGCACTACATATCCTGAACCATCCCAGGCAGACTTATAAAGAGCGGCACCCCCTAAATACATTGCACTAGATGCAAACCCTCTACGCCCACTAAAGGCGCCAAACATATGCTGACATCCAGTACCGTCTCTTAATTTCTGGGGGATCGTACCGCTAGTACCACTATTAAAATAACCTACATCAAGGGATAGATCAGCACTAGCTGTTATTTGTGTTTTTAAGCCACCCTGGGACATGACCTGTGGATTTATAATTCCGTACGCCTTAGCACCTACCCCCATAGACATACCGGATAACATATGTCTAGAGCCATCTGAGAACTCAATCTCCGTCAGCACAACCCTATTAGGATCATTATTATGTAACTGGGTAATTCTGCTAGGCATTTCAGACCAGTAATAGTCACCAGCACCCTGATCTAGCCTTAACCCTGTGGAGTGAGTTTCTGTTATGATAACATGGGGCATATCTGAATGGAATATGGTCTGAGAGTCAGGATTAATATGTTGATTAGTATCTCCGCCACTACCCCTGCGCAGAGAGAGTATAGATTTATTATTTAGCTTGCCAGCGAAAAAACTCATAAGTTCTCCAAAAATTTAATTGCCTATATTGCTATAATTCTGTATAATAGTATTATAAATTAAACAGAGGAGAATGTAAATGAAAAAATTATTTTTAGCTATGGCAGTGGTACTTCTTTCGGCTTGCTCTACTTTTGGTCCTAAAGATATTAAATGTGAGGCCTACTATATGCAGGATCATGTGAAATATAAGGCTAATGTTTTTGATAGGAAAGGGGATATGTTCTTAGTGGCACCAATCATGGCCTACGGGTCTTTCTGGGCTCCGGTAAGCTACTTTACCAAAGGAAATACATGCGAGGGGGTTTTCTAAGTAAAGATCGCCTCAGTAACCATCACCCCTTAAGATGGGTCTAGCGCAGAATTAAATCAGGATACCACATAATACACTCTTGAAGGTGTAGTGAGAATAGTTACACTAATCAATACAATTGCTAGAATATTCCAAATACAACATTTACAGGAGCATTAAAGATATGTCAAACAGAAGAAAGAGTAGACGCGGAGAAGTGTATGAGAGTTGGATAAATAGTTTTGGGTTTGGTACTATCCTATTCTTTATTTTCGTAGGTTTTTGGCTAGCAGCTATGGCGGGGTGGATTTAATGGAATGGGTAATTATTGTACTACTAGGGATTGTGATTATTGGGCAGTGTATTTTAGATAATCACTTAGCTAGAATTGAAACTCTGTTACTGGAGAAACGTAAATGATGGAAGTAGTAGCTATATTAATAGTACTAGCAGTTTGGGCAGCTTTCATTATTTCTTACACCGCGTATGTTCGCCTAAAAACTCTAGAGGCTCAGGTAAAACAGCAACAATTTGCCATAGAAAAATTAGTAGAGATGCAACGTTGTGATAGTACCCGTATTCTGCAAATTGAGAGGGAATTAGATGTTTAGTATTATAGTTGCTTTTATTATCGGGGTAATCGCGGGAGTTTTCGGGACAACTGCGGCTATTAACAAGCATCGGGAATATATCGCGGGAGTGACGCGGGAGATTGCGGAAAGAGAGCGGAAGTTTGACGAGAAGCGTGCGGAGTTTGAGCGGGAATGGTCGGATGGATCTCGGGCGTCGCGGAGGAGATTTCGTATGTCAGAATCTGGAGATAAGCCGGTAGACAGGAGAAGTTCATGAAAGAATTCGGACAGTTTAAGTTAACCCAAGAAGATCTTGAAAAGATGGGTATCACACAGGAGATGCTGCAAGTTTTTCCTAAGTCTTCGGAAATCCCGGAAGGATTCATGAGATTTGATGAAGCTATTGAGCATATTAATAATCTTGTTAAGACTGACCCTCTGTGGCGGGAAGTCTTTGAGCAGTCAGTCCGTAAATAGCGCTAATTACCTTTTTGCCAAATTTCATAAGATTACACATGGGGGTGTGTCCAGTGGCCTCCCAGATGAGAATGAGTCTCATTACCGCCCGGTACTTAGCAGGCTAATAGTCACGGCATGTTATCATTACACACCGTGACTATTTCAACTTTAATTATTACGCAACTTTTAATTTCTCGATGTACTGTTGAGGACTGCAACTATATTCTGCGCGTTCTTCCTCGGTCATACCTTCCCAACATAATTGCAGGCGGTCGGCTAGGAACTGATAATCATTATCATCGTCGAGCGATTCATCAATAAAGGTTTCACCAATCAATGTAACACCGATTGATAGAATATCGTTAACGGCTTGTGCGTCCAGCGTTTTAAATCCGTATGATGCCGCCGCCGATAGCACACCTTTATGATCATCAATCATTGTAAAATCAGCGTTCGGATATAACTGTTTAAATAATTCAAAATAATAAGATTTATATACTGCGTCTTTGCTGTGGTATATTTCGCTAACTTTATCAGCTTTAAAATATTTATGCAGTGTGTCGCGGGAAAATACGCGGATATTGCTATTTCCTCGACCTCGCAAGCCTTGTTTGCGCAAGAAATAATAGTCCGACTTACTCATCAATCGAGCGGTGCAAATAATGTTTAAAGTATTTGCATCATTCATGCACTGGCGCATATATTCAACCAATGGCAATAAAGTATCTTGCATTATTAAATGATGTTTGCAGGCTTCATTTTTATATTTATTTAAATCTAAATTGCCCTCATTATCAAAGCAAGGCGCTACACGATGGAAAGAATTAACGATAGTGCCGTCTAAATCCCAAATCATGACGCGGGAAATATGCGGGAAATTACGGAAAGAATTAATAATAGATTTATTCATTTGTTACGTTCTCCATTAAAGGGATTTAGTTATTTCAGCATTACCCGCTATTTATAAGCGGGTAATAATAAATTAACTATTAAAGACCATAAGCCAACGCATCGGCAATAAAACTAACATCCTCACCTGATACGCTGGAACGAATACCAGCACAAGTATATACTTTTGCACTGATCAATTGATCATCAAGGCAAGCGGGGCAAGGCGCGACAACTGCAAAGGCAAGGCCGGATTTTACGGCGTCGATGATAATCGTTTCTTGCTTCACCGTATCAACATAAACACCTTTTGCTTTAATATGACTGGTTAGTTTGCCCTGCGTATATGCGAATGTTGTAACCTGTAAAGCGTCATTGAAATCTAATAGATCATCAATAACATGCCCCGCCTCGACGTGGTAACGTTCGCCGTTAGAATAAACCAGAACAATTGAGGATTGAGCGCGGTCAAATGGGATGCGATTAGATTTAGCCATGTTTATAACTCCAATTAATTTAATAAGGGATTTAATTTATTTGTTAGCTTCAAGACTTACAACAAAAGCGAGATTTGTTTCTTTCCATACGTCAGGAATATCATTTGCCTGTATATGATCTTTCGCTTCATACTCAGTCTCAAAAGAACAAAAACCATCAGACTCGATTATATAAGTATGGCCACTTAATTCATTTTGATAAATATAACAATTATTATCTTTTAAGTTACGGTATACAGTGCCACGCAATATAGTATCAATCGACCAGGTATCAGCGGTGTTTTTAATGTTGGGAAGATTAATTTTAATAGCCATTTAATTTAGCTCCTGTAATAGCGGCTATATTTCAAGCCGCTAGGGGATTAATTATTTACGCAAAGAATTTACCGTTTTTAAAGTCAATCAAAGTGCGCTGACCGTTTGCATAGGTAATTAAATGCGTTTGCGTCCAGCTTGACGCGCCAACGTTGTAACCCATGTCCAGACTACCAGACACGCCAGCGGTATAAACGCCGCCGTAAATGCTGGCGGTATGAGTGTGTCCGGTGTTTAATTTGCCCAATTTCTTAAATTGTTTCGGATTGCCACGGCTCCCGTTAATGCCATTGTGACCGTGTACGCCGCATTCAATGCCTGCAATTTTAAAGGATTGGTCAGTCGTTAGGAAAATGGCATTAAACTCACAACCTGCAACCTTGCGCAACGCATAATCTAGCACGTTGAAAGTATCGTCTTTTTCTGCAATAGCTCCATAAATCGCGGCATTTAGGCGGTGATATAGTTCCGCGTTTGCTGGATCGTCTTTAATGTTAGCATTACGATCATCAAGCCAACGGGATAGCGCCAAATCGTGATTAGATTCTACGATGATCGTTTGACTAAAATCACGCTCCATTGATTCCAGCACACGCCCCGTATCGATAAGATCATCCAGAACTTTATCACGTCCGGCTGCATACTGTTTCGCTAGGAATACACCCGATGCGCGGTTGTGATGGTTGCGCGATGTAAAATCATGCACGTCATGTACAAACTGATATTTTGGTTTAAGAATATCCACAAGCCCATAAGTATCACCATGCCCCCAAGATGCGGCGGCGCACTCCTCATCTAATTTTTCGGCGTGGATATCGCCATATTGCAAGCCTAAAACATGCCCCGTTGTTTCATAGCATCCGGCAGGAGTAGCGCAAACATTCAGATCATAAAACACGCCGCTTTCGTCCATTGTTTCAAGCTGGCGAACAAAAAATTCCCCGTCGTCGTCGAACTCAACAATAAGCGCACCGAAGTTATGCAGTGCTTCCGCTTTTTGTCCTGCTTTCTGCTGAATGTAGTTTTTGAGCGTTGCCGTTCCGGTTGAGTACATACGGCGCACTACTTCACCTTTTAAAGCTGGTACGCTTTCAGCGGTAATTTTAGCGTGACCAATTGCCAGACCTTCCAGATTAAGCGCCGTTGCAGTTTCAGCGAATCCAGAAAGCGGATAATCTGCGGTTGGCAAAACGTTAATTTCAGCCATGAAAGCAAAACGGCGATTATTCAAAAACACGTTTTTATTGCAGATATATTTGTCAAATGCGGAATCATATTTTATTCCTTCTGCACCCTCGCCATTTTGAAAACCGTTTTTGTTATAAATAAACTTGCTAACCAGCAAATCAGCGCCGATATATTTAGCAAATTGCTCCAGTGAGGCTAAAAAGTTTTTATGCGGGAAAGTATTATTCTGAATCGACGTAATAATAAAGCGTTTACCCTGCTTTACTTCCCATTGCTCAACCGTGCTAGAAACAATCCCCGCCGCTTCTGGGCGCTCATCGTTTTTAATGGCTTTTGCTACTTTCGCCGCTTTTGGTTTCACTGGTTTATTTGCTTCCAACCAATCACAAATGGCGGTGGAGTGTTTAGTAGTATCGTATACCGCTTTCGAAATATCGTCACAAACTTCCAATTTAGTGGCGCGCAGGCGTTTACCGTAGAAATTGAAATCAGCGGCCATTTTCAGGATAACGGTTTGTTTTTCTGCGGAAATAATCATAGTAATAAACTCCATTAAAGGGATTAGATTAATAACGGCAATATTGCCAAATATAACGCCTTATATCTAGGCGTTATAATTTGCAACATTAATTTAAAGGCATAAGGCTAGAACTAACACCACAAGCAACGGCGGCAATAAAACAAATCAGACCTAAACGCTTTGCTAATTTAGATTTACGTTTAAAATAATATGAATCTAAATCATTTTGAAAATAAGCGAATAATAATGAGGCCGCCATAATAAATAAGCCTAGAATTAATGATTCAGTGGGAAAGAAAATCATTTTTAAAACTCCTGATTTAAGGGATGGGTAACTATCGCTAAACAGTTATATTATTGCCCTCCCACTAGGAAGGGCAATGTATAACTATTATTCGCCTGCGGCTTGTTTCACTTCATCGGCAACGCCTAACAGTTGCGCCACGGCGTCCAGCGTTTCAAGTTTTGCACTTTCCAGTGACGCCAGATCGTCAGCGTCTTTGATAATGCCGGAATCGATGGCATGTTTAGCGATAACGCGCACATAGTGAGCTTTACGAATTGAACTGCCGCCGCCAACTTTACGCGGCTTATCGCTTTTCTGGTAGGCTTTTGCACTGGTCAATTTTGAGCGAACAGACACGGGAGAAGCCGCACCAACAGCTTTTGCAATCTCTTTCAGGCCGTCGCTATTTGCGAAATCTAAACCGTTTTCATTGATTAACTGCTGGTACATAGAAACAGCTTTCTGAGTGTTTTCTTCATTCCAAGCGAATTTTGCGGTTTTAACGTTAGTCATGATGTAACTCCTATTTGTTTAATTTAAGGGATAAGATTAACATAATGTTAATCGTTATATACCCCTAACTACTGGGGTATATAAAGTTAACACTAGATTACAGTACAGCTTCCCATTTTTCGTTACGTTGAACAACCTTTACAACGTCGCCGGATTTAACGCGAACGTTATAAATCGGCTTGCCGTTGTTACTGCGTTCATTTTCAGCGTATACCGCGTCGATTGTATCAAACGGCATAAGCGCCGCACCTTTAATACGTTCGGCTTTTCCGGTTAATTCATCCGTTTTAGTAACGAAAGGAATAAAAACGGATTGACCAATTTTAGGCGCGGTAATAACGTTTTTCATAGTATAAACTCCAGTTTATTCAGTGGATTGTTCCGCATTACCTGCTAGAAAGTAGCAGGTAATAAGAAAAAATCCGCTCGCCAATATAATCAATTTAAAGAACTCCACGCAGGCCGCTATATCCCAGTTAGGGGGCGGGACACATTATGGTAAGTGCCGACCGTCAAATTTTATCAAGTTATCGCTCTTATCGAACTGGGTACATCTTAAAGCCTACCGGCTAGGTTGTCAAACAATTTTTTGCAGTTTTTTATGATTTTCTTTCAAGTCAATCATAATATTTCGCCAGATCATTTCTAAACCTTGCTGGCGGCCTTTCTTGTACTGCGTGAATCGGTATTTTACGGATTGCTGGGCTATTGTCAACAATTTTTTAGTAGTACCATCTAATTTTTTAGCTGGTTTACCAGTGATCAATAAAGTTTGTTTCATATCTGCGATTCCTTATATAATTGATAAGTTTACCGCCGATAGACTTTAAGATATACCCAATTTTTAAAGAGCGCGGCGGTAAACTTCCCGCCGTGTAGTTCGTCATTGCCGCCCTACGAGGTAAATAATAGCAAATACCAAAAATGGCGCAACCTTATTTTTGTAAAGAAACGTAAAGACACGATTCACCGGACGGCGTGCGGCGACCTGGGCGCGGCGCACTAAAATTAAAAGAAACGGGAGCGCGAATACCATAAAACCCAGCAGGTTGGCAAGTAATTTTTTCAGTTTTATTTGCCTTGCCCTACTTGACAAAATCTAAAAAGCTCGTGGTAGCGATAAACGAGGGTAGGCAATGCAATGGCATGGCTAAAACTTTCATCGCGTTCTAGGGCGTTTTAGGCGCATTCTAGCCTTGTTGATAACTTATCCCCAAAAGCAAAAATGAAATTTTCCTAGTTATCCACTTGACTTTTATTTTCCAGTGGATAACTACTTATTTTATGAAATAAATTAATTGACTTTTATTTGTTAGTATGCATCGGAAAGATAGCAGACTAATAATTACTAGAATAATAATCATGCTGGTGGATTGTAACGGCCTAAACTATCAGCAGACTATTAATCACGAAAAATCTCGTTAGCTAACTAACTATTTCATGATGTATAATATACATATAAATTAATGAGAAATAATAACTATAAGAAACTATCGGCCTAAGTGAGAACCACTATCATTTAAGTTATCCACAAGTTTATTAACAGCACAAAATGATTTGACACGATAGGCGGCGATATAAAGACTTATCCACAGACTTATCCACAGGTTATCCTACTGTATAAATATACAGGGTAGAAAGGTAGTGTTAACAACTGCAATCAATTTTAAGCGGCCTAAAACGCTTTCTAACGAGCTAAATGCGGTGGGGTAATATTAAAGTAAAGCCTTCACCCGTCGCCCTGGTGGCTTCGCCGTGTTTTGCTCTTTACTATACCGCTGCGCGGTTAGCATAAAACTAGGCGTTAGGCAAGAAAAATAAAAAGGTAAAATAATATTTGCCCCTAGAAAGAAAATACCTTTATCATTCACTCACCGATTAACGAGGGAGGCCAACAAATGAGGCTGTATAAACCAGATAACGCAACCGTCTTAAAAGGTGCGCTGCGTAACCTGCTGGACGGTAGCAGAACAACCAGCATTAAACATTTTATTAACAAGGCTGAAACTATTCACCAAAACTTTTTTGATGATTATGATGCCTATGACATGAGTAGTTTTCTACCCTTATATAAACAGGGGGCAACGATTATCTTATATAATCGTGATTGCCATATCTTTACAGGTAGGGGAGCGGGGCCGGATACCGATTTTATTGTTGCGCAGGGTAATAATATCGTTGCGTATCATAGCAATTCAGGCCGTCAATCATTTAATATAAATAATTTTGAGCTTATTGGGCTTGACTTAATAAACGGACTTTCTAGCCTTGAGGGATTTTTAGATGTTATCTGGAAGTATTTATCTGCTGGATGGCATAGACCTGATAGTGATGGATCTCAATATACGGCTGTAATGGCTTTTGATGGCGACGGTAATTTTTTATTACCATCGAAATTATACCCGTATGTATATAATGAACTAGTACAGGAAGCGGGTTTTATTTTCTGGAAAGATGAGAATCAGATCATTGACAACATCGAAAAACATGCTGTAAATTCTAACACTCAAAGCGTTAACACTCAAACTACTGAAAATAAAGGAAAAAATACTATGACCAAGATTGCTAACATCGTTGCCGCTAATAAATCCGCTGTTGTAAACGCTGCAAAACTGGAAGCGGGTAAAATTGCACTGACTCAAATTACGAAAGTAGCGGCTAAAAAAGCGCCGTTTATGATCAAAGGTTATATCGATACGCCGATTGGTCGTGTAGTGATCGCTAACCTGCTGAGCGTAGCGGTTGACCAGTACGCCCCGAGTAACCAAAAGGCGAAAGCGGTAGCAGGTGCAGCTATGGAAGCGGCTATGTTAGAAATGGTGCAATCTTTTAACATTGCTGAGATGATTGATGAAATGGTGAAAGGTATTGATATTTCTACTTTTACCACTAGCACCGAAAGCGAGTAATAAATAATTTAATGTAAAGTTTTGTAAAGGTCGCCATAATCGGCGACCTTTTTTGTTATAATGCCTTTACACCGTTTGAGGACGGTTGAAAATTTTCCCAAAAAATTGGAGGCTTAAAATGGTTGCTTATTCTTCTGCTAGTCATCTGTTCACCGCTCAAGGCTGGGTATCAAATCGCTGGATCATTCAAGAAATGGTGCAAGAATACGGCATTGCTAAAACTTACACTACCATTCAGGCGCTTTATGATAATGATCAAATCGATCAGCAAACGGCTGGCTTTTTGCTGGATACCCTGAAGGCGGAACATTGCACCAAAAAACAAGCCGCTAAAATTGTTTTAATGTAAGTAATAACGGGGCGTTATTTTCGCCCCGCTAACTAGGAGAATGAAAATGGTTATTTTTCGAGCTATTCTGGCGGGTATCTTGGGCGCTATTTTATCACTGTTTGCAATAGCTTTCGGCGTTCACGCGGTTATTATCGGCGCGGGTATCGCTGTATTTTCTTATCTGCTAGGCTGCATGACCAGTAAAGGAGAATAAAAATGATCCGCAACGTTTCCCTTGCACGTTCGAAAGGCTTTAAGCTGGTGGATGTAAACACGTTCGAGCGGGAAGATTGTAAAATCGAATATGTAGCACGTAACAAAAATGCCTTTCGTGTTACCGAGAAGAAATTTGATAAGCGCGGCAACGTGATAGCTGAAACAGTTAAACACTTTGCCACCTTTTACGCTGCGTTTCGTGGGGTGTTATAAAATGGTTATTTATGAGGGCAACCGTTTTGTTGCTAATTGCCGTCCTGCATTGCTAGCAAATTACTTAAATCAGCTTTCACCTGAATATAAGGGCGTCATAAATATTTATGAGGGTAAAGCGCATTATAAGATTAATGCGGTCGTTGCCCGTGAACTAGCGTTTCAATTTTTGACCTTCGCATCGTGTGATATTCAGGTCATGGGTGAGGCATTAATTGCAGAAAATGAAGATGATTTTATTAATATTTTCCGCAAGGTATGTACCGAGCGCCTGATCATGAAAGGCGCGTATATTCAGTCAACTGCGGATAGTATTGAAACAGCGTTTCGAAAGGTGGCGCAATGAAAAAGTTTTTAATAGCTGGCATGTTTCCGTTGTTGCCTTATGTAATTTGCTGGGCTTTATATGCTCATGGTGCTAGTGTTCCCGGTGTGGCTTCATTTGGTGTATCGGCGGGCTTTCTAGCTGGACTATTGGCAAGCGTATATTTACGCAAATAATTAATAACGGGAGTTATTATGAGCAATAAAATTATTGTGACCAAAACTACCACAATGGTTGATGTTTTTTACGTGCCCGATACGCCGGAAAACCGGCGAGCGGTCGAGCTGGGCGAATATGATAAAGTGATTTATGATCACGATGGTTATTATCAGTATTTGGTGGATTCCTACGGGGAAGAGGAAAAGATCACGCATCGACTACCCGAGGGGGATTTATGAAACGATGGTTTAATCACTGGTATAAGCGGTTTTTAGTACGCCGTCGCAAGTCTAGACAACAAGATGAGTGGCGGGAGTGGGCAAAGCGTAACGGTTGCCCACTACTATAATAATAACGGGGCGCAACTATCAGGGAGTGCCCCCCAATTTTCAAATGAGAATCATTCTCATTTGACCGCGCCCGCGATGGTTAGCCTGCTAATGATTAGGGTGTTACGTGTCGCCTTGTGTGATCGTTAGCGGGCTAACTAATTTTCAAGCCTCCTCCAATTTTGCCCTTGTTTTAGTATCCCTATCAAAATAAAACGCGTTAGAATGCGATTCAGGGCGTTTTAGGCCTATACTAGAATTATCCACTGCGTAGGAATACTGTATAAATATACAGTAGAATAACCTGGGGATAAGTCTGTGGATAACGCTTCAAAATGGCTAGGATTCTGTCAAGGCAAATCGTGCTGTTGATAAGTCTGTGGATAACTTAAATAACAGTGTTTCTCACTTCCGTTTTTAAATGCGAATCATTATCATTCGCATTCCACTATCTAACCGAGAATCATTCCACTTTTTAAATGAGAATCATTCCACTTTTTAAATGAGAATCATTTCACTTCTTGAATAGTTCTCATTCCCTTTCTTAAATGAGATTGATTCTCATTTAACTTTCTAAATGCGAATTATTATCATTCTCATTCCGCTTTTTAAATGAGAATGATTCTTATTTTTATTCTCATTTAGCGCAGGGCAATTGCCCTGCGCTTTTGTGCAAATCCGACATTGCTCCACGGGTGTTACGCGTGGGCGTGTATGTGCGAATCCGACAATTTTTGGTAGTGTGCAAATCCGACCCGAAAAATTTTTATAGTGTGCAAATCCGACGATGAATTTTCCCAAAAACTCCAGCAATCTCGAACTGCGTTCGAATCCTGTGGGGTATGTGCAAATCCGACATGGTTTTTCTAGGATTAAGATGTGCGAATCCGACAAGATTTTTGTGACTTCGATTAGAGAGTGTATGATTGTGTGGGTTTGGGGAGAAGTTGAGAGAGCGAGAGAAACTTGAGGGGCTAGAAGGATGGGGCGCATGTTTGGTGCGGAGCACCTGATTTGCGGGGATTTTGGGGAAGAGTTGAGAAGATTTGGGTTAATTTGAGGTTAGAGGAGATAAAGTAAAATTTTATTTGCTAAATGGGGCAAAATAGCTTGACAAGTGAAAATTCCTGTGGATCTAAAAACTCAGGCAATCATGGGCCTTCGGCCCGAAATAATGCTGCTATTTTCAGGAGAGTAAGAGTTCCTAAAAACTTAGGCGTTTGTGCAAATCCGACCATAAATTTCTAGAAATGCAGTGTGCAAATCCGACAGTAATTTCTGGAAATGTGTTTTCAAAAAATGTCTTCTAGAAATAACCGCCCTCCCTATAACCGCCCTATATTAACCGCCTATTGCTAGAGTTTCTAGGAACAATGAAAACTGCCCTAGAATATGTGCAAATCCGATGAATATTTTAATGTAAACTCTAGAGTTAGTGCTCAACTATTCCTAGAAACTTAGGAGTCTAGAAGAAAGTGTTGTGCCATCCTAGCAGATGAGCGGCAACAGGTGTATCATCTTGAATGTAAATTATATGGTCAAAAGTTTTACTTTTATTTTAAATATAAGATCCCCCAGGGTTCTCATATAGAGCTTTGCCCCCGCCAGAAGGTCTCGTGATGTTTCTAGCAATTTATATTAAATTACTTATTAACTTGTCCTGTCGCTCCGTATCCTCCGCTACAAGTTAGTAATTTTAAATTACTGAACCACCACACCTTCTGTGTGGCAACTCTAAATGGTTAATTCTATTAACTCATAGAGTTATGATAACATACATTTAGCTATCTGTCAACGAGAGTTTGTATTATTGTCTCGGTACAGGTATTGTGCACCGAGACATGCAGAGTATTATAGTAATTCTTGGTATGCTTTTTGATACGCCTCAGTATCTGTAGGTGTACCTTTTGCAATGGCTATTAATTCATCTGTAATCTGAATATTCGTATTATAACGTGTGTGGAACTCATCAGGAATTTCTAGATACCTATTGATGAATGCTGCAGCAAGCGGTGAAGCTACACCCATTTCTAGAACCCATCCAACATGGTTTTCAAACTTCAGATAAGGAGAACCAGATGGGGTTGGTGGGGTTACATCAATTTTCTCTGGTTCTTTTTCTGGAAGCAATGGATTATTATATAATGCTTCATCTGGAAGTACAGATTTACGCTCTTTAAATATATAAGTTTCTAGATCAGATGCTTTAGATCCTGAGTACACAGCAAAGATGCTAGCTTTACCTTGTGATGCCCTAACTGGTAGATAACTAGTAGGATAGCTTCTTAATGCATCATGGAATGGACTTCCTGAATATTTGTACGTATCTCCATAGAGATCATCAATATTCATTCGTTCATCTTCAAAAATGTGAAATGACTTAAATGGTGGAATGGTGAAGTATTCCATCTGTAATCCATAAACTAAGAAACGATGTGCATATGCGCTGATTTTTAAGACTGTGAATGCTTTTTCACCTTCTTTATAAGAATTGCCCTTTGAAGTAACTTGATAACGCTTACAGAACATCTCTACTAGACGTTTCTCATTAAGACTAAGGGTGGAGTACAGTCGTCCACTTAATCCTATAAGTGCATCGAACATAAATGCTAGTTTATCTTTTTCTTCTTGAGATAGTTCAGGAAACGGAAGTACTTTAGCATTAGGAACACTATTATTCTCCTTTGCCTTTCCTTTGCCAGCATTTTGTCTTAGTTTATCTTTAAAGTTATACATTATTATCTCCCATTTTTTAAGGTCTGGATGACCCTCTTTTTATTTTAGAGCCTCCGTAGAGGCTCGTGTATTAGGAATTATTAATCCTTTTTACTCTCATTAAGAGCAGCTCCCAACGCCTCCATAATTGTGTCTTCTATACTTCCATGCTTACTGGGATTATTAAAATGAATAGTACAAACAGAACCCCTAGAAACTCCAGAGTCCCCAGGTGCTACGCTTTTCATGTCAGATTCAAAAGCTTCTTGAGTATGTTTCAACTGTGCAGAAGGTCCATAATCTTCACCAATTCGATATGAGGAATTATTTTTTATAACACCACCGCATGGAACATTGTGCAAATCCGACGTTATTTTAGGATTATTATTTAACAGTGCAATACCACTTTTTGACCATGGATCACTAACAGTGGTACTAGGGCGGTTCACCTCAGTCTTCACAAGTTTGTACCCTGCATCGATCAGTGCATTAATCAGGTTATCCGCCGGGATGCGAGCCGTACCAAAAATCTTACGAGCGTCCTCGAGCTTACCTTCAAGATCTTTACATGCTCTAAGGTCAGTGTGTGCAAATGTTAGCTTCATAGATTTGAATTGTACAGTAGCAGTTAAATCTTTAAAGCTATAATCCCATGTGTTCAGTTCATGGTCTGGTACTACTTGAATAGGTTGTTGTGTAAACATTATTTATTCTCCAGTTTGTCTAACAGTTTATGGGCTGCTAGGTTATATTGCTCAAGTTCACGATTAAGGATTTGGTTTTCACACTTTAGCTCTAGATTCTTATTATTAAGAATATTGCAGATCAGTAGAAGTGCTAATATAACTAGCAAGGAACCTACGAGCATTAAAAGAAAAAGAGTTTCCATTATTTAATTCCCATGTAACGTTTGAGATAAGCGATGAAGTCTTCTGCTGTATGTTCTACGCTACCCTGAACCACAAACAACTTTAAAGCCTCACGCTGTAATTTAAGGGCAGCTAACTCACCGCGTAATTTTGTTAGATCTTCCGCTAGTTCTTTAGCTCTGCGCATAATAGCAAATGATACTAATGTTACAATAAATAACATAACTGCTAAAATAATTACTATGATCTCCATATTAACATCCAGCTCTTATCGTATATTTGGGCATGTTCTACTAATTCATTTATCGATATAGAATTATCGTAGATACCCTCTAGTAAACGTTTTCTGTCAAATTTATCAACCAAATACTCTGTGTCATTTATTACTACCCTATACAGCTCTGGAACTAAGGGATGTTTGTTTGGTATTGGGCGACTACCTAAGTCTATTTCATTATATCCCCACATTGTTTTAAATAGTTTATTACTAAGTGCTGCTAGTGGGTTTGACCATACAATATAGCTACTCACTATTTATCTCCATTCTTAACTTTGAAAACTTATTATACCAAATTATATGATTATCGTCAATTATAAATTTATGGTAACATGCTGGTACGGTATAAGTTCCATAATCCGTGACACGCTGCACAACCTTGTGTGCGCACAGTCGACATCCATGACCTTCTAAATGAGATCTAGCAGTTTGCCAGTAATAACCATCGTGATCTGGACAATAGATCTCAACTTGCTGTTGCATTGTCTTATAATTTACACGCTCATACCCGAAGAAAGCTCCATGAGCTGCAACAGCTTTCTTGATAAATATAAGGTTTAGTGCTTCTTGTTGGAAGTCGGGATGTAGCTGCTTAATTTTAGTTCTATTAATAGATCCATCCGATTTGATGAACCTATTTATTGGAAAGTTGTTAGCTTCCTCGATTAATAATTCATTTACTTTCTCTCTCATATTAGATATTCTCACAACTAAGGTAGAAGCATTCGTAAGCATCTCCAGTAAACTCTTTATCTTGTAGTATACACTTAGCCTGGTCTTCCGGTACTCCAGCATTCAATAATTGTTGTTTACTTGGCTTTTCAGCGAATACTTTTACAAAATACTCGCCATCCTGATTATACTCATTTATATCTCTAGTAAGGACATATACTTGCATTTGAAGTTCCTTGAAAACACAAAAGGCCAGAACAATTAAGTCCTGGCCTCCTAAAATTAATGAAGTTGTTTACCACTTCTTAACATAGTGGCCGTTTCCATAAGACCTAGCGTAGTATCACGCTTATTGATCTGTTTACCAAGTTCATCAGTACGTTTACCGATGTAAGCATTAATAGCCATATTCATAGCTGTAGCGAGATCTTCTTTGGTTATCTCTTCATCGTCTAAAGCTAATTTAGCCAAAGAATCAAATGTGCTAGAGAGTCCTATAAGATCTGAGGTTTCTCCAGCCAAAATAGGATTAATATTATCTACTGTTACTTCTAGCATGGAGTTAACAATATCTTCTCCGTCTACTAGACCAGATTCAATATTACTCTCCCACTCCTTCATCTGCTCCAATAATGGATTTTTCTTTTCTGTCATGGTAGAGGTTTCCTGTGTCAGTTGGTAAGAAGGATGATTGAGCTTTAGGTGGATGTTGCTTAGCAATCCAGTTAAGAATCAGCACGCGACTAGGAACAATATCAGTGTTGTACCAGAAATCATGAACCCATTGACGAGCATCCTCAAACTTACCAAATTTATACGCTTTCTTAAACAATTCAAACCCAAAACAATCTGGTGTGAAGTCTACTTCACGATACGGAATTACTTTAGAACCAGTTAGGTCTTGGATTGCTGCATTAATTTCTGTATGCGAGAATTTTGTTTCGTGAAACTTATTAAAGAATCGGTAGTTGAAGCGTCCGTTCGTTTCGACAAACAACTGGATGAAGAGATCGTTAAATTGGTTATCAAACCAGTAATTCTGTAGTTGTTGTAGTGCTGTCATTTACGAACTCCGTTAATTGCCACGATGATGCCTTCGTACATAAAAGGAAGTAGCCCAGAAGTGTAGAAGATATTTTCCGTTATTCCTAGATGTCGAAAAAGTATATTAAATAATGCTGTTAGAAATACAATCTGAGGCAGTAATACAAAATACTCAGTTACAATCTTTGGTGCCTGATAAACAAGACGTTTTACCATTGTTTTTAAGTCTCCTTATTACTTTGGCCTGCTCCACAATAATAAAAACTGCAAGCACTAATAGTGCTATTAGCCCCGCAGTAATTGGTACTAAATTAATCATGGGAGACGCCATACGTAATTAGCTGTCTGTAGAGTCTTAGCGGTATCATCATGGTACATTACTACAGACTTTGGTGAGTAGCTATCAGCTAGTTCTTTACGAATCATTTCACACTCTTCACCAGTATCAATATTTTTAACTATCACTTTCATATTAAGAGGTGTTAATACAGAAAGTGGTTTCCAAGAGTCCTCAATCTCAATTCCTACCTTTTTCTCAATTATCCTGAGAACTTCTAATGTATCATCTGGAATACTAATATTATTATTCACAAACTGTAATATCTCATGTAAGGTATTTAATTCATTAAAATTAAGCTTCATCTTTAATAATATCCTCTACCATATCACAAGACTGTTGCAATTCATCAGCAATACGTTTAATATCAGTTTTTGTTACTTTACCAATTAACATCACCAGTAACATAGAAAAGATAATAAGTGGGACTGGAATAACAAATAAAGCTACCTTAACAACATTCTTTGGCGTCCATGTGTGGTACTTAGTAACCAGTACACCAACCACAATTAGATAAAACGCTAGAATAAACATCATCATTTTTTAATCTCCGTAATTATCTGAGCACGCATTACTTTATTAGGTAGTTTTGTATTCCCAGCAATTGCTTCAATATTGTTTAGTTTTTCTTTTAGAATATCTGAGCGTCTCTGTGCTAGTTCAATATCTTGTTCTTGTTCTATTAAGCGGCAGTGAAGTCCACTATTAGTAGTAAGCATACTCTCTATATTTTTTCGCATGCTTACAATACCAATAACCCCACCAATCGCTGCTAGCGTAGTAAGAACCAGTAACCCAATAAGAATTTCTGTAATCATTTATTTAATTCCTCTAAAGTAGGTAAGGGTTTTGTATGATCAAAAGTTTCTATAACAGCGTTAGACCCATGTAGTTCTAAACGTAGTTCATTAGCTCTTTGAACTGCCAACTCTAAATCTAAATACCTAAAGTAGCCTCCGTGTACTGTAATACTTTCGGCGCTTCTGACCTGGACTCTCCATTGTTGTCGATCTTTTTTCCAGGTAACTCCTAAGTACCCCGAGTTAGATTGAGCGATTTTGCTACGATTATTCTCTTGGGACGTACAATCTTTTAAATTACACCATCTATTATCGTTTCTTATATTATTTAAGTGGTGTACTAGATTTGGAATATATCCCTCCATGTACAAAAAGGCTAATCTATGGGCTGCATATCTTTTTCTACTTATCCCAATAAATATATAACCATCCTTATCAGGACTACCGGCAATACTACCTGCTTTACCTCGCCCTCTACTAACTTTCCTTATAAACTCGCCCGTTTCCGGGCGGTATTCAAATAGCTCTTTTAATCTTTCTTGTGTTAGCATTTTTTCTTTAATTGCTTGACTTCACGCTCAAAGCTAGCTGCTCGGCGTTCTGCCACTGCTTGATGCTCCTTAGCAAAGCGTGCCTCTTGTTTTGCTAAGTTAAAGGCCATAGCGTTCTTGTTAAGAGAATCGTACATCTTCTTCATCGCCGGAATAGACATTTTCATCAGTTGCCCCTCAAATCCTTGCATGTCGAGGAGAATTGCCAGAACGTTAGCCATTTCATTTTTAGTCATGTTTTCCATTAGAATTTCCTCTCTCATTAATTTATGAACTTATTATACAGAATTTTAAGGCTTAAAGCAACTGAATTTTTTAATTACTTACCAATCGTTAACAACACCAGAGAACTCAGAAGCAAAAACTTTTTCAAATTTTTCCGCAATTTCAGGATAATCTTTACAGATTAACTCAATACATGCTTCTGGAGCCATTCCTTCGTCTTCAGGATCACCGTAATATTTGTCCCAAAGATCATCAGGGATGATGTGCTCTGCCAAATCTTGGAAAGAGATTAGCTGATAACGTTCTGCTTCATCAGGGATAAGGATTTCACAAAGATCTTTATCTATATCACTGCGGTAATCAGCAATTAGCAAGGCATTGCAAGCATGACATTCCCAAACCATCAATCGTTCAGAGATAGGATTAGACTTATCCTGAACGTAGGACTGAAACAGGGTTCGGAAAGTAGCTTTAACTTGTTCAAACTTATCTGCTGCTGCAAAAACTAGAGCTTTATCAACTTTGTTCATTCTTATTCCTTCTCATCAATTTATAGAGTAATTATACAGAAACTTAGGCATTTTAGCAAATAAAACTTTTAATTAAAATGCCTAGTCCTGTACCAATAGCAATACAAATGATTATAAGTATTGCTACTGCTTGTATGATTCGTTTAATAATAGCCATGATTAGACATTTATATCACCACGCAATACGGCAGCTACATCTTCCCCTATCTGTAATATTTCACCAGTAGTGCAGTTGACTACTCTATCATAGCTAGTAAACTTACCTGATACAATATCTTCTAGAGGGATAGGAGTTTTGCTCATTTCAAATGAGACATTGATGTAACGAGGGTCACGTAGAGAAGTAGCATGTACGTGTCCGTGAATATTTAACTTGCCCCGAAGCTCATTGGGGTGCAAAGGGCAATGAGATAGCCAAAACTTTTTGCCACCACCAGTCTGCTTACCTAGAGCCTGAATATCATCGTAAACTTCTACTAAATCTTTAATACAGAGTCCTTGACGTTCCGCATCGTGATTGCCCATAATAAGTTGATTAGGGACATTGTGGATAACCGACTTTAGCTTGGCCAAGCCTTCACGACCTACTGCAATGTCTCCTAACAAGATGAGTTTAGTACGCTTGCCAATGTGCTTGGAGAGAGTATCCAGAATATACTCGTCATGTTCCTTCATATTCTTAAACCACGGACGGAAACGTAATGCCCCAGGATGATCTAAGTGCAAATCCGACCAAAATTTAACTTTCATTATTCTTTCCTTTATTCCGAATAATATTATCAACCCAAGTAGTTAGTACTCTAGCTTTAAACTCTTCGGGAGTTTCTGTTTTCTTAAAGGCCTCCTCATTAAGGAGGAAAATACTAAGTCTTGTTTCTATCTCTATCTCAGTAGGGGAGTCAAAACAAAAATTGGCTGATATTCCAGAGTACCATACTCCAGTATCCCCCTTACTGAAGGCATTAACTAGTGCCCTCCAACGAAGGGCATCAAGATGTGTTGAACTTGATTGTTCTTGCTTACTATCCATTAAAGAATCCTCTGTATGCCACAGCTATCTTCTCGAAGCGTGGTAAATGTTGTGATTTTCCCAGTTTCATCATTAACCTGCGCAATCGTCAACTGCCCGTTGAAAACACCGCCAGTATCAAGATAAACACGATTCTGGTATAAAATAGGGTAAGGTACTCCAGTATGCCCATGAAACACAAAGTCTACCCCACTAACTGGAGGTACTTCTACCATGTATTTTTCTTTAAATCCTGCATAACGCTGGAAATAGGGGTGTTCCTCACCATTTTTAGACAAGTGGAAGCCTATTTCTTGGATTACATCTCGATCCCATAAATATGGTTCAACATAGTATCCAGGATGGTCATGTGGGTCTTCCTTAGCTGCTTCTACTTGTGCAATAAGGTTATCCCATACTGGGGTTTCCACTTCGTTACCGCATTCTTTGTACGTAAAAGGTACACCACCATGAACAACACCATATTTCTTGCCACGATGCAGCACAGTCAGAAATACTGGAAGTTTTTCAGCCATGTCTTCGGCAATATTTTTAATGGTATCTGCATCTAGTTCATTCATAGCCCACATACCACTGTTATACATCCAGTTAGCCCAATCTCCTACAATCATAAACTGGTCATGATTTCCACGAACGCTACAGAAACGTGGATTATACAAGAATTTAGCTAGAACTTGTAGGTTCTGCGTGCCTCGATCAATTAAATCCCCTACACATACAACGCAATCTTTCTTGCCGTTATAGCCAGCTAATTGTAGTGCATCTTCTAGTAAATCGTTGCATCCATGAATATCACCAACAAAGAATAAGTTAACATCATCAGGTACTACTAGTGTTTTATGTACATTAAATTCTTTTTTCATAATTATTCCCAAATAACATTTAAAATAGTTGTACCATAATTATTTGATAGTTTTAGAGTATAACCATCTTTATAGAGGGCTTTTATAGCTTCATAACTAATTTCATCACGATTAAATTGTATAAAAGAACCCCCAGCCTCTACAGAAGCTAGAATCCGTCTTTTAACGTATCTATACGGTTTCTTTCTGCTCTTGAGAAGAGCAGCTCTATTAACTCTAGCTAAACGTTTTGCTTGCTCTGCTAACATTTAATTATCTCCAATGGTTAGTATGTTTTTCAGCCTCTTCATCATTAGGCTCAAATACTACATGGCAATCTACAGCTTCCCAAAAGGCTTCACGGATTAAGGAGTTTTTAGCTGAGATATCTAACTCTTCCCACTCCTCCAAAGTCTCTAAGTCTGTATCAACTTCGGTATCACAGCCAACCAAACCCAGAGACACAACAAGAGTAAGACGATCTTCTCGTTCTTCGGGATAAACCTCAGCATACTCCCAAGCAGCTTCTTCAACATAATATTGTTGTTCCTTTTCTGGAAGTGACTTATACTTTTCTTCTGTAATACCTATCTCAACAGCGCGAGTACCACAAACTACGTTATTATTAATAATTAGATATGCATAGTTCATTGGAATACCCCTATTTCTTGTAGTGCGTAGATAGCCTTCTCATCAATTTATATAAGTATTATACCAAAATTTTTAGCAAAAAGCAAGTAAAATAAAAGCCTGATCCGCTAAGATCAGGCTTGGTTTATTAATCCTCTGGATTATCATCCAGGAAATTTTTAATAGCTTCGTGCATAGTTTCTTTACGAAGCTGACGTCCAATCAAAATATGATTAGCTTCTACTCGACCATTAGGTAAGCGATCCGCCAGAACTACTACAGGTACTTGGCGCACACCAAATTTCTGCATTAATTCTGTATTATCAGTCTCTTTATGGATTTCCAAATTATAGTCACTGACTACTTTATCAAATACTGGCTCAAACATTTTGCAAGGGTTGCAAGTGGAACCTTTCAATAGATATACTAATTTACTCATAGTTATTAATGGCCTCTAAGAAGTTTTTCATAGTTTTTACGGTTGCGGTGCTCAGATCAAGATTTACACCCAAACACTCGGTTAGTGCTTCCTGATAAGGAGCCTTCAATCTGCCTTCTGGGACTTCTACCTTTTTATACTCTTTATTTTTGACCTTTTTAATCATAGTCTCTAGTACAAGAAGCGGTAATTTAGCACCTTCAATATCAGTACCCAAAAGTTCAGTTAAAATTTTATTAAGATCAAGACGAGTTAACTTTTTGCCCTTAGACATAGATGCACCTACCTTTGTATCAATAGATTTTTCCGCTTTCTTTTCGAGCTTTTTGTACTCAGGAGAGTCATGATCACGGAGTGCAATGTTTAGCTCGTAATGTGGTATACGAAAATGTTCCGCCATTTGAGTATAGAAACGATCAGACATAATATATACCTCTCTTAACTAATTTATGTATATATTATATAATAACTAGGGCTAAAAGTCAACTACTTTTTTATCTTAATCTACTGCATGTATAAATCTTTTCCTAACTAGATACATAGTTATTGGGTAAATTGAGTACATAAGTATCGGGGAGAAAAGGGTGAAATACGCTGTAACTCCCCCAGCTAACATCAAAGGTATTAATGCTAGAGTAAGGGCCATAAGAATCATACCGAATGAAACAGCCAAAGCTATGGATATAGGATTCTCTAGTTCCATCCATAACCAACAATATTTCGTATCTCTATGGCAATTGCATTTACAAACGCCGAATGAACCCATAATTATATACTCTAGTCCGTGAATAACCTTTATTAATAAGCTATTTCGGGTAGTTAATGCAATGATAGTAAAGACTATCATTAAAACGAATACTACTAGACTTATTTTCCAGATACCTAGCAGCATCATAGTGAATAGTTCTGCAAACATGGCTTTCTCCTATCTTCAAAAATTATTAAAGCCCCCTTTGCCTAAAAAGGCGGGAATATTCCCGCCTCAGTTATTAATTAAACTAGTTCGACATGACCGCCATCATAGGTACCACGTTTTATTTCATCGTGATAATCTCCCGAAGCATTCCAATCAGCACCAAAGCGAAGTTTAATGCCTAGTTCTTTACCCGCTTGTTCAAAAGCCTTTTTAACTGCCCAAAATGCTTCTAAATCATTCCAATCAATCTTACCATTAATGTATGGAGCAAAATCAAGAGCATCCCCAGTAATATGCTTGCTTTTACTAGGATCTTTTAAAAATGAAGTACCATTAGCAATATTCTGGGCACTTTGTGCTACTGTACGAATACCTTGTACGATTGTGAAATCATACGGAGATAATTCTAAAGCCCTACGAGCTACTTTTTGTAGCTCTGGCTTAACGGTAGCTAATTGTTTTTCGCTATTTTTACCAAATTTAAAACTCATATTGATCTACCTAAAGATCTCTGTTGTGGGGAACAGAGCTTTGCTAAATATTCCTTGAACTGTTCAGAATCAGCTGTATCTACCGGATTATCTTTCCAAGCAATACCAATATATCCAGCATAGATATTGTTTAGATTGAAATATGGACAAGTGTATATGTAATTAAAAGTAACGTTCTTAAACGCAGGTATATTTAACCCCATGTATTTATTTACTTTTACACTTAAATCCGATGCGTAGTTAAAGCCTTCCAAGTGACGTCTATATAGCTCAGACGTCTTATTTACCGCTTTATCGGCCAAGTCAGCCCTATCTAATTGCGCATTGCTTTCCCATGCAATAATGTTAGAATAATCATTAATGGCATCGGGTTTATACTTGACGACAAAAACAGCATCCGCACCCGTTTGAGAAAAGAGTACCATGCTCTTTTCTCTAGCTACATTAGGAAAGTTATCTATCCTTTGAGTTTGAACATCCTGTAGAACCGCAGACGTGGAGAAAGTCTTTAAGAATGACATCACCTCGCTAGTATTACTAACAAATAAGAAAATAATGGCAGCAACTAAGATAGTTAGCAGACGTTTAAGAAGCGATGCTGGGTCTTTCGCTTCTTGGAGCAGTACTGTTAATAATTGTAAGAACTTTTCCAATTTGTAACCTCCTCTAACCAGTACCATTATACTAATTTTGGAGGAAAATTACAATGTGTTTTTAAAGATTTTCTTTGGAGCACAAAATTTTGTCGTTGTCAAGAAGAATTTTAGATAAAAGAAAAGCCAGGGTTAAGTACCCTGGCTTAAAATTACTTACTCTTCGTTATGCTCCTCGGATTGAGGTAACTGGGCTTTATTATATTGCTCAGATCGATATTTTGCCAAGATTTCAATACGCTTATGGATTTCTTTGCTATCTAGGTAGATATTTTTGTTGTCTTTTACCATCTCGTCGATTTCATCTATTGAGAAGAACGGATAGTAGACGTCTAGCATCATATCTTCTACGAACTTGTTGTAAGATTCATAGGCTTTCTTGATTTCTTGACCTTTCTCACAGAATCCGCCAGAGAACGTGTGTCCCATTAACGTAGCATGTGGATGTACTACCCATCCATGACAGGATAGGAAAATTGTACAGTAAGCAGAAGCACTAGGACCAATCAGATGCCCTATAACTGTTCCACGGCAATTAGCAATTAAGTTAGATAACTGTGCAGCAGTATCAACATAACCACCTGGACCATTAATCATCAGATTAATTTCGTCGTCCTCATTTGCCTGCATAAGTACCATTGATAAATCACGGTATTCATCTGGCGGGCCTAATTCTTCATCAAAGAAAAAGGTATACTCGTTAGATTGGCGAATGGAGTGAAACAGGTTAGTCTTTTCTTCTTTTTTATTAGTCATAGCGATCCTTGATTATCCAACTAGTGGTTCTAGCTCTAAGTCACAGAAGTTATAAACTTCTAGTTTAAGGTTATTGATACCATCGAATTTATTAACTAATTCGTGAGTAATATATTTTGCAGGAATACCACTTTCAGATGGATGATCTGATTTAATAGTGAACTTCTGCTCAGCGGGTACTACATTTACTATCAAAGAATCCATATCTAAATGATTTGTTTCTCTGAGTAACTCTCCTTCATTGGGGAATCTAACATCTGTTATTACGGCGACATCTGGGTCGTCTTTAGCGATGGATTGCTCCAGAATTATGAGCCAAATGCGTTCATGCACCAGCTGCCTTCCTAGCTCTGTCCCTACGAGCTGTAACATTTTTCTCGGAGAAATAAATAAACTATAAAGTCCGTCTTCTTTATTCTCTGAGATAAGTTGTTGAGGATTAAGATATTTTTCCTCAAAAATAGGCCAAACGTACGAGAAGTCTTCAAACTTATCGATACCGTACTTAAACCACACATCCCTGGCTCGCTCCAATTGAGATTGTGTGACCGTAAACCATTGGTCAATCTCTTTTCCTCTGCGCTCTCCTAGAAACTCTGGAGTTACACCGAGGATTACGGATGCAAGTTCATAAACGGGCTTAGCAAAACTGTAACGACGGGGTAAACACGTTGGATACGTGTCATTACACCAATCGATAATTAATTTTGCAACGGTATCTTTTCCCGAACCAGCTTCACCATGTAAACCGACTAATACTGACATTAATCTTTCCTATTTGTAATGGGTGGATAGTAAACTAAGCAACGTTTTTCTTGTAAATCTTGACGATAGAAGCAGACCATACCAGTCAGTCGTGAAATGTAAGAGTAAACTGCTTCCTCACATTTTGCTTTTGCATTCCAATCTTTGTATGGTATAACAACTACTACGCCGTCTTCTCCATTTGTAGCTAATTTCTTTTCAAACCTAAAGTTAAAGCTACAAGGTTGAAGTCCTTTAGGCCAGTCTACATGAGCTTGCTTTAACTCATGAGATGGCTCTGGTTTTATTTCTTCTGCACAGCCTGTGATTGTGATTGTGGCTGCGAGCAGTACTCCAAGTTTCCAGTTAAACATGCTAATCTTTCCTCGAACTCTTTATTCTGCTTTTTAGCAATTAATGTTACCAATCCAGGCTTTGCAGCGATAACATCTTGACGACTAAGAGCTTTATCTAGCTGCTTAATCTTTTTGTCTAGATCTGCTTGCGAAATATTATTCATTGTGAAATACTGATTCATTCTAGTCTCACGAAGTTCGCTTTCAGCTTTCACCTTATTAAGGGAAGTCTCTAGAGAAGAGATCTTTTTAGTAGCTACTGCAAGATCTCCCGCTAAAGTCTCCACTTTATCTACTAAGTGATAAGCACCGAACCCGATGCCTATCGCTAGACCTGCTCCCAGGATATACCACTTACCGTGCCATATTCCTGAAAGAAGTTTTTGTATCAAATCCATGCGCTGCTAACCTGTCTTTATCTGATACTTTAATCATATCAGGCTCACCAGTTCCTAGTACACCGAAGATATACTGTTCGAGAACTTGGTGTAAACGGTATAAGTTACTTTCAATTTCCTGCCACGGAATACCTGACTGATGGAAACGAATGTTAGTCTGAATCACGAAGTTACGAACATCATCGTTATCGTTCTTTTTAATACCTTTCACATATGCAATCGGTACACGCAGTTCGGATAAGATACGTTCTGCTTTAGGTTTTGCTTCAGCGAGCAAATCACGCATTGTTTCACGAACATCTCCGCGACTCTTATCCATTAAATAAGAGCGGGCATGCAATCCCATCTCTTCCATTTTATCGAACATAGTGTCGAGGTTGAACGTTTTGAAGCTAAATGCCGGATGCCAGCAGTACAGCTCGTGCAACCAGTAAACTTCACCTGCAACAAATAGTGGGTTTACAAAATATTCGAAATCACCACGAAAAGATAGCGAGCCATCACGAAATACCTGGCGAGTATGCACAATGTTCTTTTCTGCATCATCGGTTACTTTAACCAGCAACTCTTCAGTTTTACGCTCCCACACACGATCTGGGTCGAACAAACTGTTCTGCAAATCATACACATCGGCGAACTTAGAAATAATCCTCATATTTAATCCTCTTGCCTCAATCTATAAACATATTATACAAAAGTTTGGGCATCTAAGCAACTAAAATTTTATTATAAAAATAGCCCAGTCGCAAAAGTGCAGGCTGGGCTTTGTCATTATTTGCTTTTGCTAGTAAGTTGATTTAGTATCAATCTTATGTAATATTAGTTTCTCTAGCTTTACGCAGTACCCCTGCATTTCTCCACAATTTGATGTCAGCAACTGTTTCTTTATATGGAGCAATGGTAGAACCAATTGGGCCAGCAACTAATAGTCCAAAGAACCCTACAATACGCATGTAGAACAAGCATTCTTTGGCTGTCATATTATTTACTGCTTTTTTCTGCTTTTCATCTTTAAACTTCTGTTCTTGATCATCAATACGTAGATACTTAATAAACCATTCAGCAGAATATTCGTCCAAATGTCTAATAATAGCTATCGCATATACAGCACCGATTAAAAACCAAGTTGTAACAAGAATTAGTAATATAGTCATATTATCTCCAGTTATGGCTAGCAGCCACCTCACCACTTACCGCACTAAGGGGCACGACTCCCTTATCCGTAACAGTTGCAGGTGACGCAACTCGGTCCTACGCGAGTTCTTTAGGTATTCTGCATTTCAGCTTTAAATTTTTTCATATTACGAGTCTTTCTATAAAAGAAAAACACAGATGTTGGGCCTAGAAGAATATCTACAATAAATATCATAGATCTAGCACATCTGAGTAATGTTTTATCATCAAGAGGAGGCAGATCTAACGGTCGAGTTTTATGTATAACGTATAATATTACATCTTTATTCTTAGAAATATACAGATCATCAACCAAGCTGTAAATAGCTACTATAGATCCAATGACGAACCAAAGAGCAAATGGAGAGATAATCATTTCAGATCCTTTTCATTAATTAGAATATTAGTAAACAGTGGAGTAACTCCTAGACTCATAGTAGGCCCAAACGTATTCATGGCTACCCACAATTGCATAGTGATCATCCCATCTTTAATCTCTGGATCTTTATATTCTTCGATACGTTTTTTTGCAAAGGCAACTATATCTGGATTATTTTTATTTTCCTGAATATAGTCATGCCAAAACTGGGTATTCTCACTACGTAGGAATGTTAAAACATCCTTAGTTGCTGGAATCTGCACTGTGCTATTGATGTTTAGTCTTTTCACGTTCTTCTCTCCGACGTTTGCGTTCTTTCATCATATGAGCTGCTACAACTTCATGGTAGTAGTCATTAATGTTACCTTCTGGCAAGAAATGCTTAATAGTCTCTAACTGACAAATAACTCGATGAAGATGGTTATTTGGTAGGCATAGTTTTATACCTGCAACAAATCCAGAGAAGCCTGGAACACTGAACATGGGTTGGGCTTCTACTCTACCTTCAGAGTTGATATTAAGCTCAATTGAGATACCCATTTTCATACTATAAAGCTGGCAATATTCTCCATTACCAGACCTTGACCAAACAGTGAAATCCTCATCAATTTGATCTTGGATTTCTGTAATTGCAAATTTAATTCTAGGGTCTAAATTATTCATCTTCGCCTTCAAAGTCGCAATCATAACGACAAGTAAAAGAACTGGAGCTATTAGTACGTTGAGTGGTTATTTCACCGCGTTTGCTAATAGTAACGGCTGGAGTAGAGAAGTTTTTATTAGTATATATTTCTACTTTACCATTACGTTCCTTAACATCACGAACTTTACCATACTCGGTAATAATGCCGTTCTGTTGGACTTTAACACTGCCATTTTTCATAGAAACTTTGGTAGACGCTAGAGAACCGAAACTAACTGCGGAGATCACCAGTGCAATAATAAACTTATTCATCTTCATCCTCCCCACTACAGTCACGACATACATCATAATCGTTGAAAGAACGTTCGTGAGCTTCACACCACCAAGAACAAGAATCGCAGAGAAACATTTCGGTTTTCTCCAGTGCTTGGCCTAAAAGATCATCAGCTTCCTCAGCAGTAATCTTCAATCCGCACACATCTGCCACACGTTCTTTAATTAAACGACCTGCTTCGTGGTAAGACATACAGGTTCCTGCAACATCATGTTCTTGAACATGAACAGCACAGTCTAGACGAGTTTTCATTTCAAACCTCTCTCATCAATTTATAAACATATTATAGCAAGAAAAGAGAGGTTTAGCAAATGAATTATTTCAGAATTTAGTCATAGCACCCCCATAATCCACGCTTACGCATGTCATGATCGCGATTATAGTCATAATTTTCTGGATCTTTCATCACGCGGTGGAGTTCTTGACGATTCCCTTGACGAACCATTTTATTAGAATGCCACTTAACATTCTTACTAATAGAATTCCAGTTATAACCATCCTTTTTCTCATTACGAATGGTTGCTTCCTTCATTTCCTGCTCTACATCATCCCAGGATTTAGCATAAATAACACGAATCCAGTAGCCATTTTCTTTGAGGAAAGAATATTCTTGAGAGAATTGTTCTTTAGACTTCCACCACTGATCACCAGATTGTCTACGATAAGTACGGCTCATATTACCTCCATTAAGTCTTTTAAATTAACCTAATGTGGATGAATTTTATTATACATAAACTATTTTCCTGTATATAGAAAAACCCCAGACTACTTATTCAATAGCTGGGGTTTGTTATTAATTACAGATCGGGGCGTTCATCTTCGAACGCTACGAAGCCATCAAATTCATCATTTGAGATACCGCCAGTATAGGTGATGTCCGCAATCATCGCTTCCATTTTCCTGATCTCCGAGGTTTTCATACCTGCTTTACTATTCTTATAGTATTTGCGAGGGTTCCCACACATCCAACAAGAACAGATGCAAGGAGTAGTAGTGATAATACCTAACCGCTTAGGGCTTTCTTCATGTGGAAAGACTGTCCAATACTTCTTGCGGTTGTTCTTCACACGTTGCCGGTGATGGCGTCTTAATGCTCGATCCACACATTTCTCCTAAAACTTGGGAGATAAATGGAGTTTGCTCGACTACCTTGCGTAGCTGGTAGAAATCGTATCCAAACCCCATTACATCGCCTGAGTAAATGTACGACTAATAACGTCGTTCTGCTGTTCACGAGTCAGTGCATTAAAACGTACAGCGTACCCGGAAACACGGATAGTTAATTGAGGGTATTTTTCAGGGTGTTTCTGTGCATCCAAAAGCTGATCACGGCTTAATACATTGACATTTAGGTGCTGACCACCTTCGATTTGAGGGGCGACTTCCACTTTGACTTCACGGAAGGCTTCGGGATCGAATTGTGGTGTGATACCTTCTAGATCTTCAACTAGAACTTTCTGTTTAAGTTCACCATTGTCGGAATATAGCTGAATAATCTGATTTTCATGAACAAGGTTAATTACGCCAGATTTAAGATTTTGATATGCTTTCATTAGATCTCCCCGATGTTAGAATTTGGCTCAGCTCTTTATTCTTTATACTTTTCCATAGTATACGGAAACTGTCTTACCAGTTTGGTTCATGACGTATGCTACTTCATCTTCTTTTAAAAAGATGGCTTGATCTACTCCAACTATAGCCAATCTCTTATTTCTAGGATTAAAGCTTACGCTTTTGCCCGTATGGATATGTTCACCATTCTTGGCTGACATTATTTTAATTGTTAACATAGCTGCTCCTAAATTTAGCTATCTCTAGCTATTTTAATGGTAGTTAGTAGTGGATTTGAACCACTGTAGTCGCTCCGTATGAAGGAGGTGCATAACCACTCTGCCAACTAACTGTTATGTTTTACTAGACTAAGTAAGTATTCTTTATACTCTTTAGACCAATTAGCTTTTTTAAACTTTCCTGGACGCATAGTCTTAATTCCTAAATTTGGTACTCCGGGAGGGATTTAAACCCCCGATCTCTCGGTTATCAGCCGAGTGCTTTAGATCGCTAAGCTACCGAAGCATTAATATTTAATTGCAGAACGTTTACCATTTCTAGGCGCACCTGGAAGTCGTGCACGTTCTTCCATTCTTCGCTTAATCTTTGAGATATTTTCTAGTGTTTGTTCTTCAGGCTTAATACCTGAAACACTACACCACTGATTACCATCCCATGCGGTAATGATCATAACACCATTACCCATAATCTTTTCTATGAAAGTAATTCTCATTATAGCAACTCGTCTAAGCAAGAGGTATATTTAAGTTTACCATCTTTATCTACTTTGATTTCGACTTCCGCTCGTGGTACTTGACGAACTACACCATGAATCATCTTATAGCGAATGCCTTTAGCTGGTTCACGATCTTTTGGAAATACTTGCTTAACCGTTACTACCTTGAAACCCTCACGCGGTGTTAACACTACTACTTGATCACCTTCTTTGATCTTCCAAGAAGATGGAAATTCATAAGTATAGCGTTGACCACCAGTTTGGAACATAACAGAAAGATAACGTTTCATTTGGTTTCCCTCTCATTAATTTATATAAATATTATAACAAGAAATAAGAGAGAAGGCAAATGAATTTTTAAATTTGGTGCTCCCACCAGGAATCGAACCCGGCTCAGATGCTTACAAGGCAACTGCATCGCCAACAATGCTTTAGGAGCAAAAACCCGTTATTTCAACGGGATTTCTTTTTCAATAACAAGAGACTTGTCCGTCATAACTGTCATTGCCATTTGTTGTAGAAATTCAAAGGTGAAGGCTACACGTTCTTCACCAATCTCTACTTCTACACGTTTCTTTTGTTTATCGATCTTGACTTTTAGGTTATCAGCCATCTTCTGGTTCTCGTTGCTGTGCTACTTCTAGCCAGTCTGGTAAAAGAAACTTTGTACGAAATTCTTCGTAAGTCTCTTTAGGATAAAAGCTATAGCCTTGCTTTTCATCATTTAGCAAAACCGAACCATCTTCTTGCTCATAAGCTCGGTATGTCTCACCAATAACTAAAACCCGTCTGTCAGGTCTTGTGTTATGAAACTCAAAAACGTGCATAACGTTTCCTTAAAGTTGGAGCGGCTAGAGGGAATCGAACCCTACTCAGCGAGGCTTGGAAGGCCTGCGACACAACCCGTGTGCTTAACCGCTTATTATTTGGCTGGAGAAGGAGGAATCGAACCTACCATTAACGGAGTCAAAGGCCGTTGTGCTAACCGTTACACTACTCTCCAATTATTTGGCTGGGATGCCACGGATCGAACGTGGAACCTTCGGAGTCAGAGGCCGACGATCTGCCAATTGATCTACATCCCAATAATTTTTATTCTACGGAAAAATTGTTGTTGGCTCAGATTCTTCCAAACGTTTGCCTTCATGATCTACTCGAATAACTCCGCATCCCTCGCAAATCACAACAGCACCGTTGCCTTCTTTAACTTCAGCTTCTGTAATCAAACCAGAAAGATCACCAGTATCTCTGCCCCACATATCAATGGAGCATTGTTTGCAGAAATCAGCCATATTTTATTTCCTATTTAAGTTAATTTGGGGTGGCTAGTGGAATTCGAATCCACATAGGCCTGATTCACAATCAGGATCATTAACCAATTATGATATAGCCACAATTGAAAACTCGCAGGGTTAGCGAAACCATCCTCAATTAGCATGTTCTAGAATACTAATCAAGTTATCTCCTATTGCACGCAGCTCAAGACGAGTACGAATTTTCAATTGTGGCGGCTCTCAGAAACTCTTCTACTCTAGCCTTAGCAGCTTACCCCCGAATGCATGTCGGGAAAGTCTTACTAAGAGCATCAAATAGCACCGTTACACTTTGAGCCATAGATGTATCAAGAAGCAGAAGGACTTGAACCTTCACGAGATAGACCATTTATCTCAGCCGCTTTATGAGGTATGTTGCAGGGAGTGGATGTTCCCCATAAACCTTTTAGGCAGCCCCGTCTACCGATTCCGGCATACTTCAAGAATTATTTAAAACTTGTAACCTTCAGGAACCTTATCTTTAACACCGTCATATTTAGCCTGAATGTAGTAGTCAGGTACATGATCTTTCGGCAGATTCTTATTAGTATCATGAACTTCAGCTCTAGCTTCTTCTTCAGAATCAAAACCACGATACCAGATTTCACCACCCTAGCCACGTTCGCTTTCGGTATACTTAACAATGTGTTTCATAAGGTTTTCCTTATTAGTTGGAGGTAGGTAAGGGGATCGAACCCTTACACCGTATCACTACGATCAACCGATTTCAAGTCGGAGTCCAGCGCCAGCCATTGGATTGACCTACCATATAAATTGTTTGGCGGAAGAGGAGAGATTTGAACTCTCAAGCCGTTTTACCAGTCAGCCACTTTCCAAGCGGTTTTCGTCGCCAATTCGATTTGCTCTTCCAATAATAAGATGATGCCTCTATCACACCAGGCAGTTACGCCTCGCTGGGATTCGAACCCATTAAAACAGCTCAACCGAGATAGTAGGTTTAATTTACTCTGACCATCAAATTTGGTGCGTGACAAGGGATTCGAACCCTCAAAACCCGACTTCTAAGGACGGTATGTATGCCAATTCCATCAATCACGCATATTTGGTGGACAAAGAGGGACTCGAACCCTCCCTACCAGATTGCAAGTCTGGTGTGCTCCCGCTGACACTATTCGCCCAAATTCTTTAGTTTACTAAGGCTATTAGCTCGGCGTAACTACAGCACCTTCGCTTCGAGCGGAAGGAACCGCGTCATCTCGCAAACCCGATACACTATTCAGTTGCCGCTGAATCTAGTGGACTAATCTAGAACTTCTCCCGAATCATGGGGATCGTGCTTTTTGGCAGCCAGTCCTAGGTCGAGCTAATACCTTAGTGAACTATGATGAGGATTTCTCCTCATCAATTTATATAAATATTATAACAAGAAATTAAGCATCAAGCAAGTACATTTTTAGCGATTTCTTGTAGTTCCTTTACATCACGAACGTAAAGGTAATCAGAGCTTCCAGAGTGCATACTTTGCATAACTACACCTTCATCTGGTGCATTATCCTTCAGAGTAACTCCTAACCAGAACTCGGCAAAACTAGGTGTTATTTCACCTTGACTTGCCTTAAACACGTCGGCTTCTGTGATCTCCTGACCAGTTGAGAGTCCCATGTACTGGACATTTAGATCAATATCTTTATAGAATTCAGCTAGATCTTGTTCGAAGTCCCAACCCTTAGAAATAGCGAACTCCATTGTTACATGTCCAAAATAGCCCTGAATCTTGCTTGATAATTGCATTTGCAATTCCTTATTTTGAGTTAATTGGTACTCGGTGATAGAATCGAACTATCGCAACCGCCGTGTAAAGACGGGGTTCTCCCATTAAACTAACCGAGCAATTTGGTAGATCGCCTGGGACTCGAACCCAGAACCTTCCGATTAAAAGTCGGATGCTACTAAACCTATTGAGCTAGCGATCTATTAGTAACCATTATACACTTCTTTAATAGAGTGAACTTTCAAGTAAGGGTGATTAGTACTAAACTCTACCATTACTTCATCCCAATTTTTACCATAATGAGCAAGTAGGGATTTTGATGTATTCTTACCTAAACGTTTGTCACTTACTACTAATCGAAATACTTTCATTTCGAAATCCTCTATTAAAGTGGAGGCGGGTGCAGGAATCGAACCTACCTCTTTCTAGCTTATGAGACTAGCGATCTCTACCAGAGATCTAACCCGCAATTGTTTGGTCTCCGTGGGAGGATTTGAACCCCCGACCCTATCGCCCCAAACGAAACGCTCTGGCCAAACTGAGCTACACGGAGAATATTATTTCTTTAACCACAGCAAAGATAAGCCCAGCATACTAAAACCGCTAACTAATCCGATACATTTTTCTTCTATAGTAAAAGTATCTAGATTAAATGCTGTTATAGCTATTGGCATACACCATAATGCCATAAAAACTTGAGCTATCTTGTGTTTCATTTTGCTTTCCTTCTCTTCACTTTATAAAATATATTATACAGATAATAAAGCAGAATAGCAAATGAATTTTTAATAAATTTACTTATTGTGTAGGCCACCTGGAGGCTACCAACCCCACGGCTGACAAAGAAGTTTGCGAGACCTCTCTTAAATGCCAGAATAGACCCGCCGGTCTATCGGAACCTACATAATAAGTAAACTTTATAGTGTCATTCTAGACAGGACTCGAACCTGTTATCACTTGTGCGGACTTACGAGAACCATTCTTTCACTCGAATCGAACGAGCTTCTGCCCTCGCCAAGCTGGTTTCCCCATCAACCACGCTAGAATGTTAGATTGTTTTCAGTGCAAGAGTCCGAGTCTTGGACACGACCGCTTCGCAAGTACATAGGCAGCTTATCATGAGTCAGCACTTCCGAATTGCTAGCTCCGTGTTCTGCACTGAAATTTTATTAATTTAACCGTAAAGTATTATCTACTTCACCATTAATTGTTCGGCATTCCTCTGGGATTGCTGGGGTGGCTTTGTATTCCCACCACTCAGCACCATCATATTCCCCACGTTCTAGCCAAGTTCCATCGGCAAACCATACATTACCATAAAGTAATTGTCCACCGTATCCAGAATCATATTCAAAGTCTAGGTTATTAAGAAAATCCTCAATATCTTCTTCTGTATAGCCTAAAGGTAATACCCAAACTTTTTTATCCCCATAATACCCGAATTCTATTTTAATACACTTAACTTCAGAATTAGTATTTTTTAAGGCAAGTAACAACTCTTCTTTAGCATTACGCATAGTATATTTCTCGTGCTAGTTTAGTTTGGTACACCCACTAGGACTTGAACCTAGAACCCTCCGCTTAAGAGGAGGTAGCTCTAACCATTGAGCTATGGATGTATTAAATTACTTTTTCCAGTTCATCAGCTATGGCTTTGATTTTTTCAAAGTTTACATCACTAATAATGATACCTTCCAGTGACAGAGATATTCTAGCATTTTTCATAGCAGATTCTTTTATCTGCTCTATCTCTTCTGGAGTAAACTCCCTACGTTCCATAGCTAACCTACCTTATTTGGCGCGACCGATGGGATTCGAACCCACATTCTCTCCCGTGACAGGGGAGTACCATTACCAAGCCAGCCCCGGTCGCATAATTTATTTACTCAGCTTTGAGTTTTTCAATAGCTGCATTAAGTTCTTTAAGAAACTCTTTTCGTACATTAAGACGATTGAGACTTACTAGTATATCATGTTTAAGTTCTTCGATGTATTTCTTCTCAACTTCAATATTGTTGATAGTGCTATCACGATGAACTTCTAGCTGCGCAATCACATTCTTGGACATGCTTGTTTCCTCAGTTATTAATGAAAATGGTATCTGTGGCTGAATTCGATGTCAGCAATGATAGCTGGTTGGCTACCGGTTTACTTAACTCTACACAGAATTTGGCGGTTCCTGCTGGATTCGAACCAGCAACCCTCAACTTAACAAGATGCCGCTCTAACCAATTAGAGCTAAGGAACCATATAAGTAAGAACTAGAGTTAATACGTTCTAGATATTTACTAAGATCTCTAGAATTTATACTAAACCACTCATGTTCTTTTAAATCTTTGAAATACTGGTGAATTAGTTTTTCACCTTTTCGTTTGTCAAACCAAAAAGACCAATGCTCTAACTTATAATCCCTATAAGGGGAATAAGTCTGATATTGAGCTAATCTCTCCTTTGGATTTTGACTCATACCTATTTTATACTGATTTTTCCATGCAGGATTACTAATACAGTATACAAAACCTTCAGAAATAGGAAGTTTATTTTCCTGCTTAAATTTTATAAAGGAAAGTGCAGCAAGTTTTCTCGAATACATAGTATTTGTATTCTTTTTGGTATTACCATTGGTTCCTGAAAGATTTATATACTCTTCCATAAATCTTTGGATTAGTTCTGCGGTTATATAGAAGGGCTCATTAGTAACAACGCCTTTCTTTACCAAACTATCAAAAACTTTTGTATGCACTACTTCTTTCCTTTAGTAATTTGGACGACCGCATGAGATTTGAACTCACATAAAAAGGATTTGCAATCCTTCGCCTAAGCCATTCAGCCAACGGTCGGTTTATCTTGTTCTGTCATGTTGCTTCTCCAGTTCAATTTATGTAATTATTATACAGAACTTTTGGAAACTAAGCAACTACATTTTTAAGAATTTGATGCCTTTCTTTTTCTTCTTATATTTCCACGTTAATGGATTCTGTCGATTATGAACGCTTGAGATCTTCGTCTCGTCAAAGTTCTTCAATATCATGTAATCACAAGATAATTGTTCTAGTGGAATGTGATCACCGTCAAAAGCATATACATAAGGCTGTTGACTAGCACGATAATGATAGACTTTATTAATTCTACGTTTCAGCGACTTATCTGCGCAGTAAATAAAGAAGTTTTCAGGATGCATCAGCATCTCCTTCAATTTGGTGCACCCTGTTCGTATCGAACGAACCTCTCAAGCTCTTCAGGCAAGCGCTAATCCATCTCAGCTAAAGGTGCAAATTTTGGCAAACCTACTAGGACTCGAACCTAGACCGTACGGTTTTGGAGACCGACATGCTGTCCAGTAACACCCTAGGAATGCAGAAATTGGCGTCCTGTGCGGGGATCGAACCCGCAAATCCTACCTTGAAAGGGTAGTGACTTTACCAGTTTGTCTAACAGGACTTAAATTTGGTGTTGGATGATGGAGTCGAACCACCCGAGACCCTTCCGAGTCGGCAGATTTACAGTCTGCTTCGCTACCTCTACGATACTAATCCAACATATTTAAAAGTATTCAAATACTAGTTTAAACACTTTTAAATATGTTTCCGAATTAGATAACTATTATACCAAGTTTTAAGGCACTGAGCAAGTCAAATTTTAAAGAACTTGCTCAGTGCTGTATTAGTTAGTCGAACTTAGGAGTGACAGTTAAGGAGAACGGAAGTTCGAAAACTTCTTCGCCCTCATTACTAACGGTAACTACACGACCTTTAAGGTCAGACATTAAAATATCAATATCAGCTTTTGCATCTGGAGCCATGCCAGCTTCAATACATTTAGCTTTAACTTCCGGTAAAAGCTCTACGTTATAGAGATAGAGCCATTCAATCTCACCTTCCCAGTCTTCCCAGGATTTGCAGATTGCACTTTCAATACCAGTTGCTACAACACGATTTTGCATTAATTAACTCCTTCATCAATTTATATAACTATTATACCAGAAATTTAAAGTAAAAGGCAAGTACATTTTTAAAAATTCTGTTTGGAGGAGCTAAACTCCAGATTTTTCGGCCAAGTCTAGACTAATAAGAGTTATAGCCATAATTGCTGCACCGTGTTCTTTTTCTCCGGTGTTTTTAGCAGAGTCTATAATATCCTTAATCTGTTCGTAATAACTTTTTACTTCTTGTTCAATGCCTGCCTCGGCTATCATGCCTTTAGCCATGAATCGTTGCATGGTAATTTCAGGATTAGCCATGTTGTTTCTCCAGTTTCATTTTTAATAGTTTACAGATGAAATCAACGTCTTCATCTGTGCCTAAGTCTCTATCCTCAAGGGTCGCCTTGAAGTTTTTCGTCAATTCCATGAGGATGACTTCCCTAGAACGACGTGTTGGCGGAGGTGGATGTCTATACATCTTATTTCCTTAATTTGGTAGGGGTGGTGGGATTCGAACCCACAAAACCTGAATTTTAAGTCCAGTACCTATGCCAATTCGATTACACCCCCGTGTAATTTAGTCAATTACTTTTGAGGCTTCAAGGTAGTCGATATAGTGTACGTTTTCTACCGTAATCATATAATCCGCCACTTTATCCATAGCTTGGGCTTCAGAGGTAGCTCTGGCTAACCTATATCCTTTTTTATATTCATCCGGGTATTCTCTATCTTGAATAAACACAACATAAACTATATATAGATCCATTTGTGACCTCTATTTAATTGGTGGCTCCCCGAGGATTCGAACCTACGTACCTTCCGGTTATGAGCCGGGTGCTCATACCATATGAGCTTGAGAACCAAAATCTGGCGGAAGAAGTGGGAATCGAACCCACAAGGCTATATTTCAAACCGACAGATTAGCAATCTGCTGCAATACCGTTATGCTATTCTTCCGAATTTATAAGATATATTATATTAGAAATTTAGCTTCATAGCAAGAAAATTTTTCAAGTTTTCGGTAGACATCTCATCCACATCTACAGGAGAAACAAAGCCGTTTAATTTTCTAGCAAATTTTTCACCATCGGGATCATTGTCCCCGACAGCTACCAATTTAAAAGGTAATAATTTCAGTTGCTTTAATAACGCTTTTCCTGGAGAAGAACCCAACATTGCCAGGGCTGGATAACCCGCATTATGTAGCGTAACTGCCTTAAATACAGATTCAGCGATCAATACTACTTTTTCATCTCCATTGAGAGTTTCTAGTCCCCATACACACTGGGTAGTAGAATTAGTAAAATATTTAGCTTCAAAGGGGCACTTACCATGACCTTTTGGAGCAGAAGGATTATAAGTTTGATAGCCCCTCAACATCCCAGAGAAGTCATACAACGGGACTGTTAGCCATCCTCCCGGACTTAACCAGCAATGATATTTATCTGTATCAAATCCTCTAGATAAGAGGTGCTGTGTTAGCTCATCAACATTCATATTTGGTTCCCCTCTCAAATTTATAGATATATTATACAGAGAATTTAGCATTCAAGCAATCAAATTTTTTAACTTTTTAGAGGAAAATCATAGGGCACTTAAGGGTAGCAGATAAGTGGTGAGGACCAAAATTTGTGACCCCACTAAAAATCCGGGGGCAAATTTTAAAGACCCCTTGACATTTTCGCTGGGGTAGTGTAAAGTATATGTTATGGATGAGTGATCAAAGAGACACACATTTTCTATATACTAGGAGGTGTCAAAAAATGACAGAAGAAGTGACTAAGAGTCCTGAGACCGTCGCTAGCGTTGCAGCAGAACTGCACCGTCACGAGGAATCAGATAAGAAAAAGTGGGAGAAGGTCAGAGCCTACGAAGAAAAACATCGTGAACACGATGATGAAGAAGATGACGATGATGAGCATTGTCATAAATATGGAAAACATAAAATGCAAGAACCAGTAAACGTATTCACTAGTGGCTTCCCTGGCCTACTGGGTGGTTACCCAGCAAACGCAGGTGCTTTCGGTGGTGAAGGTATGGGACTATTCGGAGCTATCCTAATCGGTGCTCTATTAACAGGCGGATTCGGTGGATTCGGTGGATTCGGTGGACGTGGTGTAGTTGGTGATGGTACCGCAGTTGATGCAGTACTTCAGAACCAAGATACCGCTAGTATTCTAGCAGCTATCAACACTACTCGTACAGAAGCTAACCAGGGTACTGGAGCTGTTTTAAGCGCAGTTAACAATGGTTTTAGCCAGACATCCCAAAACCAGAGCCGTGATACTCAGTCTGTACTAACTACGATCTATGGTACAGGTGCTAATCTGTCTAATCAGATCTGCCAGGAAACTCGCAACGTTATTCAGGGCCAGTTCGATCTTTCTCGCCAGATTGATCAATCTTTCGCAGCTAATCAGATAGCTCGTGCACAAGATAAGTTTGATTCTGCACAGATCGCTTTCCAGCAGACTTTACAAACTAATAACCAGTTTGCCGCTGTTCAGGCTCAGATGTGTGCTAACCAGAACTCTCTGGAACGTCAGATTGCTGAATGTTGCTGTGAACTTCAGACTGCGATCGCTGGTGTAACTACTGCGCGTATCCAGGATGAGTTAGATGCATGTCGCCTACGTGAAGCAATCGCTGCGGGTAGCGGTGCTAACGGTCAGGTAATTAATCAAATCGCTTTAAGTCTTGGTGCTATCACTCAGACTCTGGCTGGTCTGCAGGCTAAACTGCCGGCTTAATATTAAGGGGAGGAGCCCATTATGAGTAAATATGGTTTTGTAAATAACGGACTTAATCAAAGTATGGGCTCCCAGCAGCCCATTCCGGGTCTGGATAACCCCTACTTACAACAATTGCAACAGCGTTTAGCAGAAGCGCAACAGATGCAGCAACAACTCCAGCAAAACCCTGGAAGTGTGAATCCTATGCAAATGATGCAGCAAATGAATGGGCAGTCGCAAATGCCTCAACAAATGCAGCAGCAGGTGCCCCAGCAGCAAGTTCAGCAACAAACCCAACAACCGCAGGTTTCTGCGGAAGGACAGGCAGTACTAGCCCTTTTCGAAGACTTCGCAAAGACAGAGGATGGGAAACAGCTTGTATCACTTATGGGTAAGTTTAATAGCTTCTGCCAAAGCCAAGTTGCAAAAGCTCAAAATGGTGGTAATAACTCCTAAGGAGGAATTATGTGTTGCAGAAAATCTGTTTCGTGCTGCCCAATGCCTGTAGCACGTTGTTGCTCTCCAGCAATGTTTACGCAAATACCGGCGTTCAATCCGTTTGCCTTTAAGCCTACTCTTATCCTGCCCCCTAGAGTAGATTTTCAGTCAAGATTGGCCTCCCGTATGGGTGGTTGCTGTAATAAGAGTATATGGTTCTAAAGAACCAAACAATAAAGCCCCTAGTCGAAAGACTTAGGGGCTTTTTCTTTTGCCTTAAATACAGAAAAGCCCGCGCTCTCGGAGGAAACGCGGGCTTGGTTCGAAGATTACGTGTAACTATTACTTGTTACGCATATCCATGATCATTTGACCATCGTAACCAGTACCTACCACAGTCTGAGGCACACCACCTTGATATTTCTGAGCACGAATCATCTCAACTTCCAGTTGTTTCCAACGAATCATCTCAGGAGTAATGGTACGTTGCAGTGCGGCGTTAGCTTCAGCTTCTTTCTTAGCTGCATACAGTTTAGCATCTGCGTCACGTTCATTAGCGATAGCTTGGTTGTTGCGAGCTTCACGATCTGCTTCTGCTTGTTTAACTTTTTGCTGTGCTTCCTGTTCAACACGAGCTAATTCAGCTTTAGCAGCATTAACCTGTTCTTCACGAACTTTGGTATTCTGTACCTGTTCCATGATTACCGGTGGCAAAGTAATATCCTGAAGGAATACCTGCTTAACTGTGTAACCATATGGGCGTGCGTACTCTTCAACTTCCTGTTGAATTGCAGTTTGCAATTGAGCCTGAATTTTAGCATCAAACAAATCTTGTGCTTTAGGTACAGACTTACCAAACTCACGAATAGTAGACAGTAATTTTTCAGTTACATATTTGTCTAACGCTTGATCCTGAGTACCTGCATTAATACGGTTAATCGGTGCCTTAGAACCATCAAACTGCAACATAACAGTCAGATCAACAGTGGATTTAAACTTATCCTGACTAGGAACCTGAAGTTTATCTAATTTTACAGCAATATCTTTAGTACTAAAAGTATCGAAAGAAGCAAAAGGATTTACAATATGAAAGCCGGGTAATACTGGATTAGGGTCTACTTTACCCAGGAATGTTTGAGTTTTAACCGTACCATCAGAAACAATAGTATATGAATTAAAAGCTAGGATTAAACCTGCTAAACCAACTACAGCACCAATCCCCCAACGTTTAATAGTACGAATTACTTTCTGCTCAGAAGTTAGTTCTTTCATATTTTTAGTATTAAACATATATTTCCTTTGTTTTAGTTACAGTTAATAAAATTGGCCGAGGTGACAGGATTCGAACCTGCATAAAGGAATTTAGAAGACTCCTGCCTATCCCTTAGACTACACCCCGTTTAAGTATTTTTAAGAACTCTCGTAAAAACTCTTAAAAATACAGACGATACCGGGAGAGTCATAAGTCTCACTCATTAAGTATTTCAAGACAAAATACGGTAACGTCTATTATTTTCCAGTTTAAGTCAGGGTGACTTAGTGGTTATGTCCTGCGGTATATTGAGGACTCGGTTAGGCTTGGGGTCATGACTTCCCACCTTTTGCTGCTACTCAACAGGAGTTATCGCGAATTACCTGTGCTATTGTGCACCATTAGTGACATCTCTCATGTCAGCATTTCCCACTTTGTGGATAGCTTGAAAAACTACTCCGATATGGAGAAAGAACTTCACTACCCTAGAATACCTTCTAAAGTTCTTCTTTAGCCTGGACATAGTTAAATCGTAATAAACTATTCAGCAGACTGGTTGGTTAGTCTGGAACCAACTACCGCGTGGTTTAGGCAGTGCGCAACTAACCTCGGAAGCTTTTACGTTAAAAGCATCAGTTATCCAGTTCTTACCGACCGTAGGATTCGAACCTACATCTTCCACCAGTTACGGCTTGATAATACCAATTATACTAGGACGGCAGTGTTACTACATAAGTGATTTCCACACCCCACTATTTATAAATTAGAGAAGAGTTTAGGGGAGAGGTTTCAGACGCCTCATTTTACACGTTCTAGCCACTAACCGGGATTGCCGCCCCCTGTGTACTAGTTTTACAACTAACCCACCGACTCTATTCAACGAATCTTAGTGCTCGACGCATCTTACATTAAGACAAGTTCAGCGTAATCGGCTCGCTGTTCCCTAATTTATGAATATATTATACAGAATTTAAAGGCATTTAGCAAATAAATTTTTAATTAAATTCGCCAGCAATCTGAGCAGCAGTACCACCATCATAACGCCCAGGAAATTCTTCCTTAATCGCTTTCATCAGCATACCTTTTGTAATTCCAGGGTTTAGCTTAACTAGTTCTGCAAAGTATTTACGAATCTCAGTATCAGATAACTGAGGAGGCAGATACTCCTGCAACCACTTATTTAGAATGTATTCATACTGAGCGGACTGCAAGCTATAACTATCAAGATCTTGACCATGAAGTTTAGCTTTCATCTGGTTAATGCTTTTTAGTTGAGCTTTGAGATAAGACACAAATTGTTCAGAAGTGATGAAATCTTTATCAATACGCTGAAGATCCCCGATTATGGTCTGATAGCTTTTAGCGACTTCTTTATCAGAACCATTAAACTTAGAATCCTGCAAAGCTCTACGCAAAACATCTAAAATATTCTCTTCCATTATTTCATTCCTAACGCTTGGTTAAAAGATTGTTCTGTCATAACTGCTGAGACTTTGGCGAAATCAAACTTTTTAGGGTTCGTAGTGATCTCAGCAACGTTAGAAGTTTTAACAGTTTTCGTAGTACGAATACCGCGAGTGTTAACACCAATAATTACAACTGATTTCATATTTCGCTTCCTCTCATTAATTTATGGAAGTATTATACGGAAATTTAAGTATTTAAGCAAGTAAATTTTTAAGTTTTAGTGACAACAGGTTTATAAAACGTATGTCCCTTAATCTTAGTTGTTTTCTTAAACTTCTTTGTCCAGTAAGGTTTATCTTTACCACTATGGAAGTACAATGCTCCATGCGTATGATCTTGTGGTAAATCAACGTAGTATATCACTCTAGCTAAATTCTTAGCGGTTTTCCAAGCCTCATCAGTTTTATCAACTTTTGGTCTCTTAGACACCCAAGAGAACTGGTTAGACTGATATACTACTTTACAGTAGGAATCTGGGAATTTACCAGAGTTTACACGGTTTTTAGTAACGTGTGCAATCGCCGTCATTCCCTTTATGCCCTCACCACGACTTTCGAAATAGATATTTTTAGCAATGCAATCTATTTCTTTTGCATCGTGCGATGCCTGACTACTAAAGCTGAAGGTAAGGGCAGCTACTAAAAGCAAAGCTGCCTTCATTCTTTTTACTCCTGCCAATCATATTCAACACGATTGGGGTTTTCTTTGTACCCTAAGTCAAGCAAATCATTACGCATATGTTGCTTAGCTACTGGGTTCGAGGTTACTAGTACCACTTTCTTTGGTCTCTGCCCAAATTCTAAGAGTAAACGAAGAATTTGATAACCTTCCATACCATCTACAGCCAAGTCATTATCCATATAAACGAAGTGGCCTGTGGTATCAGTTTTATTCAGAAACTCTACAGCGGCTTCTGGGGTTCGAATGATAATGTCCATTCCGTGAAGATTACGCACATCATCAATCAAAATATGAAAAGTCATAATAGCCTCGTTTCATCAATTTAAAAATATATTATACAGATAACTTAATAAATTAGCAAATACATTTTTAAATTGTGAAACTAGTAAACCGATAAACAGCCTAGAGGCGCCACAGGCCATATCTTACGAGCCATGTACCTTTGATCTAGGGTTTGAATCATCAACGAATACTTTGCATCTTTTAGCTTTAGAAGTTTAGAAGTTTGAGTTCTTTAAACTTTTCAGCTTTCATACTTAAATGTTGATCTTTGAAGTTGTGTCGGTAATATCAACGACGCTTTGTTTTTACGTGTCAGATTAAATGTCTGATGTAATAAACATAATCTCCAATAGATTATACTTTATAGTATGGTCAGCGGTCTTATTTAACCTCGTATTTCAACCGCTGGTGCGAGGTAAGATGCTTGGGCTTTCGTCTACCGATTTACTAGCTTTTAAATTATTACTCTACTTCAATGAAGGTAGAGGCGTTAGACTCGGACAGAACAAAGTCAACATTTGTTGCAAAGTCCTGGTATTCCTCGTCATGCTGCTTAATCAGCTTCTCCAGTTCCAGCGGATCAATCAAGAATGGAGTATTCTTGAGTTCCAGCAGGTTGAGCTGCATTTTAACTTCATCTTCGGAAGTTTTCTTATCGCGAGTAGCCATGCTATCCTGCAAACGCTCATATTTAGCATCAAACTGTGCTTTCTGCGTATTAAACTTAACCGTAGCGGCATGGAACTGCTTACGCATGTTAGCCAGCAGCTGAGCTTTAAGCTCCATAGAACGCTTAGCTTCAATTGCTTCCGCAACAGTCATCTTACGAGAGCCAATCTCAACGATTGTTTCCGCATTGCTCTTAATCAGAGCAGCTTTGATATGATCACGCTGGGACATCATATCTAGGAGAGATTGGAAATCTGCCTTAATACGAGCAGATAGATCGTCTACTTCGATTGCAGCGCCAACTACAACCTTATTTTTATCCTTACCTTCACCAACAGCGATCAGAAGCTGTTGTTCAGTAGCTTTACGGATTTTAGCTTCCAGAGATTTGATAGTTGCCAGAGCGCGAGTTTTAGAAATACGAGTAGTCATTATTTGCTTCCTTATATGAAGTTTGAGATTTGAATTTGTTTAAATTTGATCTATTACAGACCAATTGCCAGCAGAGTGCGCAGAACAGTATCATTACTGTTATCAATTTTAGGATTAGCACGATTTAACAGATCAAAGATTTTCTGGATACCTGATTGACGTTCAGCCATACGACGGATACCCAGATTACGAGTAGCTTTCTTACCATTTTTACGAACATTTTTAGATACTGGCATATTTGTTTTCTCAAATTTATGAATATATTATTCAGAATTTTGGGGCCGGAAGCAAATCAAATTTTCATTTTTTCGATCATAGCCGCAACACAATAGCTCTCAACTAAGGCATCGAATGCTGGATCATGCTTAACCGGATAGATCCCATAACGAATGGTGTCCATCTTCTCCATTTTAGCTTTTGCCCAGCTAATACCTTCAGCCTCTAGATCTTTGTAACTATAACCAGCTTGCATCCAGAGATTACGAAGAGATCGAACATTACCCAAATTCCAGAATTTCCACGGAACTACCTCTTCATTGGTTCCAGCATGGAAAGTGTTTGCAGAGTAGATAGTCATATCAAACTCTGGGCCATTGCCATAATACAAAGCATTTTCGCCTAGAGCCAACTCCATAATATTTTGAGCCATAGAGAAGGCAGCATAGTTAGAGCCAAGTTTATTAGTACAATGATGTTTACCATTTTGGAAGGCAATCAGTTTTGGATTACGCTCGTTCATAGCTTCCATAATGTGAATAGCAGACGGGCTATTTTTAGCTTGATCCATCCAGAATGCTAGAGTAGATGCTGTAACTTTGGCACCAGAATTAAGCTGATCCTGCACATCCAAAGTAACAAATACTAACTCAGGGTCTTTATCAATCCCATGCATAGCCACAAAAGCGAAAGAAGGCATTACGATATGAGTAGTACCACAATCTCCTGGAGTTCCTAGAGATTCAATATCTAGCATACCAAATGGTTTTACTTTCATAACTTATCCTTTATTGTGTAGAAAACTATTAAAGAGCTGTCTCTTTAATAGACTCCCACTTCTTGGGGTCTTTAAAACCAGGAAGCATATCCTCACTGACATCCCAGTTCTCCTCCATAGAGAAGTCGGGCCATTCATTCCAGCTACCTTCCAGCTCTTCATAACAGGTATGCATTACCTCATGACTAGAAAGTCGTGTATAATCCCTAGCTGACTTATGGGTGCTAGCACGGTTAAAATCATTCTTTGCTACAAAATTACGCATAGTTTCTCCAAATAAGAGGGGCTTTCGCCCCCTGAGTTAAATCACTTGCCCAGCAGTTTAAGGATATTTTCCATAATAGTTTGGGCAGATTTTTCACTCTTGTTGGTTTCAGCCAACTTTAAAGCGAGTTCTTCCTGCTGTTTCTGAATATCCGCAGCAATTTTTTGATCAGCCTCAATACGAGCTTGAAGCTCATCAGTGATAGTGGTAAAGGAAGCAACGATTTCAGTAACAGAACGTGGTTTCTTAGAGAACATAAAAATATCCTTGATTAGTTAGAGAATTAGTAGATTGTAGGGGCAGAAGCCCCTATTTATCTATTACTTCGCTTTACGCTTGCGAGCTGGTTTAGCAGATTTACGAGCAGAATCACCAGTGAACTTAATGCCTACACCGTAACACAGAGCACGAACATTATCTTTACTATACTCTACGCCAAAGATATTTGGCTTAACAGAACCAAACTGTCCACGAGTATCACGCAATACATCTGCTGCTGGTTTACGCTTCTGGTTAACTGCTTTCTCGTAATCTTTCATGGCCATGCCATTACGAGGGAACAATTCTGCTCCAGCATTGAAACTCAGTACTACTGGAACAGATTTGTGACCGTAACCCTGTACATAGGTCACAAGGCGGGCTACAGAACGAGTAGCGTTCTTAGCCTTCGGCTTTTGACGAATCGGAGCCGGATTATTTAGTGCTTGCGCAGCCTGAGTATCGGTAGGATGCTTACGCAGGTGGCGTTCCAGACGAGCTTTACGGTTAGCCTCAGTCTGAGGGAAAGTTTTAACTGTAGTAGCTGCTTGAGTTTTTGCGTTTTTCTGCTTAGCCATTATTTGTTTTCCTTTTTGTTTATCAATTTATGAAGTATATTATACGGTAATTTGAAGCGTTTAGCAAATGAATTTTTTAAAAATTATCTACCAACCATCTTGGCTTGTTCTGCATCGGAAACATATTGATACGCTCCTTTATTATACGCTGGAGCAGTACACATTTTCTTACGCTCAATCTCTTCTTGGGCTTTTCTTTCGCGTTCAGCTAATTCTTCATCCAGATAAACTAAACGTTGTTCTGGAGGAGGTGGAAGACGTGTTTCTGGCTCACCAATATTAGCCTTTCTTATTTGACGAGGTGATTGTGCACGTTTTCTCAACGGTTTAAATCCTAATGAATTTGAGTTATAAATTCGCATAAAGCCCTCCTCACTTTCAATACGAATATTATACTAAATTAGAGGGCTTTAAGCAAGAAGATTTTTAATTTATTTATTACATCTCAGCCATTTCAGCTTCAGTAATAACTGTGTTACACAATGCATCTACAGCTTCATTACCACTAATACCAGAATGTCCTTTAACCTTAATAAAGGTAGGATTAGTATTGTGAAAGTTGATATACTGCTGTGTTAATTTAAATGCTTCCTGCCAAAGTTCTAGATTAAGAGGGACTTCACCATCTGCTTTCTTCCAGCCTTTCCTTTGCCAAGAAAACATCCAACTTTCCATACCATTTTTGCAATAAGCAGAGTCAGTATAGATAGCAATTGGTCTATTATCTTTTTTAACAGACCAACGTAGGGCTTCTACGATAGCTGTGAGTTCCATCTCATTATTTGTAGTTTTAGGATTATAACCAGATTTAGAACCTAAACGATCGTCGTTATCATCATAGACAATAAAACCCCAAGCACCTGGACCTGGGTTAGACTTACAAGCACCATCTGTATAAATGTGGAAAACCGACATTATACCTCCCAACTAATTTTAAGACCCATGTCTACAAAGGCGGCTTCTCGGTAGTATTGTGAGAGATGATACCCCTTATCCGATAAGGTTTTTAGTACCGATTTAGCTGCTCCTGGCATTTCTCTAGGATTATATAGCCACCTAGCGTAAGGATTATCTCGAATAATTACTTCTGTATTTCCAGACTTAGCAGCTTCTACAATCTTTTCTTCTATAAACTTTAGAAATGTGGGTACTTCTGTTAATCCTGCAAGTTCTTGGGCTTCTTTGGCTGAAATCATTGTATACCTCCAATTTATAAAATATATTATATTTAAATTTCACTAAATAAGCAAATGAAATTTAAATATAATAGCCCCGAAGGGCTATTTAAGTTAAGAGGACATTTTAGCTTTAAGAGCCGGATGCGGATCATATCCTTCAAGCTGGAAAGACCAAGCTGCCGTATTATTTTCTAATAAATCGTAAAGATCTACAAACTCTGGCATTACTAGAGTAGGTAAAGCACGAGGTTTACGTTTTACCTGTTCTTCTACCTGTTCCATGTGGTCATTATAGATATGAGTATCACCACCACTAAAGATAAGATAACGAGGTTTTAATCCTGTCAGTTTTGCTAATATATGCGTTAATAAAGCATAGCTAGCAATATTGAAAGGTAAACCGAGGAAACAATCCACCGAGCGTTGTGTCCATTTAAGATCTAGGTATCCATCGTTACTTACATAGCACTGGAAGCCGTAGTGACAGGGTGGTAATGCCATTTTATCAAGTTCAGCTACATTCCATGCAGATACTAGGTGTCTACGACCATGTGGATTATTCTTGAGACCCTCAATGAGTTCTAGGATCTGATCTCGTCCACCAAAGTTGCGCCATTGTTTACCATATACTGGCCCTAGATTACCATTGTCATATCCCATACTTATGGCTTGGTCTTCATAATTTGGAGTCCAGATGGTCCACTGTCCTTCGTCACGCCCAAATGTGAATACACGTAGATCGTGGAGGTTTGTGGAACCAGACAAGAACCATAAGAGTTCTCCTACTACAGATTTCCAAGCTAGACGTTTGGTAGTGACGGCAGGAAACCCATCACGTAGATCGAATTTAGCATAAGAATCAAAAATTGAAACTGTGCCTGTTCCTGTACGGTCATTACGGGGTTCACCTAGTAAAATTACATCTGTCAAAATTTTTAAGTATTGTTGCATTAATAAGTAACCAATTCCTGTACAAATCGCAGGCTGTTATCACTGTTTGCGCCAACTGCATAGACTAATCGAGTGGATTCATAGTTATAATCCAGTATCATACTATCTAGGTGTATATCTGCCTCTAGCTTCTGTTCGCTAAAGATTGTAGATACAAAAGCACTTTCTATATGTCCATGCTGGTACATTTCTAGAAGAAGATTAGCTCCACCTAGAACTACTGTTTGCTGATCTTTTAGAAAAGTAGGTAATGTATCACCTATCATTGATATGGGAGTGTAAATATCGTGTGTAATATCGTCTGGGAGTGGACGATCAGCACGAATAAATAGGTCAGAAGCTCCAATCATACGTTCCCTAACGGCATATGGAAGAGCTAAATAAGTACCTGCTCCAATAATAATATTATCAGGATTTAGTACATCTAATTGTGAATAAAAAGCATCTAGTTCTTCTTTAAAAGAACCCCAGGGAAGCTTACCTCGGAGGCCGAACTCCCCATTCGGCCCAACTGCATACATTGCAGTAATCATAGGAAATCTCCAAATTCATTGCCCAGATCTTTCAGAGTATCAGTAGAGGTCTCAGTTACCTGACCTACACGATAGGCTGCACCAATCTGTATTTCTTGTGGAGCAGGCTGTAGAGAAGTAGTATCCAACCAGTTCATGATCCACGGAATAGGGTTTTTAGTGATTACTGGTAAGTGACTAGGCCATTCTACACCGATGTGCATAAATGCATTACGCCCCACAAAGTACAGGTATTCTTCTAGAAGTTCTGCATTCAAACCAATCAGACTACGACCTTTGAAAATGAAATGACCCCATTCAATTTCAGTTTTCAGAGTTTTCAGGAGCTGTGCTGGTGCTTTAGCCACTGCTTCATCTACCAGATCTTTGTCAAACTGCTGGAACATAATCTGGATGATTGCTTTAGACATCTGAGTGTGCAGAGCTTCATCTTTAGCGATTAATTGCAGATTTTTGGCAATACCTTGCAGAATATCATTCTCTGCTAACGCAAAGGTACATGCAAAGGATGCGTAAAACTGCATTGCTTCCAGACCATAGATTGCAAAGTAAGCGTCTAATAACTTAGCCTGAGTTTCACGTTTAACTTCAGGAAACTCTGTTTCTGGGTAAGTATTATCACCACGATGGTCACGTACTGCGATGAAATACTGACCTAACTGGTACAGTTCATCAAATAGTTCAACAGAATCTGCGATACGTGCGAATGCTTCTTGGTTTTTGGTTACAGAATCAATAAATTCTGCTGGATCAGTCAACACATTACGAATAATATTGCTATAGGCACGACTATGTAGGTCTTCAAAATAGCTCCACTGTTTTAGCATTCCTTCTAGTTCAGGGCGGCTTACAAGCGGCATAATAGCTGCTTCAGGTGCGCGACTAATGAAAGAATCTGTTTGGGTCTGCCATGCTAAGTTCAGGAGTGTAATTTCCTGAATTTCACGTGGGAGGTTGGGCCATTGTTTCTTATCTGCTTCCAGACTGATTTCAGTTTCAGTCCAAAATTGAGAGCGTTGCAGAAGTGCCAGACGCTCTAATTCTGGATGGGCTACACGCACATAGTCTGCGATACCAAGAGAGTCTCCCAGGAAAAGATCAGCGTTAGTATGATCCCAGTTCAGGTTTAGTAAAGTAGTCATTGATTTTCCTCTTTCTCACTATTTCAGGAATATTATAGCAAATCAGGTAGCGATTAGCAAGTAAAATTTCAAAGAAAAAGGAGACCCAAAGATCTCCTTGTTTTTATTATAACTGGCAACCACCAGAAGCACAACCCGCTGCTTCTTCTCCAGCCCCACCACCATTTGCAGTGTTGAAGTTTGCGTAGTACCAAGTCTTCCAACCATATTTAACAGCAGTCATGAAATCACGAACTACTACCGGGCCAGGAATGATTTCATTCTCAAACTTGGTGTAGTCGTAGTACATATTAGTACTGATAGACTGGCTGAAGAATTTCTGCATAGTTGCTACCCATTTGATCCATTCAATACGATCTACATCATAAGCCAGTTTATAGCTCATTAACGTTTCCCAGTCGGTTGCACCTGGAGCAATTGCAATTACTTTATTCACTGCACTACCCTTGATAGATACAATCTTACGAGGTGGTTCAATAGAGTTAGTAACACCTAACAGAACAGAGGAACTTTCTCCCGGCATCTGAGCAGTCAGAACAGAGTTACGCATACCGTATTTCAGAATATCTGCACGCAGAGATTCCCAATCCATTTCTAGACCTACGGATACCAGCTCATCAACAGTTTTCTTATACGTGTCGATTACCAGAGTTCCTTTGGATGGTTTAGTACGATTAAACCATTCACATGCACCTTGTTCTTTAGCCAGACGTACAGAGGCTTTATGTAGGAAGTAAGACAGTTTTTCAGCCTCACGATGAATCCAGTTACGTGCTTCAACGCCTTCGTAGGCCAAACCTTCCGCCGCCATTGCACCTGCTGCGTTCATCAGACCAATACCAACATTACGACGTTTCTTAGCCGTATATTCCATAGTTGGGAACGGATAATCCTGAATTTCAATGATGGTATCAACGAATTTCAGAAGAATATAGCAAGTCTTTTCCCACTCAGCCAGAGATTCCATGCGTCCTAGTACAACACCACCTAAGTTACACAGAGATACTTCCCCAATATCCTCCGGCTTCATTTGATCAAGTTGTTCTTTTGTTTTATACAGCTCTGTAATGTGGTGGAATGGGCGTGTAGGCTGGGTAATTTCAACACAAAGGTTTGTCATACGGATTGGATCAAGGAAGTTACCGTGACGATTAGATTCCCCAATGTGGTGAGCATACATACGTCCTGTTTCCATTCGGATACGTAGCCAAGTATCTAGGATTTCTTTTGCAGAGACTTTAGGAGCTGCTGGAACTGTTTTTCCTTCGTGGTCGATCTTTGTAAGAGATGCCACACGTTTCTCCGCTGCCACATAGATTTCTTCAAATTTAGCCTCGTCATCACTATAAAACGCTTCATGAACTTCTGGAGCATAGAAGTATGACATTAGCGTAATATCTTCATTTTTCAGATAACGTTTTAACAAAAGATTGTTGAAGCTCAGAGAATAATCCATCTTATCGATTTTATTCTCGTCTGTAGCACGTTGTTGCTTAACCTGCATCAATTGAATGATTTCAGGGTCAAAGTATGGATAAGATACTGTAGCAGAACCACCACGAGTTTGCTGAGTATTGGCCTTTACTGAGCGGTCAATGTGTCGATAATATGGCAGTTTTCCGGAATGCGGGAATGCCCCATTTCGCACCGGATCAGCAATTGATCGGCTTTCAAGATGATACCCGATTCCCGCTCTGGCTGCGACCATTTTAAAAACGATGTGCTCGGCTGTGTCGATTGAATCCAATGTGTCAGTGGAATCAACGAGGCAACAACTAGCAAATCCACGATCACTAGAGCGCAAGCCAACCAGTGGCGGCGTAGGAACGTTGATTTTGTGGAGCGACATTGCATTGTAGAGATCGATTGCATCTAGAATTGTCCAGTTGGGTTGAGATAACATCGCCATTGCCATGCCCATATAGGCAAATTGCGGGGTTTCGTAAATTTCGCCAGTTGCGATATTACGACGGGAATACTTATCAAAGAATTGTTTCAATCCTCCGCTAGTGAAAAGACGGTCGCGATCATGGTCGATAACCTGATTCAGAGCTTCAAATTGCTCATCGGTAATCCATGCACTCATGTCTTCCCATGCACCTACACTAACCATATGATCGTGGAAGAAGCGTAGAGAAGGTGGTTCGAAGGAATCATAAAGTCGTTTACGCATCTGCGCAAGACGTAATTCCTTTGCTGGCACGTCGTATGCTGGATTATCTTTAATAAGACTTTCGGCAGCTTTAATTAACGCATCCATCAGAGTATCGGAATCTACAACCCCTTTAGGCAGAGTTTTTTGAGCAGCCATAGTAATGGCTGACCAACTTACATCAACTGTTTTGCAACCATACTCTGCCCAACCATTAAGTTTTTCAGGAGCAAAGTCTTCTACAGTACCGTCACGTTTAATTACTTTTTCAATGCGATGGCTCATTTGGTTTTCCTTTTTATAGTTATCAGGATTTAGGAAATAGTTTACTTTATTCTCAGTCATTTGGCAAATAAAATTTTTCTGATAGAAAAGGCCCGAGTATTTTCATACCCAGGCCTTCTGTGTTGTCAGTCTAGTTTTTGGCCACTTAAGTTCTCAGCAGAATATCTATTGAGGTACTTAGTTCATTATAATTGAAGGGCCGATTTGGATTTGAGGTTACAATTTTCCACGCTAGGGTAGTCTTAGGACTTTCTTCCCCTTCCTTACGTGTAATCATATTAGCAGCACTCAATGAGGTACGGTGAATTTTAGTTTTACGGCTCAGATGAACGACGTTTCCCATATTACACCTTCCCCATGTCTTTAAAAATATCATAGAATGCTTTAGACTCAACAGAACGAACGTTATCAATCAATTCGATCATTGAGAATGGAGCATTTTCGTATTTCTCATAGACTTCCATAAGGAGTGCTAGACCTGAGTCACCTTTAATGTCTTTCTGAGCTATATCTCCGCAGATAATTAAACGGCAGTCTTGTCCTACACGAGTTAGGAGACAAATCATTGCCTCAACGGAAATATTCTGAGCTTCATCGACAATTACATAGGAGTTGTTGAAAGTTCTGCCACGAGCATGTTCTACAGCCAAAAATTTAATTTTCTGACGTTCGACATATCCCTTATAGGCATGATCACCGATGGCCCATTTCATACCATCAGCTATTGGCTCTAACCAAGGCTCTAGCTTTTCCGCTAGATCACCAGGAAGCATACCAAGAGACTTACCTAGAGGTTCATTAGGACGTACGAGGATCACTTGCTCAATATCTGAGTGAATGTCTACGAGTTCCTGAGCTGCAAGAACAGACGGAATAAAGGTTTTACCTGTACCTGGCTCACCAATACCCACAGTCACTGTGTTGTTCTTGATCATATTGATATATGATTTTTGCTCGCGGTTTTTACCTACTAGGGATTTAGCAACTGGGTTAGCGTAATCATTAGAAAAATCAGCCTGAATTACGTTATTCTCATACTTGTTGCCACGCTTTCTTGAACCATTGCGGTTCTCTCTTTTTTGACGTGCTTTTCCCATAAATAACACTCCTATAGTGTACTTCGCTAACAGAGGATCAACAAAAAGATCTTGTTTATCAACTTACAAATATATTATACCAATATATACAGTAAAAAGCAACTACAATTTTAAATAAGCCTATGATATTGCATTTAAATAAAAAATTTGCTTGCTTTTAACGTGAGATGTGTGATACTAGATAATCATTTTATATCGCGTGCACGAGTGCGTGATTATACAGTTTTTAATAGAGATTGGCAAATAAAATTTTTTGACTCAGATCATGTTACAGAACTTTATAGTAAAATATTGTTGACATCCGCCCTCGAATGAGTTATAATAGTAGTCTTAGTTAGAGAAGGAGAGTATAATGAATCGTAATGAAGAACTAAAGTATAAAGAAATGCAGGCGTTAATTAGAAACTGCAAAGAGATTATCGAAGGGTCAGCAGATGAAGAGCTGCTGTTTAATAATGCCAATAAACCCTCAGAACGTTTCCCTACACAAAGGGATATGCTTGCAGGTGAATTGAGTAAGTATCTGATTCTAGAGGAAATGCCAATTCAGATTCGAAATGCTCATATGATTGGGGATATTCATTTCCATGATGCTGATTATGCTGCATTAGGCATGACTAACTGTTGCCTGGTAGCTCTGGAAGATATGTTGAAGAATGGTATGAAGGTTGGTAATGCTGAAATTAGCACTCCAAACTCTATCACTACTGCGGCGGCTATCACTGCTCAGATTATCACTCAAGTTAGCTCCCATCAGTATGGTGGTACTTCTGTAGACCGATTAGATGAAGTATTGGCTCCTTATGTTCGTAAGTCTTATGATAAGAATCATGCGTTTGCAAAACGTTGGACTAAGGATGAAGCCAAAGCATCAGTAATGGCTACGGAGATGACTGAAAAAGAAGTCTATGATGCTTGTCAGGGTCTAGAGTATGAAATCAATACGATGTTCAACTCTAATGGTCAGAGTCCATTTATTACCTTTGGTTTTGGTCTAGGAACTTCTTGGGAAGCACGTCTAGTACAGAAAGCAATACTGAAAGTACGTATGGATGGCTTAGGCATCAATAAACGTACAGCTATCTTTCCGAAACTGGTGTTTGTTCTGCGTGATGGCGTAAATATGAAGCCAGGAGATGTTAATTATGACGTCAAGAAGTTAGCTATGAAATGTACTGCTGAACGTATGTATCCAGATTATATCAGCTATGATAAGGTTGTGGAAGTTACTGGTGACTATAAAGTTTCTATGGGCTGCCGTTCATTCCTAGCTGCTGCAGAAGATGGTGAAACTGCCGGTCGTAATAACTTAGGTGTTGTTTCTGTAAACTTGCCTAGAATTGCTATCGAAGCTGAAGGAAATATTGACCTATTCTTTGATTTGCTTGAGCTACGTGTAGATACAGCATTAAAAGCGTTGGAGTGGAGAGTTGATCGCTTAAAATACATTCAAGCTAAAGCCGCACCCATCCTCTATATGTCAGGAGCCTTTGGATTACGCTTAGGGCCTGATGAATATGTATTCGATCATTTTTATAACCGTGCTTCTGTATCTCTGGGGTATATTGGTTGCCATGAAATGCTACAGTTCATGTTTGGCAAAGATGTAGATACAATGTCTGAGACCTGCATCAAGTTTGTTCAGCGTGTATTGCAGTACATGCGGGATAGGGTCGATCAGAAGAAGGAAGAGACTAAGTTAGGTTATAGCCTGTACGCTACACCATCAGAGTCCCTATGTGATCGCTTTTGTCGCCTAGACCGTGAATATTTCCCGGAGCATGAAGATATTCTGTCCAAAGGATACTACACTAACTCTCACCACCTTGATGTGGAACGTAAAGTTGCTCCTAACGTGAAAATTGATTATGAATCTAACTTTACTCCTATTGCTTCTGGTGGGTGTATTTCCTATGTAGAACTACCGGATATGAAACGATTCCCAGATGCACTGGAATGGGTTATTAATTATGCTGCTAGTAAAGTTCACTACTTCGGTATTAATACTCCAGTGGATTCTTGTGGTAAATGTGGATTCTTAGGTGAAACAATAGCATCCGAAGATGGATTTAAGTGCCCTATCTGTGGTAATCATGACCCCGAAACTCTTGAAGTAACTCGTCGAGTTTGTGGGTATCTTGGAAATCCAGGTGCTCGTCCATTTAACCCCGGCAAACAGCACGAGGTTATGGGCAGGGTGAAACATCAGGATATTCGAGCTAAATAAGCTAATCAGCCGGGTTGCTAGTCGACCTGGCTTTTATTTTATTTGCTTTCAGCCAAAAATTTATATATAATAGATTTATAAATTTGAGAGGAGAAAGCTATGAGCGAGTTGCTTCCTAAAGTAGATGTCTCCCATCTTGGAGAGCCTAGTGAAGAACGTAAGGCTCTAGATTGGTTGGGTGGATTTGATTATCGTTGTGTTGTTGCAACATGGAATGATAAGAAAGTTAAGAAGTTTCGGGTACATTATGTAGGTAAAGACAAGTGGCTCTGGATTGATTATGAAGAATCGAAGGGGTCTACTAAGGCTGTGAAAATTTATCGTATGTATGGGTATTATTATGCTCACTGTGATAAGAATGAATTTACAGTACAGAACTAAGGAACAAGAATGAAAAACGTAAAACATCTTAAATATCGCTTAATTTACAACGGACGTATGGAAACAGAAGATCTGGCCCAGTTAGCTATTAATTCTAATGAGGTTACGGTGCGTGCGCTGGCAATTGAAAAGTTGCGTGCTTCTTATGAAAATCGTGTTATGGAACTAGAGGAGAAACTTTATGGCATTCTCGAAGCCGATGCTACCAGATAAGGGTTTAAACTCCGCTTTGGAAAACGCATTAATGCAGCACTGGGAAACTGGCTATAAGGATGGTGTTGAATCCTGCGCTACTATGCTAGAAGTTATTGCTAATACCTTAATGGAGAAAGGCAATAAAGAATTAGCTGAGCTATTAGACAGTATTGGGCAAAACTTCAGAGAACAGGTGAAAAATGCGTAGATTAATTATTATTAGCGGTGCAGGTTTGAGTGTTGAAAGTGGTGTACGAGCTTTTCGTACTGATACTACTAGTGGTAAAGCACTGTGGGATGATTATGATCTAGAAGAAGTATGTAATATTCATGCCTTTCGTGGTAATTTTTATCATAAAACCCATATGTTTTACAACAAGCGTCGTGAAGAGCTAAAAACTGTTGAACCCAATCTTGCACATTTGCGTATTGGTGAATGGTATAAACAATATCCAGGTCAAGTAGTAAACTTGACTACCAATGTTGATGACCTTATTGAACGTGCTGGCGTTCCACATACTGACATTCTGCACATTCACGGATATTTAAAAGAGGTTGTTGTAGCTGACAGCTACAATAGTAGTAATAAACGAATTATTGATGTTGGGTATAACTATATTGACCCAGATGATTATAAATGGGTTAAGCCTAATGTAATCTTCTTTGGTGAGCATGCTCCAGCATATGCAGAAATGTACAATGTTTTTGATGGTATTACCAGTCAAGATATGATCATTGTGGTTGGTTGCTCTAACCAAGTAATTAACTTCTACTGGGAATTATTTCCTGTTCTTAATCTGACTGCTGCGAAACTTATGGTGGTTAACTACTATGATAGTGCTCTAGCGGCAGAACCAGGCTATCAAGGTATGACTCGTAGTGAGATGTACCAACTGGAAGAACGGGGTATTCCTTACTGGAGTAAAGGTGCGGTAGATGCTTTCAGTGATCCTGATTTTATTGCTCGTGTAGAAGCTCATCTAGAGGGTAGACCTTATATGCCGGGAAAACAGATATGTCCATAGTTAAATCTGTGTATACACATCCCGATGATATATTTGTATGGGCGGATGGTAGTTGGTGTTATCGATGTGAGCTATGGGAAATGGACTATAAATCCGATGATTATGGTGTCATATATGTTGATACGGTTGAGTATGATACGTTCTTAGAAAGGGACAAAAATGGAAATAAGTAATACTCCAATTATTTTTCTAGACATTGATGGGGTGCTTAATTCGAGCATCTCCCATCACCATGCACCTGATGATGAAAAGATTTTCTTTGGAAGTGACTGGGTTTTTAAACCGCTTCTCAAGGCTTTTCAGGACTTTATTCGTCCCTCTCCAATAATGATTGTTGGGGTATCTTCATGGTTCTCTGTCAGGAATGAGATGGAGAACGTTCAGATTATGACCGGATTAGATCTTATCGATCGTTTTCTTGGTACAACGGATTTTACTGGTGGTGGATTATCTAGGGGTAATTCTGTTCTTCGCTTCGTTGAAAAGCATAAGCTCAAACATTGGTGTGTGCTAGATGATGCTGGTGCTATGATGTATCAGTATCCAACAGTTATAGTCAATGGTAGAACTGGAATAAATCTTCAAGATTTAAGAGCTGTTAGCTATATGTTAGAATTTAGTCCAGATCTTGAAATGTGTAAAGCCCTACAACAATTTAAGGTGTAAATATGTTCAATAATGTATTCTCTAAAGAAGCTAACCCAATATTGGTTAATTTTTGGCGTACTCTTCCAGACAACCTGTACAATGAGGCTATTAATGCTCTGAAAATATGGTGTGAGAATAATGAAATCTCCTTTGCTTTTAAAGGTGAGATTGAAGAAGCTCCCTGTATTGGTTTAATTGTGCAGGTAGAAGATGGTTTTGAAGAGATTGTCGGCTGGAAAGAGTTAGATGAAATGGGCTTGGTTTTTGCATTAAACTATAAGCTATTTATGCCCAATAAACACCGTATTGTTGTTAATTATAAAACCAGTGAATCTCCTGGTTTTCAAGTTAATGAACATTACGGTTGGTCTTACTCACCGGAAGAAGTAAATGATGGTATCCAAAAACTTCGTCGTTTTGGTTATCAAATTCCGGGTTTAACCACCTAAAGGGGGCACAATGGAACAAGTATATTGGCGTCAGATTGATCCTAGTTTGGTGAAGCGTGCGGAGAAGCTGCTACAACGTTGGTTGGGGGTAAGACAAGCCTCCTTCACTTTTCCGGAGCAGCAAATAGACGATCCCTGTATTGGTGTTTTCCTATCAGGCTACGCTAGGGAATGGGAATTGGATTGGGATGAGTTGTCTGCTATGGGTTTAATTGTTGCACTAAATTTCTCTTTGTTCCATCCACGTGGTTTGGCCATATGTCGTGTGCCTGATGATGGTTGTTCGCCTCATCTTTTACAGGTGGAAGATGATATTTGGGAGTACACTCCAGATATTCTCAAAGAAGCTAAAGAACAATTAAATCGTGTTGGAATCTATGTTCCGGGACTAAATGATGAATAAAGAATATTGGGTATGTTATGGTAAAATTAAAAAGTGGAATAAGGGTCAACTTTCAGCTAAACAAGTAAAATTTATGGCGAGATATTTGACTGATCCCACTTTCGATATTAAAAAGTTAAGTAGCTCAAACCGCGCTATTATACTTAAATTTGCTAATACTATTCGTGGTCTTTTTTATGATTAATCCGTATAACCGAGTCATTTTGGCTCGGTTTTCTCTGTACTCAAAGACACTGATAGCACCATCCGGAAAATTTTACTTGCACGATACTCAAAATCTTGATATAATATTTATATTGAATTGAGAGACATTAGTAAAAATTGGTTTTACTAATTTTTCTTGTTTACAATCCGCGATACGGAACAGTTAGGCTGCCCCATTAAGGGTTGTTTTAACTGTTACGTGTTAGTTTTTAAACAAATAGTTAATAGAATACTTAGCGATCTGCGTCCCATAGGAACCCTGGTAAGGCCTCGAAGCAACCTAGTATGAGGTGGTTGTGAAGTGAGATGGGAGGAGTGAAAAACTACCGAGACGTGATTCTGTAAGTTATATTGCATCTAGTATGAGCTAGTATATGAAGCATTAGGTGAGCAAATCTGGCTTAGCGGCCATCCTCAAGGATTTGTGCGGTATAATGAGGCAGCAGCGCAGCGTGAAAGTGGAAGTTGCCACCCCACTTCAGTATTTGCGATTAATTTGTTGAGAAATTGACAGTAACAGTTGTTCTATTCTTTCTGAATAGTCCTAAAGAAAACTTATTTCATTTCCAATACAGGAGTATTGTTGTGTTTTCAATCCTACAAGGTCATGCAGGATTTCATCGCGATTTAGCCACAGGCAATTGGCGAGAAGTTAAAGCAGAAGATTATCTTTTTGCTAAAAGATTTTCCTCAAAGCATCCTGAAGGTAAACCAGCTTCAATGCCCTTCAAGTTTGATGTAATTGACGAAGTTGATCCTCAAACCCTAGTAGAAATGCTTCCTCTTATGAGACGTTTAACGTCTGATCCTCATATAGTTGCGGTACGAGGACGATGTCTTGTACCTAAAAATAATGTGCGACGTAAGAAGGGCAACTTTAATGTATCTAATCCAAGTCATATAATTGCAATGGACGTGGATGGTATTGTAGATACAGGAGGTTGTAACAAGTTTGATCTTGTTGGCATGGCTCGACATATTATTAGGATGTTAAATAGTATTAGTGAGGATATGTTTCCTCTTGATGCAGGGTTTATTGCTCATGCATCGTCTTCGGCTGGGTTAAAACCAGGTATCCGAATGCACTTAATACTAGAATCTAATGTTAAAGTAACTCAGGGTCAAATCAAGTTCTTATTTACATCTATCAACGAAAGTAGTAGACAAAAGTATGGCTTTGATATTGCCGACTTAGCTTATTACTCTTCCGTACAGCTCCATTACTTTGCAGATCCTTTATTTACTGATGGTATAGTAGATCCGTTTAAAGCGGAGGGTGCTTCACGTCTGGTATTTGTTAAAGGCTCAAAAGTAAATTTACCCAATAATCTAGTTGACTATGAAACAACTAGAGGAGAGTTTAAAGAGGAGTTCTACTCCTTACTCGATCAAATTAAAGGTAAAAAGGCTGCCTCTGATAAAGTAGAAGAAACCATCAGCGAGTTAGAAGAAGCTGAGGATGGTGTATATCTACGTATTATTCCTAAACTCTATCACCGAGCACTAGAGGATGGTGTAGATTTTGGTTGGCTAGAGAAGGAGATCCGCCCAGCTTTATCTGAGTATATTGCAACTAAAGATAATAGTCGTAATATTCAAGATTATTTTAACAACGGTCGTAAGCAGGCTCTGAAAGCGTTTGTTAATAATTCTAAACGTGATATACCAGATGTTTTAAAAGGTATTCCACTTAAAAAGCTAGAAACTAATTCTCTAGAAACTGATAACTTCTTGAAATTAAATACTGTACCACCAGAAGGTTATATGACTTTTGTAAAAGCAAGTCTAGGTACAGGTAAAACCACGGCAGTTGTGCGTTGGTTAGATTCAGGGGTTATTAAAGGTAATTTCTTAGCAATTACCAATACTAGAGCACTGGTATCTTCAAATGCTAAGAAATTTAGTGCAGGACAGTATGATAAGTCTGTAGATATGCTTAATTTTAAGCGTGGTGCTATTGACCGTATGTCCACAACTATTCACTCTTTGCATAAATTCAAGAGTTTTATTGGTCAAATTGACGCAATCTTTATCGATGAATGTGATGCAGTAATGAATGACCTATTATTCGCCCCGGTTGTTAAGCAACGTCGAGAGTGTATTCAGGTTCTTCGGGATATTCTTGCAACTGCAAAAATCATTATATTATCTGATGGGGATATTAGTGCAGAAACAATTGAAGCATATGGTTCTTTGATTGAGTTTGATAAACCGGTTGCATTTTATAATCATCACCGTAAAATGCTATCAAAAGCTCATGCTTATGAGTTTCCTGATGAATCCAGTATTTGGGTTGCACTTCAGACTTCCCTGGAGATGGGTGAGAAATCTATCCTAGTATCTGACTGTGGGCCAGATGAACTGAATGAGAAGGGCATGGCGTTGCGTCGTAATACGGGTGCGTTAGTTAAGGAAATCCACTCAAATTCTACGTCTGATGTGGATATTAGACGTATCCTGGATTACACAACTAATGAGTTAATTGACCAACAAATTGATTGCTTATTATGTAGTCCATCCGTAACGAGTGGTGTTGACTTCAACTATTTTGATAACGTATTCGTTATTACTAGAACCAGTAATCAAGCGCCAAACATGCGTTTCCAAGCAATCAGGCGCGACCGTGGTGCTCAGAATATCTATTATTTTATTGATAAATCCACTAGTGGATTCTCCGCGGGTTCTGAACAATATAATATTGATGAAGGTTGGCTGGAGTTAGCACAGCAATTATACGCACGTCGCAGAGAGCTGGAATCTAGAAACTATACTAGTACTTTACGTTATTACTTGCTTGATCAGGGTGCAACTATTGATATTTTCAGCGAAAGCTGGGGAACTATTGAAGGTGCTGGTAAAGAATACACAGAAGAGCGAATCAAAGCTATCCTACATTCAACTCCGGATTACTGTGCCCCACGTCATGCGGATGCGTATGAGGCTAAACTACTTCTTGTTCGCTATTACCATCTTGAGTCTATTAAAGATGTAACAGTTGAGCATGTTGAACAATATATCAAAGATAAACCGAATGATCGAGCTGCATTCTTCCATAAGATGCACGAGATGTTCTGGGAAGATATTAAGAAGTGTTCAAATGTGACCATTAAACCATTCATAGAGGCTCTGAAAGGTAAGAAGAAAGACTTCTTCCTTAAAACAGGTCAGAGTGCTAACCCAAAATATGCAAGAATGTATCTTGGTATGATGGGTATTGGTAAGGATATGAACACTGAAAATATTGTAGACTGGTACAGAACCTATTGTAAAATCGAGTGTATGCCAATTCCTTATAAGTTCATGACTGACGAGGAAAAACATATGCATGATGAAGCAATGTCAGAGCTAGGTGCTAGAAATGACAGTGAAGAATAAAAAATGGGAAACAAGGAAGTTTCCAGTAAAAGAACGTAAAGTTCCTGTTTATGATACTTCGGAAAAGCTATGTAGGGTGGTACCACACAGATTAGCTGGCATCCCTAACATATCCGAATGGTTACTTAAACAACGGAAAACAAACGTGTCTCTTCGCATCGGCTTTGAGTTAGATAAAGTCTATGCTGAACTTGCTTCTTTGCTCAAGGAATCGTAAAAATTTATTTGCTTTCAGGAAAATTTTTCTGTATAATAGATTCATAAATTTGAGAGAGGAGTTTAAATATGGCTGGTTCTCGCAGAAAGAAACATATCCATGAAATCCCTGATGAAGTCTTTAAAAAGGTTATAGAGCATCTGGAGAACGGTGGTACTAAGAAAGCCGCATGTGAAATGCTCGGCGTATCATCCAACCCAACTATGGAAAGGATGATAGAAGAGTGGCAAGATCGCCAAATTCAAGTTGCCGAGATGAAGAAAAAGAAACGTGGCACACTCATTGAAGGCATTGAGTTAGCTAACGTTATTGAGCAGTATTTATCTGGTGATTCTTTTGAAGAAATTGCCGATCGTAATTACCGCTCTGTAGCAATGGTTAAATCTGTTCTGGAACGATATGGTGCTCTACTTCGTTTGAACGATATTGTAGATCCATTGAATCCTCCAATTATTCCTGATGATGCTGTAGCAGAAGAATTTGCAGTTGGTGAGCTTGTTTGGGTTCCTGGGTACCAGTGTATCGGTGAAATCAAAAAAGCAATGGATAATCCTGTTGGCTGTTATCGAGTCTGGTTACTATCGGAAGGCAAACAACAGAACGTTCATTATATGAATTACGAGCTGGCCTCTGTTAAACATCTGGAAAAGTTAGGGGTTGATGTAAAGTCTCTGGGGTACAAATGGTCCCGGGAAGAAGTTATCACACTGATTAACGAAGCTGTTAAGGCTGCCCTGAAACTTGATAAAGAAAAAGGAAAACGCCGTGAGTAAGCTAACTGATTTGCTTAAAGATGGGGAAGTAAAAACTCTATATCGTAGAAGCTGGGATAACGATAATAACGGCTTAGTGTTACTAACTTTAGATGCTGACTCGGATGTAGCTACTCAGCATACCTGAGTAGCCGGTAACTATCCATACAGCAAGGTTGTTTCATTAACAGTATGCGAAGCTATTGCAGACGATTGGGAGGTTGCCAGCATCGAGGATATGCTCGCTGTTGGCCTGGTGGAGTAACTACTTAAAAATTTCAGTTGCTTAATCCTACAATTCTTGATATAATATTCTCATAGTTTGAAAGAACTATTCTGTTTAATTCTTAATTAAGGAAATATAAAATATGACTACTCCAACTCAGTGGACTGATGAACTGTTCGAAAAAATGTCTTCCGAATATGTTGCTCGTATGGAGCAATTCCCAGAGGATGAACGCCCGGGTGTTAGCATGGAAATTGTTAGCGAAATTGCCCAGGAAAATGGTGTAACTCCGAACGGTTTTCGTATGAAGCTGACTAAAGCAGGTTTGTATATCAAGAAAGCTGCTGGTTCTGCTTCTAAATCTAGTGCATCTACGGGAGAAAAAGCTTCTGGTGGTTCTCGTACCTCCAAAGCCCAAGCTCATGCTGATCTTCGTTCAGCGTTCTCTGATGCTGGCTTAGCACCAGATTTTCTGGATGATGCAATTATCGACAAACTGACCGGTAAAGCAGCCGCTCATCTGGCTGAAGCAATCCGAGCTATCACTAAGTAATTTTTAGATAAATCCACCAACAAAAGGAACACAGTTATGACCAAAGCTGAAATTATTGCACAATGTGAAAAATTTGGTGAGTTTTATCTTCATTACGAGAAACTTCGTCAGAAAGGAACCACGTACCTTCAGGGTACAATGGAATTTGATCCGTCCCAAGATAAATATCTGGCTGAGCGTATTAAACGTGAACGTATTCGTAAAGCGAAAGATGATGAAATCCTTGTCTTCTCTCGTACTAATGATAGCTTCCGTTTTATTCCTGTCGAGAAAGTTCGTCGTGTGACTAGCCTCCAATCAGAGTTAGATCGTGCTTCTCCAGTAGGCCGATAAGAAAACAATTAGCCCCTATATGGGGCTTTTTGTGTATTTGGGATATGTAAATGAGCGAACAGGTAAATCAAAACTATGAAGGACACGTTGATGACCAGTCCATCATACTTTGGGAGAAGGAGGGGGAACAAGTAAGATTAACAGTATCTGAATTTCGTGGGAATCTATACATGGGTATTCGTTACTGGCTTCTTGATATTAATGATGAGTGGTTTCCAACGAAATCTGGCTTCTCTTTTCCTTACACCCTAGAAACAACATCACAGCTTTTCTATGCGTTTACACAGATTCTTAGCGAATCTGAGGTTTTACATGAAGTACAGAAACGAGCTGAAGAGCTCAAAGCCAAGAATGCCTAGTTCTTGGCTTTTTCTTTATAAATGTATTTGCTTTCAACTCAGTTTTGTTATATAATATTTATATAAATTAATGAGAGGATCAATCATGGCAATGACAGTAACACTTCCCAAGATTCAAGCAAAACTTAATCTACTTTCCACAGCACGTATTAATTATCAAGATAGCATAGGCACAGTAAATCAAAAAGCGTACAAAGATGCGTTTCTGAAAGAATCTGCTGATTTGATGGATATGGTTACACAATATAATAAAGAACTCAAGATGGAAATCGCCGATGATGAATAATGTAAAAGGCTTTATTAAGCGTTGTCAAGAAGCATATTATCAAGGCATGTCTTTAATCTCTGATGAGGAGTATGATTGCCTGGTAAAACGCTTCCCGTTAGAAGAAGAGATCGGGCCTAAAGGTGATATTCCACATCTGTATCGTATGTATTCTTTACAGAAAGTTTATTATAATCGGGGAGATAAACCCCCATTTAACCCCTTAGGTCAGGTAGAAACTGATAAGTTAGATGGTTGTGCAATTTCTCTGTTATATATTAACGGCGAATTTGTCCAAGCATTAACCCGTGGTAATGGTATTCTAGGGAATGATGTCACAAGCAACGTAAGATTGCTGAACATTCCTAAAAAGATTTCCCAAAAAGTACCTACTCAAATCACTGGTGAAGTTCTAATTACAAAAGAAGTAGAAAATAAACGTAACTTTGCCTCTGGTGCTATTAACCTCAAAGATAGCGATGATTTCGTACAACGCATTGGAGAAGGTGGTTTAATCTTCGTTGCTTATGGTATCCAATGTTCTGCCGAATCTGTAGGTATTACAGAAGCATATTTAAAAGATATGCTTTGGCTAGAGAATGAGAACTTCTTAACAGTTGTTAATGTGCGTTCCTTCTTTAAATGGATTCCAACGGACGGTAAAGTTGTTCGTATTAATGACAACAACAAATTCTTCCGTGAAGGCTGGACTAATAAATTCCCTCGTGGAGCATTCGCTATTAAAGAGGATGAAGAAGGCGAGATTACAACTCTTACTAAAGTTGAATGGCAGGTAGGGGCTTCTGGTAAAGTAACTCCAGTTGGTTATTTCGAACCGGTAATTATTGATGATGCTACAATTGTTAAGGCGACTCTTAATAACGTTGATTATATTAACTCTCTCGATCTAGAGATCGGTTGCCAGATTCGAGTGATTCGTGCTGGTGGTGTAATCCCGTGCATAGTAGAGCGAGTATACGATTAATACATAACCCTTTGCTACCCATCTACCATATCGGAATTATAAAGTGGTTATTGACATTTTCGCCGCTTAGGTATATACTATTATCATTCAGTTGAGGGATAGAAAGTTATGGCGAGGGTAAGCAAAGTTAATTAAAATTGTAGTTGCTAAATGCTTAAATACTTGCTATAATATTTATATAAATTGATAAGGAAGAAATTTGATGAAAATCGAAATTCCAACACAATGTCCCTCTTGTGGTTCTAAGCTAGATCTTGTCAACGGACAATTATTCTGTCGTAATAAGTCCAACTGTCCAGCGCAATCAAGTAAGTTAATTGAGAACTTCTGCACAAAAATGAAGTTAAAGGGCTTTGGTCCAAAAACTATTGAGAAGCTGGAGCTGACGAAGATTTCAGAACTATTTTACCTAACCGAAGAAGATTTGGTTAGAGCCGTGGGTAGCAAGGTTGCCGCTAAGTTAACTAGCGAATTAAATACTAAAGTTCGCGGAGACATTGACTTTGGTTCAGTTCTCGGTTCTTTAGGAATCCCTCTAATTGGAGAGGTTGCAGCAAAGAAATTATCCCAAAATTGCACTAGCTTCCATGATGTGAAGGCTGACGGCAAAGCTGGAGAAAATTATAAAGCCTGGCTAAATTCCCCACAAGGCAAGGATGTTATCGAATTACCGTGGAAATTCACAACTGGTATTAAAGGTGCTAAAGCTGAGGTCATCATCACTGATGGTCTAGTAGCCCAACCAAACGGAATAACGGTATGTATTACCGGATCTTTGCAAGATTTTGCAAATAGAACGGATGCAACAAACTATTTAGAAGGTCTAGGATATACGGTTAAGAAATCCGTTACCAAAGACGTCAAATACCTAATCTGTGAGGATGAATCGAAGCGTTCTTCCTCATCTTATAAGAAAGCCGAAACGAATGGGATAGAAATCCTGTCGATTAAAGAACTATTGGAGAAAAATAATAATGTCTAAACTGAACTGGAACGTAGAAGGTGTAACCGAGTCTCTGAAAGCAAAAGCCACTGCTCTGGGTGTTTCTGTAATCTCTCAAGAACAAGTAGCTGCTATCGCTGCTGAACTAGCTGCTGAAACTGGCAAAGATGTTACTGCTCGCTCTGTTGGCTCTAAACTGCGTAAAGAAGGTTTTGAAGTACAAAAAGCTAACGAAGTACAGAAATCCCCGTGGACTCCTGAGCAGGAAGCTGAACTGGTTGATTTCCTGAACGCTCATGCTGGTCAGTATACCTATGCTGAAATCGCTGCTGCTGTAGCTGGTGGTCAGTTCGGTGCTAAACAGGTACAGGGTAAAATCCTGAGTCTGGAAATGACCGCTTCTGTTAAGCCAACCGAAAAAGCTGCTGCTGTTCGTTCCTTCACTCCGGATGAAGAAACTGATTTTGTTAATCAGGTTGTTGCTGGTGCTACTATTGAAGCTATTGCTGCTCACTTCGGTCGTAATATCAAGCAGATCCGTGGTAAAGCTCTGAGTCTGCTTCGTGAAGGTCGTATCGCTGCTATGCCAGTACAGGAAACTTCAAGTGCTAAAACTCGTGAAGATCTGTTAGAAGGTCTGGACCTGGTTAACATGACTGTTGCTGAGATCGCTGAGAAAACTGGTAAATCTGAGCGCGGTGTTAAATCTATGCTGTCTCGTCGTGGTCTGGTTGCTAAGGACTATGATGGTGCCGCTAAGCGTGCTAAACTGGATGCAAAAGCTGCGGCTGCTGAATAATCTGGTAAATTAAACCTAAGGGGAGGGGGCTATGCTCCTTCCCCTTTTTGCATTTAGAAGGCACGAAAGCGTGCAAAGGAGAATGACCTTGTTTAACGTGCAAGCTGTAGTGTTGAAGATGCTTCTAGCTTCCGAACAGAAGCAAATAGCATTGGAAACATTCTCAAAACTGCATAAAGATCATTTTAATGACGCTTTCTCCTCAATTTACCAAGCCGTCCAGAATTATTATAAAAAATATAACACAATGCCGTCCATTGACGCACTTATGCTTGAAGCTAATAGGAACGCCCGCCTTTCTCAAGCTCTAGTCGTCTTAGCTAACACTCAAATTCCAGAAGTGAGCATGGAACAGGCACTTGAAGTCCTAGAAGCAGAATATACACAGGATTTATTCCTGAAGCTTCTAGAAACAGACGTGCTTCAAGATTTAACAATGCTGGATCAGGGAGAAATTCTCAACCGAGTTGCCTCCCTTCACTTAAAATTAGAAGAGAAAGTAACGAATACTGGAAAAGTATTCAACGCAGATAACATGCGTATTTTCCAGAGAGAAGAAGATACCAAACTGAACTTAATCGCTCTTGGTATTTGTAATGAGTTCGACGCTCAAATTGGTTTAGCTCGCACAGAAACGTTACTGCTTGGTGGTTGGCGTGGTACTGGTAAATCCATTATCTGTTCAAACATACAGGTTCAGCAATATTTGAATGGAGATATTGCTCCATACTTCTCAATTGAGATGAAAGAACATGAAGTATTTAGACGTAATCTAGCCATGTTAGCTGGTGTATCAGCATTAGCAATGCGTAATAATACTCTAGAAGGTGCAGCTCTGTTGAGATTAGCCAGAACTAGAGCCAGAATGTTTAATGGTGGTGAAGAGCTTTTCGATAACTTCGTTAAACAGTACACAATGGCTAAGATGAGTGATTTCTACGATATGGAAAGTAAGCTAATAGAAGGGTATGAGCTACATACTCCTATGATTATTGTTTATGACCCTGAGCTGTCTATTACAACAGTTGACGTAGAATTAAATAAATTAGTTGCTAGATATGGTGATAAAGTTACAGTAGCTTTACTGGACTATATTAACCAAACCCGACTTCCAGATTCTAAAACCATTGATATGTATGACTGGAAAGAACAGATGGTTGTTAGCTCGTCTTTCAAATCTATCTGCCAGAAACATAACGTGGCTGGTGTAGCTCCTTACCAGATCGATCAAGATGGTAGAACACGTATGTCAAAGGGGATTCTTGATTCCGCAGACATGGCTGCTAATCTTAATGCTGCAAAAGCTGATAATGGTCAAGGTGCTATTATGTTTGACTTCGTTAAGACTCGTTCTTCTGATAGCGTGAAGTTTATGCCTAAGATGAACTGGGAAACTCTGCGAATGGATAATACAACTAACCTAGCAATGGAAGATATATCTCAAATGGAAGCTGAGTTCGTTATCCCTATTGAGAAGGATAAGCCAGCTCAACCTAAACGTGCTAAGAAAGACAAAACTGAAAATTCAACAGGTGAACAGGCCAGCGATATATGAGTAGAATAACAGAACTACTTGATCTGAAAGGCATTGAATATAAAGACACAGGTGGGGACATCCTCATCTGTTGTCTCAATCCAGATCATGACGATAAACACCCAAGTTTGCGTATTGATCCTGAAACAGGTATTATGCACTGCTTGAGTTGTGGCTTCGGTAAAGGTATACCGAGCATTTACCATTATTTTAATGAGACTCAGTACCGGCAGTCCCCAAGACTATCACAGGTACGAAAAAAGATTTCAGAAATTAGAAATGGATCAACGAATCTTGCAATTCCTGAATCTGCTTACCTTTTCGAAGGTGATTTCCGAGGTATAAGTTCTAAGACCTTGAAGAAATATTTTGCTTTCCAACACCAAGCAGACTGGGAAGGCAGAATTGTATTCCCAATCACAGATGCTGTTGGACGCAATATCCTATTTTTGGGTCGTTCTATAAACAGTTCTGCCCCTCCTAAATACTTAGTAAAACCAAAACAAGTTTCACCACCGATTTTCCCTGTACGATATAACACTCCAGTTCTTATTCTAGTTGAGGGTATCTTTGATATGCTGAACCTAGAAGATAATGGTATAGACTATGCTTCTTGCTGCTTTGGTACACATCAGTTTACTTCGGATAACATTGCGGATAAGTTCAGCCCTTATATTATTGCTGGTGTAAAAGTTGTTGTTATCTTACTAGATAATGATGCTTCTGGTAATAAGGCTGCACAAGCGTTGGCCAAGTTAATTCGTACAAAAACTCGTTTAACACCTGTAGTTGCTAGCTTTCTTCTACCCGAGGGCAAGGATCCGGGTGATTTAAACAAAGATGAAATTGATATGTTAGCAAAACGTATTGAAATTTTAGTTGCTGAATCGCTTAAAGATTTGGTATAATATATTGGTAAGTTAGAGAAGAAACACTGAAGTTATACTTACTTACCAAGAGGAGATTAAATTTGAAAATCGCAATAGTTGATAAAGCTCTAAACAACACTCGTTACGATAAACATTTCCAGCTATACGGCGAGGAAGTTGATGTATTCCATATGTGTAACGAGAAGTTATCTGGTCGTTTGCTTAAAAAGCACATTACTATTGGAACACCAGAAAACCCATTTGATCCGAATGATTATGATTTTGTTATACTAGTAGGTGCTGAACCTTTCCTGTACTTCGCGGGTAAGAAAGGCATTGGTGACTATACTGGTAAACGTGTAGAGTATAATGGATATGCTAACTGGATTGCGAGTATCAGCCCAGCCCAGTTACACTTTAAGCCTGAAATGAAACCAGTTTTTGATGCAACAGTAGAGAATATCCACGATATTATCAATGGTCGTGAGAAGATTGCAAAAGCTGGTGATTACCGTCCTATTACTGACCCTGACGAGGCGGAAGAATATATCAAGATGGTGTATAATATGGTTATCGGACCTGTCGCATTCGACTCCGAAACCTCAGCACTATACTGTCGAGATGGTTATCTGCTTGGTGTTTCTATATCTCACCAAGAGTATCAGGGTGTATATATCGATTCTGATTGTCTCACAGAGGTTGCAGTATATTATCTCCAGAAAATTCTGGATAGTGAAAACCACACTATTGTTTTTCACAACTTGAAGTTTGATATGCACTTTTATAAGTACCATCTGGGACTTACTTTTGATAAAGCACATAAAGAACGCAGGCTCCATGATACAATGTTGCAGCATTATGTCCTAGATGAGCGTCGTGGTACTCATGGCTTGAAATCTCTAGCAATGAAGTATACCGATATGGGTGACTATGACTTTGAGCTAGATAAGTTCAAGGAGGATTACTGCAAAACACATAAAATCAAGAAAGAAGATTTCACTTATGATTTAATTCCGTTTGATATTATGTGGCCTTACGCTGCAAAAGATACCGATGCCACCATACGTTTGCACAACTTCTTCTTACCAAAAATTGAGAAGAATGAAAAACTCTGCAGTCTATACTACGATGTTTTGATGCCTGGCTGCGTGTTCCTGCAACGTGTTGAAGATCGTGGTGTACCAATTTCTATTGATCGCTTGAAAGAAGCACAGTACCAGTTAACCCATAACCTGAATAAGGCTCGTGAGAAACTGTATACTTATCCAGAAGTCGTTCAGCTAGAAAAAGATCAGAACGAAGCGTTTAACCCAAACTCTGTTAAGCAGCTACGTGTTCTTCTGTTTGATTATGTTGGGTTAACTCCAACAGGTAAATTGACAGATACTGGAGCGGACTCTACAGATGCAGAAGCTCTGAACGAACTGTCTACGCAGCATCCAATTGCTAAAACTCTGCTAGAGATTCGTAAGCTGACTAAGCTGATCTCTACTTACGTTGAGAAGATTCTTCTGAGCATTGATGCTGATGGTTGCATTCGTACTGGCTTCCACGAACACATGACTACTTCTGGTCGTCTGAGTTCTTCTGGTAAACTGAACCTGCAACAGTTACCTCGTGATGAATCTATTATCAAGGGTTGTGTAGTAGCTCCTCCAGGGTATCGTGTAATTGCATGGGACTTAACAACTGCGGAAGTTTATTATGCTGCTGTTCTATCTGGTGATAGAAATATGCAACAGGTATTTATCAACATGAGAAATGAACCTGATAAATACCCTGACTTCCACTCTAACATCGCACACATGGTATTTAAGCTCCAATGCGAACCTCGTGATGTTAAAAAGTTATTCCCAGCTCTGCGTCAAGCAGCTAAAGCAATCACCTTTGGTATTCTGTATGGTTCTGGCCCAGCTAAAGTAGCTCATTCTGTTAACGAAGCTCTTCTGGAACAGGCTGCTAAGACAGGCGAACCGTTTGTAGAGTGTACTGTTGCAGATGCTAAAGAGTACATTGAAACTTACTTCGGTCAGTTCCCACAGCTTAAGAGTTGGATTGATAAGTGCCACGATCAGATCAAGAATCATGGATTTATCTATAGTCACTTTGGTCGTAAACGTCGTCTGCATAATATCCACTCCGAAGACCGTGGTGTTCAGGGTGAAGAAATCCGTTCTGGATTTAACGCAATCATTCAGTCTGCTTCTTCTGATAGCCTCCTTTTAGGTGCGGTAGATGCAGATAATGAGATCATTTCTCTTGGCTTAGAACAGGAGATGAAGATTGTTATGCTGGTTCATGACTCCGTAGTTGCTATTGTTCGTGAGGATTTGATCGACCAATACAATGAAATCCTGATTCGTAATATTCAGAAAGACCGTGGTATCAGTATTCCTGGCTGTCCGATTGGTATTGATTCAGATTCTGAAGCTGGAGGTTCTCGTGACTACTCTTGTGGTAAGATGAAGAAACAGCACCCATCAATCGCTTGTATTGATGATGATGAATATACTCGTTATGTCAAGGGTGTATTACTTGATGCAGAGTTCGAGTATAAGAAACTAGCTGCAATGGATAAAGAGCATCCAGATCATAGCAAGTACAAGGATGATAAGTTTATTGCTGTATGTAAAGATTTGGATAACGTGAGAAGGATTCTCGGTGCTTAATTTCAAATTGCCCGTATATGCTTTACGGGCATTTGTATCAATTGAGCAAGAAGGTGATTATTCCGTAATTACAACAAGATATAATAAATATGTACTAGATAACAGGAAGTTGCCGGGTACTTTTTCTCAACGTAGGCTTATTCTATTTGAGAAACGGAAAGAATTACCGTACAAGCTCTATCCTATTAGAGGTAGAATATCAATGTTGTCTCAATTAGTTGGGTCAAAGCGTAGCCAATTTATAGATTCTGATGGAAATCTTATTAATTGGAAGAAAACTACGTTCTATGATGTTGTCACCTCTAAAGTTCTGCATTCAGCTAGAATTTATAACGGAAAATACCAATGCTATGTAGCTAAAGTTCCATATCCATTTGTATTATCCTATGTTCCAGCTTATATAAGCTATATTCTGGTAAATAATAGCCCTGTTATTTATCAAGTCCATCAAGAGGAGCCTGAAATTCCTAGACTTAGAATAAAATTATGAAGGTTGTTATATCTAATAAAGCCTATTTCAAGCCCGATGATGAACTTTGGGATTATTGTAGTAAACAAACCACTTATCACATTGAGACAATGACTAGTAAATACCCTATTATGTATAAGAATAGTGGTGTTGTTGCCAAAGAGATTAAGTGGATTCCTATTACGCGTCTGGACTTACTAGATGCTAAAGGAGTAAAATACGAATTAGTAGATAAACGTACATTAGCTCCGGTAGATATACCAAAACCTAAGTTCAAGCTGCGTGAAGAAGATCAACTTCCAATATATGAAGAATGCGATGATACCTGTATTATTAATGGTAAGCCTGGATTTGGTAAAACTATCCTAGCCCTTGCACTTGCGTATAAATTTGGCCAGAAAACTCTGGTAATATGTACGAATACATCCATCCGTGAAATGTGGGCGGCAGAAGTTCGTAAATGGTTTGGATTTGAGCCAGGTATTATAGGTTCTGGGAAATACAATATTGATCCACCAATTGTAGTCAGTAATATTCAAACAGTGAATAAACATGCGAATAATCTTTCTAAAGTATTCGGTACTGTTATAGTTGATGAAGTTCACCATTGTGTGGCTACAACTTTCACTAACTTCCTAGAAATATCATGTGCTCGCTATAAAATTGGACTATCCGGTACACTAAAACGAAAAGATGGTCTACAAGTTATGTTCAAAGATTTCTTTGGATATAAGATATTTAGCCCGCCGGTTAATAATACTGTTGCACCTACAATCCATAGATACTCCGTGCCTGTTGAGCTATCAGGAAACCAAAACGTACCGTGGGCATTACGTGCTAACGATGTGTATAATCATCCTGAATATCGAGAGACTATTATAAATCTAGCACATTTATATGTGAGTATGGGACATAAGGTACTCATTGTAAGTGATAGAACAGAGTTAATCCAAACAGTACTAGAAGCGCTATCCAAGCGCGGAGTCACAACCTATGAGATTATTGGCGCAACCCACCTAGATGACCGATTAAAAATTCAAGAAGATATAGCAAAAGGTGGCCCTTGTGTACTTGCAGCAGCTCAAAGTATCTTCTCTGAAGGCATCTCCCTTAATGAGCTATCTTGTTTAATAATGGGAAGCCTCATTAATAATGAATCTCTCATTGAACAGCTTGCAGGTCGTGTTCAACGTATTGTCGAAGGTAAACTCGACCCTATTGTTGTAGATCTAATTATGAAAGGCGGCACTGGACTAAGACAGGCTTCTGGACGTATGGCAGTGTATCGTAACAACGGGTGGAAAACTATTACTATGACTCCAGAGAAAGCAGTTCAATTAGCTAAAATTGCATTTGGCAACAGCTCATAAATGATGTATAATATATACATAAATTTGAGAGAGAAAGTTTCGGATTGATAAGAAAGTCCGAAGCAGAAAAATAAAAATTTTAGTTGCTAAATTCTCTCGAAATCTAGTATAATATATACATAAATTCGAGGAGAAAACAAAAATTAAATTCTTCGATTATGAAAAGCTATACTTACTAGCTAGAGGAAATTCCGACCTAATTATTAAGCTATTCAAAAGAATGCTTACAGAGCCTGATGCTCACCAATTATTGGTCGGTTCCTCATTCATTTTGAATGAATCAACAATAGTTGATAATCCAAATAAATTGTCTAATAGACAACTGGCAGAATATCTAGGAATTTTAAGTCTACGAAATTATGCCGAATACAAGTTTACAAACGATCCTAGTTTGGACATACAATATGTTCCAGTATGGATACCACGTTTAGTAATCGACACTAACCCACTAATCGCAATTAACAAATCGAAATTAATCTTTAAAGAGGAAATAAAATATGGCTAAGTCTTGGGGCGAAACTACTGGCGGTTCTAACGATAAAATCGAATTCCTGAAGTTCAACAACGGTATCACTCGTGTTCGTATCGTTTCTGGTGTTCTTCCACGTTATGTCTATTGGCTGACTAATAAAGAGGGTAGCGTAGCTCCTTTCGAATGTCTCCGTTTTAACCGTGACAAAGAGAGCTTTGTTCGTGGTAAAGCTGATCCGGTTCATGAGATGGGCTTCTTTGAGAAAGAGCTGGATAAAGATGGTAATCGCGTTCCGCTGAAACCGAAGAAAAACTATATCGCTTTTGTTATCGACCGTTCTGATAACAAACTGAAAGTAATGGAAGTCAAGGCTACTATTCTGAAAGGCATCCAGTCTATCATGAAGCAGTTGAGTCTGGCAACCCCGTTTGATATTGATATTTCTATCGAGAAAAAAGGTAAAGGTTTCGATACTGAGTATGATGTACAGCAGATTGCTGCTATGCAGTTCCAGATTAAGCTGCAAGATCCTAACAGTGCGGAATCTAAGCAATATGCTGCGGATGTCGATCTGATCGGTGAAGCTATGTGTGATGAAGATGGCGACATCATTAAGTTCGAAAAAGTTCCTTCTCTGGAACAAACCTATCCGGTTCCTACCTATGAAGAGCAGAAAGAAGCAATTCTAGCCTTCATGGAGGGTCGTGAGAATAAAGATGATGATGCCAAATCTGGTAATAGCAATGTAGGCTCCCAGAAAGGTATTGACTCAGAAGCTGCAAGCGATCTGGACGACTAATAAATAGAGGGGCTTCGGCCCCTTTCTTTTTAACCAATGAGAATATTATTTAGTGCTGATCATCATATCAAACTAGGACAAGATAAGGTTCCAAAGGAATGGCAGAAGCGTCGTTTCCTGATGCTAGGAGAACGGTTAAATGATATATTCCATAATCATAACTGTGATCTTCATATTGCTGGTGGTGATATACTTGATGTTGCCGACCCGTCGTCAGAAGAAATAGAACTGCTTGAACAGTTCATGTCAAGACTTGACCACCCAGGCAAGATCTTTACTGGCAATCATGAAATGTTAACTAAAACCATTTCATGTCTATATCATTATGCAGGAGTTATTAATAAAGTAACTAGTGGAAAGTGGGAAGTAATTACCAAACCATATCGTTCCCCTGAATTTGATATTGTTCCGTATGATGAAATCCATAAATCTAAGTGGAAACCATCTGAATCAAAACTATGTTTCACACATGTTCGTGGTGAAATCCCTCCACATGTAAAACCAGAAATTGATCTAACTAAGTACAACTGTTATGATACTGTAATTGCTGGCGATTTACATTCTTATACTAATAGCCAGACTATCGGATCTACTAGACTTCTCTACCCAGGGTCTCCATTAACTACATCGTTCCATAGAGAACGCACAAAAGGTACAAATGGTTGCTTTATCATTGATACCGACACATTAAAAGTAGAATGGATTGAACTAGGAGATTTACCACAACTGATTCGTAAAACAATCGGAGCTGGTGAAGAGATGGAACCTAGTGATTACGATCGTGTAGTATATGAAGTTACTGGTGACGTTGTTCAATTAAAGTCTATCAAAGACTCTGATTTATTAGATAAGAAGATTAACCATCGAGTTACTAAAGACGCTAAGTTAAATCTTGTTGATCTTGATATGCTAGGTGAACTTGAACTTTACTTCCGTGAAGTCGAGAAGCTATCTCAAGGCGACATTGATAGAATCTTGGCTAGAGCTGCGAAATATGTCAAAGATTACAATTAAGACACTAAAATTTAGTAACGTTATGTCTTACGGTAAGGACATCGTAATTCATTTCGATAAGAATCCAGTTACTCAACTAATTGGGGGCAATGGGCTAGGGAAATCCACTATTGCTACGGTTATCGAGGAATTGTTTTATAATAAGAATTCTCGAGGTATTAAGAAGGACGCCCTGTTCTCTTGGTCTACTCCGAAAAAAGAGTATGATATGCACGCTTACTTCTCAAAAGATGAGGATGAGTATGAATTGCATAAAGTAGTTAAATCCACCGCTAAAGTAACCCTTATTAAGAATGGAGAGGATATTAGTGGACACACGGCAACCCAAACATACAAGATAATTGAAGAGATTATGGGTGGTGACTTTCAAACATTCACCAAATTGATTTATCAGTCAGTGGGTTCTAATCTAGACTTCCTGAAAGCAACAGATGCAACACGTAAGGCTTTTCTTGTTAACTTGTTCAATCAAGAGCAATACAAAGAAATGTCGGAAACTATTAAGGCTGACCGTAAAGAAATAGCAAATACCTTAAATAATTTGCAGGGCCAGATGGCTGTAATTACGAAAATCCTTAATGGGAAAAATAATCTAGGAACTTTGCAGGAACCTGTAGAAGTACCGGAGTTTGATGAAGAGCCATTAGCACAAGAACTTACTGAATCGAAAATTAAGGCGGCATTAGCCAAGTCTCAAGAGGCTAATATTACTAAGTTGCGTAATTTGGACAAAGCTGTACAAGTTGCCGAACAATCTTTCGAACCTTTCAAAAATTTGCCCGCGCCCACCGACCAAAATGAAGAGATCTCGAGTGTTACGCGTGACCTAACGATTGTGACCTCACGTGCGAGCGAAGTTAAGAAACGTTATCAGAAGTTTAAGCAAGAGGCTTCAAATACTGAATGCCCTACTTGTGGTACTCATCTGGATACAACTGCTGCTCAAAAAGCAATGGATATGGCTAGAGTAGAATATGATCCTCTGTTCAAAGAAAAGCAATCTCTTGAAGCTAAGCTAGAACAGTTGAAGAAAGAACAACTTGAGTACGTTGCGTATACTAGAGCAAAGGATGCTTTGGATAAAGCAGTGGTAGCTAGAGACGAGTTCAAAAATTCAATGAGTGATACTTCTTTTGAAGAACTCAATGTGCAAAACCTACAGGTGCAAATCCGACAACTAGAACAGGAAATCGCAGATGGCCGTTCTAAGGTTGCAATTGCCAAAGAGCATAATGCAAATGTTGAATTAGCCAATGCAAAATATAAAGCGAAACTAGAACAGATTGAGAAAGCTGAGGCAGAAATGTCTGAGATTACTTCCAAACTGGATGAGGTATCAGAAGCTGTTGCTGATCTCGATATTCTGATCGCTGCATTAAAGAATCTAGTAGGATATAAACTAGAGCATAGTGTGAAAGTATTTGAAGAGCTTATCAATAAATATCTTTCCATTATGACTGGAGGTAAATTCGCACTTGGATTTGAACTTGATGAAACAAAATTACAAGTAGTAATCTTCAATGATGGAAACCGTACCAGTATGGAGAACTGCTCTACTGGTCAGCAAAGTCGAATTAATCTAGCAACCCTATTAGCTATTCGAATGCTACTAACATCTATTAGTAAAGTTAATATTAATCTTCTGTTCCTTGACGAAGTAATTAGCTTTATTGATACGAAAGGACTTGATACCCTAGTTGAACTATTAAATGAGGAAGAAAGTCTAAATTCTATCATTGTTTCTCATGGGCATACGCATCCATTGGCCCATAAGATTACTGTCAAAAAAGATGCAGAAGGATTTTCCTACTTAGATTAAAACATGGCTGTAGATAGTAGAGAGAAAGGTAAACGTGGTGAATATCAGGTAAGAGATATTTTACGCGAACGTACAGGTCTTGAGTGGGAACGTGTTCCAGGCTCTGGTGCTTTTGGCCAGAGCCATGGACTGAAGGGCGACATCTACCTTCCACCACAAAGCGGACACATTAGTAAATACTGCTTCGAAGTTAAGTGGTATAAAGATGACGCATTATCAAGTAATTTATTTAATGTTGGTGAATCCACTCTAGAGAAGTGGTGGCAGCAGTGCTCACGTGAAGGTGAGCAGATGAACTCTAAACCTGCATTAATATTCAAGAAAGACAGAGGACAGTGGTTAATAGCTTTGGATAGCTCAGACCCGATGGTTGACAACTTAATGAGTCGTACCCATATGGTGTTAAATAAGAAAGACATGGAAATCGTAATTGGTTTATTTGAGCCGTGGCTACATCATGCATCTGTTGAGGACTTAATTAAATAATGAGTAAATCCTGGGGAAAATTTATTGAAGAAGAGGAAGCTGAAATGGCTTCCCGTCGTAACCTAATGATTGTCGATGGAACTAACTTAGGCTTTCGCTTCAAACATAATAATAGTAAAAAACCATTTGCCTCAAGTTATGTTTCCACTATTCAATCTCTTGCAAAATCTTATTCTGCTAGAACTACAATAGTTTTAGGAGATAAAGGGAAGTCTGCATTCCGCTTAGAACATCTCCCCGAGTATAAAGGGAATAGAGATGAGAAATACTCGCAGCGTACGGAAGAAGAGAAAGCGCTAGATGAGCAGTTCTTCGAGTATTTGAAAGATGCTTTCGAATTATGTGAAACTACATTCCCAACCTTCACTATTCGTGGCGTAGAAGCAGATGATATGGCAGCTTATATTGTTAAGCTGATTGGGCATCTATATGATCATGTTTGGCTAATTTCTACCGATGGCGACTGGGATACTTTATTAACTGATAAAGTTTCTCGCTTCTCTTTCACAACACGTCGTGAATATCATCTTCGTGATATGTATGAGCATCATAATGTTGACGATGTAGAGCAGTTTATCTCTCTGAAAGCAATTATGGGTGATTTAGGGGATAATATCCGAGGTGTTGAAGGTATTGGGGCAAAACGCGGATATAACATTATTCGTGAATTCGGTAACGTTCTGGATATTATTGATCAGCTTCCATTGCCTGGAAAACAGAAATATATACAGAATTTAAATGCTTCGGAAGAATTGCTTTATCGAAACCTAATTCTGGTTGATTTACCTACCTACTGTGTGGATGCTATTGCTGCTGTAGGTCAAGATGTATTAGATAAGTTTACAAAAGATATTTTGGAGATTGCAGAACAATGATTAAAATTAAATTAACTCATCCAGATTGTATGCCTAAGATTGGTTCCGAAGATGCCGCAGGTATGGATCTGCGAGCATTCTTTGGTACTAACCCTGCCGCAGACTTACGCGCTATTGCACCAGGCAAATCCTTAATGATTGACACCGGTGTCGCGGTGGAAATTCCGCGAGGTTGGTTCGGTTTGGTAGTTCCGCGTAGTTCTTTAGGAAAGCGCCATTTGATGATTGCAAACACCGCAGGTGTGATCGACTCAGATTATCGTGGGACTATTAAGATGAACCTGTTTAACTACGGTTCTGAAATTCAAACATTAGAAAATTTCGAGAGACTTTGTCAGCTAGTGGTACTACCACACTATTCAACTCATCATTTTGAAATCGTTGACGAACTAGAGGAGACAGAACGTGGAGAAGGTGGATTTGGAAGCTCAGGAAGTAAATAAGCATGATTATTCAGATCCTAAAATGGTAGGTAACTTTGAACATTCAAAGAACTACCACGTTGCGGTTGCTGAACCTAACCTAAATAATGTAGTTCTGAAAGTAGATAATGAAGGCAATGTAATCCATTGGAATGAAGAAGCTTTTGTTGAGCTATGTAGCAAGTCTCAAGATCCTACTCTTCGAGCTATGTTAGCAGTATTTAACTTAGGTATTATTGCTGGAAACAGATAATAATAAACCCCAGTGGATTGTCCACTGGGGTTTTCTTTTATTTATCAAGTAACTGTTTTACCAGTTTCTTAAGCTCATCAATCTCTTGTTGCTGCTTTTCAACAACTTCGTTAAGTTCATTAAAAGCATTAACTAGAAGAGCATTGACACCTGCATGGGAAACACCAAGCATACTGTCTTCTTTTTGTGGCTCAATCTTATACACTGCTTCTGGGAGAACAGATTGCACATCCTGAGCGATAACACCAGCCTCAGTACTATAAACAGTATCTTTTTCCTCTTTAAGAGTATTTCTCTTATAATATGTATAGCCTACTAGAGATTTAACCTTATCACGAGCATTCTCAATTTCCTTAAGATCGGCTTTCATGCGAATATCAGAACTGCTTACCCAGTTACCACCAACAGCATTACCAGCGCTATCAAAACGAAACTCAGCCCCCCTGCAATACATGTTTAACTGTGCACCGCCGGCACTCCAGCCTACTACATCCATACCTGCTAACCAGTCTACACCCCACATTACGCTTTTAAATACAGAAGATGCACTATCCAATCCAGTATGTTCTACTAGTACTCCTGTAGGTCTTGACCTCCAATCAGTGAATGAGCCACCACTAATAGCACCACTTATTAGTGACCCAGATTCCCCACTTGCAGCCCCCTGTACTCTAATGGCACCTCGATTAGATATTGCATTAACTAATTGCCCTAAAGCTCCATGAGCTTGTTGCCATACACCCCAAGTACCATTCTCCATAATACGTACGCTTACTGAACCTTTCCAAGTTCCTGTAAACATGGTGGCTCTTTGCATTCTATAGTTAGGATCTGGATGTACTAGAGTTTCTAAGAAAAACCACGCATCTTCTAGCCCGTTTATTTGTTGGTAAGGTCGAGTACCAACAATATTTCCTCCAGTAGGTGGAACAGTAAACTTACTATTTACAGCAAGAGTGTCAAAATTAAACCCATTTGGGTATTTACCGTCTATAGAGGACAAGAGGTTCCATTCTGTTAATTCTAGATTTTTTCTAGCTTGGTCGGCAGAATTAGCTCCTGTACCACCGGCTGCAATAGCCAAAGGAATCCAAGTACCGGTATCATCCCTCCATGTACCCCATTCCCCATTAGGTCTAGCAGTGATTCTAAATCCACTTCCGGGAGCGTATACCATGGTCTCAGTAGCACTTTGTTTGAATCTGTCAATATCCAGGTTAGTTCTTGCACCATCTTTAGAAGTAGCACCAGTACCACCGTTAGAGAATTGAACAGTAGTTTGATCATTGAACTGCTCCTGCCAGCCCCTCCAGTTGCCTGTACCGTCAAGAACGTTAACCCAAGAACTACCAGATGAGCCAACCGCATGTAGTACCCCGTATTGGGTAGCACCATTTATATCTATACCGTGGCAGTGAAAATTATATGTCCACCAACCTTCTTGCTTAGAAGGCCCGTTAACTATTAATCCACCAGATGAATAATACCCGCTTTGACCTGCAACTGCAACATGGTTTAGAACATCTTCTCCATCAGCTATTTTTTCAGCTAAGGCACCAACCGGAACATTAAGATTTTTTCTTGCTACTTTTGGAGTAGTTCCTCCAGTACCACCAAATGCAACTTTTAGTGGTTGTACTACTGTCGTAGAACTGTCAATTAGACCAAAATCCCCACTATCATATATAAATAAAGAATACTTACCATTTGGAGAAGTAACAAAAGTTCCATTATCTTGCTGCCGTAGGCGTTCAACTTGTAAGGCTTTCTTAGCACCCTCTAACGTAGTAGCACCAGTACCACCCTGAGCAATAGTAATAGCTTTAGTTAGTGCATTTAATTCTGTGATATCGTTATTAGCACCTTTTGCAGCTTTAGTACCTAAAGTAGTATTAATACCACCTAATGCAGTATTAATATTACCAATTGATTCATTAATACTATTAATAGATGCATCAGTAGCAGCTTTATCAGTAGTATATTTAGAAATTTGTAGATATTTGGATGTTAGTACGACAGCACCAGCTTCTCCATCAACAGAGAAAACGCCGGCAACTGCGGCGTCTCTATTAACTACAACATAGGGGGCCATAGCCCCACTTTTTGGCATTAAATTACGTGACATTAACTAGTACCTTTCATTTTGTCTAACTCTGCTTCTAAATTTGATAATCTAGTCATCAAATCAAGCTTTTCGTTAATGTTGTCAATAACAGTAGACATCTCGTGTAATTTAGTCTCAAGAGACTTATTTCTTTCAGATAATACTTTAATAGCAGCTAAAGCGTCCATTAACAATGGATTGGTATCTAGAGTTAAAGTAATATCGTCGGTTTCAGGGTTGCCAATAGCTTTAACGTATTGAGGATCAATCAACTCTAATTGTTGTGCAATAACACCACGTCTAATATTCTTTTTCTTATCAAACTTATAGGTGAATTTCTTGAACTCCATTTTTTCAATATTTTCAAGAGATTCTTCACCTGATACATCCTGAATATTATCTTTTAGATTGATATCAGATACCGCGTTTTTAGTATAAGTAAAGTTAAAGACAACGTTATTATAATCTGACCCCCATCCGTCAATATCCCCTGACATGTGGAACTGGTAGGTGCATGCCCAGTTAGAGTCCCCTCTTAGTCTAAATACATAGGCAGGCCAAGCAGTAGGGCCACGGGATATTAATCCAGTGGTAGCCCTCATTGGGTAGCCACCTGTAGATTGAGTGCAGCCACTAATAATAGGTACAAACCCACCATCATTACTTATTACATCAGAAGCCTGAAAAGGAGCGAAGAAACCAAATGAATCACCATCCCAGGGTTTCTGGTATCCTTGAGTATGCATGCGCTCTGCATTCCAAGCCCCAGAATCCATATACAAGTTAGCGTATTTAGTAGCAGTTAAGGAACCGTCTGCAGTACGTCTATAGGCCGCTATTGTAGCTCTTTCAGTAAGAGATTGGCCATAATTACCTTCAGAATAAAATAGCGCTTCTAAACGAGGTGTGTCTGGATCCACCGAATTATCAAGCTGGACTTGTGCAGAAAAAACCTCCGATCCTACGTAAGATCCAATCGAAGGAACTGCGTGATATTTACGAGTAATAACACTACCATTCTTGATGTTAATAGGCCAACCTTCCAGATTACGTAGCTGAGTAATATCGAAGTTAATACCAGCACTTGCAGCCTCTAAGTTTTTTCTAGCTTGAGCTGGCTCAGTAGCTCCAGTACCACCATGCTCAACAGGTAAAGATACCCACTTGTTCTCAGAATGGTCGTATACTCCCCAGTTTTTAGTGTCTTGGACCATAAACACAATATTTTGATCCTGGGAGGTTATATGTGTTCCTCCTTCTAGCTGCTTTACTCTATCCACTTCTAGGTTAGTTTTGGCGGAACTAACTGTAGAAGCTCCTGTCCCTCCAGAGCCTACAGGCAACGCAGCTACCGTTTCTTCCCCCTTCTTCCATACACCCCATACCCCCTCATTAGTTAGTCTAAACTCATGAATACCAGCAGGGCTCTGGAGGGAGTTGAAAGCAGCATCAGCAGGACTATCATTACAGAAAACTCCACCAACTTCTAAGGCTTTCTTAGCAGCCCCAACTGTGGTAGCTCCAGTACCACCTTTACCAACACTAAGAACTCCATTAGTATCACCATTTAGATCTGGCTTATTAACAGTACCATAAAGAATATTAGTATGAACAATAGGGTTTTCGCTATCTAAACCAGCATCATTGATTGCAGCTACAAACACTGCGGCACTACCATACCCAGCACAGATAAATGAGTTAGTATCTGCTACTCTGGAGTAGAAACCTGCAGAATACGAGGGCAAGCCCTCAACTCCAGTATCATTGCGATAATATCCAGAACCAAAAGCTCTCATAGCTTTAAAGAAGGATACTAGATCAGGCTCATTTAGCGTAATACCAGCACCACCTAAGCCAAAAGCACCGCGAAGTAGAACTTCTCCATCAGTACCATTCCAAACATTCTTAGTAACAACGTTACCTAGTGCTAGGTTCCCGTTCTCATCTGGTATAATAGCTCCGTTAACCATCGCCACGTAAGGTAGCTTAATAGCTCCAGTATCGTCAGCAGGACCAATCCCATTCACCGTAGTGATATAAGGGATTTGTTCTTTGATAGCACCAGCATCTTCTTCACCTTTAGTTGGTGCACGGAATGCCTGTCCTTGCATCATATCTGGTAGACGGAAGGTTGTAGAGCCATCACCAGTAGAGAAGTAAAGAGACGCACCAGCTTGCCATTCAGCTTCTGATACAGAAGGAATTAAGCCAGCCTCAATAGCCTCCCAAGTATCTGGATAGTCCACACGAAGAACTTCACGGCCATCAGCAGGTAGAACACCAGGGTAACCAACACCTGAATCCTTGTTATAAGGGAACCAAGTAACTTCACCTAGCCACAGAGACGGGTTACCACCAGGAAGTGTGATCTGTACGTTACCTGCATCATCTGCGTGAACGTTGTTAATAGAAACTAGCTTTTGCTCTATTTCTACTAACTCTAGAACAGGAGCTTCAGCAGTACCAGCAACTTTATACCAACCATATTTTGAATCAGTTTGATTCCATACTAGGATCTTTTCCCCTAGTACACGATTTCCAACATCAGCATCGGCTTCTGCTTTAGTCTTATAAACTTTGATGAAACCAGAAATATCTACCTTATCAAGTTTACTATCAACAATCTGAGTTGCACGATCAGCTTCTGCTTTAGCGCGATTAGCCTCAGTAGTAGCATCGATAGCTTTATCACCAGCTTCAGTAGCAGAACCAGCAGCATTAGTTTCAGAAATCTTAGCGTTTAGTTCTGATTGTTTAGCAGCAGCAGCATGTTCGCCAGCAGTGGTAGCAGCAGCATCAGCTCCATCTTTAGCTGTTTCAGCACCAGTCTTAGCAGCTTCTGCAGCTGTTTGAGCTTGTTGCGCAGCTGTTTTAGCTTGTTCTGCAAGTCTACGACTAGTTTCAGCATTTTGAGCAGCTAATTCAGCAGAATCTCTAAATCCTTTAGACTCTTCCGCCGATGTAGCTGATGCTTCAGCACTCTTCTGAGATAAACCAGCTTGTTTTTTAGCTTCGGCCGCAGATGCCGCTGATTGGGTTGCAGATGTTTCAGAGGAAGTAGCATAGATACCAGCCATGTTTTCTGAATCTTTTGCTTTATTCTCAGAATCTTTAGCAGCAATTTCAGAATCTTTTGCTGCTGCCGCAGAAGCAGCAGTGGCTTCTACAGCAGCAGTTAATTCACCAGCAGTAATAGAGCTAATAGAATTTCCTAAAACTACTGTATATTTAGGATACTTACTAGCAGTAGTTGTAGTGTCATCTATGTTCAGAATCTGCTGTACAATAATTTTAGTTTTAAGTGCCATTATTGAGTTACCCCGTCACTCACGTAAACCTTTCCTTCCATAATACGGAAAGAACTGACTTCTGAACCAATAACATCGCGAGTCATTAGAATATCGTAATAACCTGCGAAACGTTGTCTTGGGTTATATTTATCACGCTCTTTGGATGCCTTAATACCTATATTATTAACATCTCCAACACTAAGGCTAATAGCAGCAGCTCCTTGAGCCGCATCGATTATACGAGTTTTAAAAGTAGCTAAAGTTTCCGCATCCTCGTCAAGACTTGCTTTAATCGTTCCACGAAGTGAATAACCTGTTAAATTAACAGGTATTTCAGAGGGAGGGTATACACTATCATCAACATCCATAAACTGCATGATAAGACCATAAGGCACTTTCTCATCAATAACAATATCAATTACTCTATTTTCTGTACTCATTATTTATTACCTTATATGGATATACCCACTATTTAGGTCTATCTTCATCTTGTAGTATGCCTCAGGATTCCCGGATAACGCAGCATTTCTATCATAAATGATATTAACACCAATTTGAGACAAGAAAGCATTTCCTGCTACAATTTTATCTGCCGTCACTGTTCCATTAACAATCATGTTCCCGTGAAGAACCATTGCAGGGTTAACCCACCCAGATCCATTCCATTGTCTGGTAAATGCTGATTGTGGAGCATTACTATTAAATTCGGTTAATACATCATATCTAACAGGAGGACTACCAAAGTTATTCTGGAAGAAGGCATTAGCTTGTCCATCATCCCAGCCTCCAAGACCAGGAATACCTAAGGAGTACATCCCAGGACCACGTTGTCCGTCATGTCCTATAGTACCTTCAGTACCGCTCCACTGAACTACATCAGACCAGCTAGTACCTTCAAGAAGTTTGTTAGTAACGGGATCAAGCGTACCTGTAGTGGCATAGATATTTTGTGTCATATCTGTACGGTTAGGTGGAGTTTTTGACCAACCAGGAGGCGGATAATCTTGTTCTAGTGGTTTAGCAGGTAGAGATGTTGCTAACTTATAAACAAATACTGTTTGCTTACCTTGCATACCAGTACCAAGATCTACATCGCCCTTAGGAGTTCCAATAACTACTCCACTAGAAATACGTAGCACATCACCATCATAACGAATCCACTGTGTGGCATTACCAATGTCTAATTTAGCTTTGGCAGAGGTATTATCCATACCCATCCAAATACCAGAGTTATTATCCCCCCAAGATTTACCTTGAGTGTAAATTGCTGGATTATCCTTACCAGATAAGTTAGTCATGATAAAGTTCGCAGCATTAATATCTCTAGTAATTACTTTACCATCAACGTTAACAACACGGTTTATAGGGTCAAAAGAAATAGGTGCTTTTCCTTCTTCATCTAGTAGACCAATGTTAATAGCACCAGTAGCTGCGTCGATTAAGAATGTCTGTCTCCAGATTTCTCCATCTTTCATGCTACCCTTAATAAAGGCATAATTAACATCAATACCCGTCTCATTGACAAAGCTGTTGTCTAGAGGAGTATCTTCATTCAATATAAATGTTACAGGAGCTGATTCTGTTATATCTTGCTTATTTGGTCCCCAGGCAATTGATGATACCTTAAAAGTATGCTCAACTTTCCATGGGAATGATATAATCGTTGCAGCTCTGGCAGCCCCAACGTTTATCTTTTGAGCTTTAGCCCAGCCAGTCTTAGCGTATTCCTCAGAGTTTATATAAGTGACTAGAAATTCACGGACATTAGCACCAGCACCACGTTCCCAGTCCCACTCTATTCTGACATCATATCGTTCCTTACCATCTGCAATTCGTGCAGCTTTAAAGGCAATGTTAGTAGGTGCAGTAGGTGGTACAAAATTATAAGCTACAGTGAAAATGCTAGGATATTCATAATAACCAGATGAGTCAACTGTAACACCATCTGGCATCGTAACTTGACCAGATATTCTGATCTTATAGTCGCCAACAGGAACACCACCAAATTTGATAGTAGGTCCCAGTGCGCCTATATAATATTTAACCCATTCACTATCTTCTGATGCAGTACTTTTTAATTCAATAGTACAGTAACTAGCTTCACCAGCAGTCTCTACAACAACTATTGGAGCACCAACACCAACATCAACGGGTTCTGATTCAGATCTTGCTGCAGTAATTATTGGCTTCTCTTTTGTCTTAAAGTTGGTTTCATTAGATAGATTGATACCAATTTTAGCCTCTAGTAATTCAGAATCTATAATAGAATCATAAAAAGCCCCTTGAATCTCGTAAGAGGTTGAAGGGGTCAGGTTATTAATCATTACGAAGAAAGTATCTATACCGGTATAATCACGTCTATCTATACTTTCTCCCATCTTTAACCAAAAAGATCTACCAATAACGTCATAGTCAGTATATATAGAGTGCTGGACATACGCCATTGTATATCCAGTCATTATACTATTTAAGACCATTTTGGCTGGTGCATTATTCGAAATCATTAAATGGATGCCCACTCCACAGACTGTTCTCCATCATCTCCTTCTGCTCTAATACGAAAATATAGTTTTCTATTGATCCCTAGAGCACCACTGTTATGAAGAGCAAAATCTGCCTTATTATATATTAATAAATAGTCATAAGTATACTGGTTTTCAATACGTACACTTCTTAGCATTCTATTCTGGGAATCATAGATCTCCAGGGTATAGAATATACTTTCTATTATATCTTCTTCCGGTATTCTATCCCAAGCTAGTTTTACATCTGGGCCGACAAACTCAGTTACATCCCCAGAAGCCGTATTAGTTACCCTAAAATTAGATACTACACTTAGGTTTTTAGCAGAGTTAAGTTCTATAGATAATGTTACTGGAGAACTTCTTCTACCATTAATATCTACTGCTCTTATCTCAAATATAGCCAGACCTGCTGGTTCTCCAATTATTTCTTGGATCATACGTTCGTTAGGGTTGGTCTCTAACTGTTGTACTATGTAAGGTTCGGCATGACCTGAGTGCACAATAGAGTAATAAACTACATTATTGGTTAGACTCGGAAGCCAGGATAACTCACCATTTTTACCTATAGAGCCTACTAAACCGCCAGGAGTAGGGGTATACTTAAAGTCTCTAGGAGGAAGGACATTGTTACTAATATCAGGAATATCATTACCGCTATTATCAACCTGCTCAGAGTTGATGAATACATCCTCCCCGTACTCCTGTAGAGTAACATTTATCTTTCCTTCTCTAGAGTTTTCTACTTCATCTACTAAAAAGTATTTCTTATCCCATCCATAACGGTCGTATGTAAATGCAATAGCATCATTAGGCTCAATACCAATGAATTGATATGGCAATGAGAAAGAAAGTGTTCTTGAGTATCTGGATTTCTTAAGTTCTCTATCCGCAAAACTTCTTGCAGTATAGTAGTTAGTAATATTAGCAAAAGATAGTTGTAATTTTTTATCTAGGTTCTTGTCCTGTTCCTTGTATTTGGAGTTATAGAATGTAATGGAATTAGTTTTCCAGCTAAGGGCTGGATCTACGATAGATGCTTGAACTGAGTTGAATTTATTTCTACCAGTAGTATCTGATAGCTCCAAATCACCATAAGTATCTAGAAAATTAATCTCTAATGGAGTATTAGAATATTTTTCTACAGTAACCCTGTACTGGCCAGATAAGTTGTTAATAGCCCCACCGTAGGACTCTAATAAACCTTGCACATTTTTAAATACTGATTCAGATGTATCCAGAATAGTATTCATTTGTACTATTTGTCTATTTTCTGCTAGTGGATCAGTCCACCCAACGTATCTCCAATATGGCTGCCAAGATACCTGATAGGATTCATCTATAATATCTAAAATAGCTGCTTCCTGTATTAATTGCTGAAGGGGGAACTGATCAATGGTAATATTAGCGCCATATCTATCAGAGGTTAAGTAATCAAGTGTTTGCCAAATACCATTTAAACTAGTACTATTAGCAGTTACTCTACCATCAGAATGATAGACTTTTACTTTTTTACCTTGAATTTCAGCACTAACTTCAGGAATCTCAGTCCTATTTTCATTAATAGTGAAGCGCACCACTGCGTATGCAGTATCTAGTAGTTTATATCTAGCATCCCAGTACTCCGGTCCATTGCCATTCATATTCTGAAGGTAGAACCCACGTTCTTTAGCTATATCTACTAGTACTTCAGAAGCCGTTTGATCAGATTTTCCATGATACGTCCAAATTCTTATGTCCCCGTTACCATCATTATACTTATACTCCTGCCCATGCACGGAAGGACTACTAGAAGGTGTTCCTGACGCTATTCTTTGCATGGTGTCCCCAGCCACTTTTTTAGTACCAAAGCAGGTTCTAGCGGAGCTATCATTAGCATCTACGCAGATCATAGGGTTATCACCAAAGGAGAAATCAAGAAAACCATCAATCTCCCCCTCAGCAAAGGCGTATACTACATAAACTATATTAGGATTATGTAGTTCTGTGTCCGCAAAAATAGGTATTCCCGGTATTTTCTGCACACCATAAACTACTGGTATATATTTAGCAGCAAGGTTAAAATCTATATCTACTTCCTTAGTAACAGTTTCATAGTATTTTTTAAGGCTGTAGCTTCTAGATAAACCAAATAATTTTTTCTTTGATTTTAGCTTGTATCTTTCTTCTTGAACCTGATATTTTGCTAGGATAGAGATACTTTTATTAGAGTGGAAGAACCCATAGTCTTCTTGGTACTCAGGTCTTTTAGCACCATTAGATGGTACTAACTGTCCAGCTACAACTTCAAGTCCCCTATGGGAGGCGTCATCAGTATATCTACCATTAACTCTATCAAAGTCATAGAATTGGTTAGAACAATTCCAGGTAATTGTAGAGGTTCCTACTCCAGAGGTACTAATGTTATCTTTAATGCCCCCTCCAGTAATCCTCCCCCTAAAGTATAGTAGAGGACCATTTGTATCTGGATCTACTGGTAGAATAGAACCATCTTCGGTAATAATTGCTTGATGAATTGATACGGTTCTATCTAAGAAGGATACACCATTTTGCACTAGTTTTAGTACTTCATCCTGTGCTGTACCAGTAATAGTAAAAGATAGACTACCAATAGATAAATCTCTATTTTGTTTGTGTGAGCTAATAGACTTAACTTTACCCGCCTGGTATAAGATGCCATTATATAGTACATCCCTAAAATAATCAGTTAAATAAATAAAAGCAGTACTAGTACCAGTAGAGCCAGGTAACTCTAGAGAAATTAGACTAGCAGTTTTTATTCTGCTATTATTTTTTAAGTAGTTTCTAGCACTATCTAGTATTTTTTTCATAAACTTTCCCGTAAATTTAATGAGATGCCGGAATATGTTCCGTTATTATTTAATGTAGATCCGAAAGCATCACCATTCATGAGTTTTGTTCTAAATAGTATCCCATTAAATACTGGTTTTTCAGCTCCAGTAGTAGTTACAAATAAATCAGGATATACGTTAATAGACCATGAATTACCAGATCTATTAAATGATGTTATTTTATAAACTTTTGGATGATTGGATAACTTAAATAAATCACCTGGTTTAGGGATACCGGTAAGAACACCTTTTGTATCCATAATAATATTGGAGCCTTTTTGTCCTGCTGGTATATTTACTAAGTTAGTATTACCCCTAACCCTAAAAGCCTCATACTGAGGTAGTATAACATCAATGTAGCCTCCTGTCCTCTTATACTCTAGAATAAAGGAATCTAGAACGCTAAATTCATCAGGAAACAATTCTGGGTAAGAAATGTTTATACCCCAGTACTGAGCAGATACCTTAACTTCGTTAACTTTACCATTAGGTAACTCATCACGAATTACTGGGTCATTATCAATCAGGTTAACACTTTCGAATCCTAATCCTGAAAGTTCTGGATTCGTGTATGGGTCTGGTAATCTCATAGTTAATTTCTCCTCTTAGATACAATTATTATAATAGTATTAGAAAATTTTATCAAGAAATTTTTATTTTTCCATAAAGAAAAGGAGGACTCAAAGTCCTCCTCCAGTTTTAAGAATTTCCTAATGTTTTCAGACTAGCACCGTTCTCATTCAGAGCTAATTCTACTGCATCCCTCAGAGCACCACTATTACTAGAAGCAAACTCTCTAAAACTTGCAGCATCCATAGCACTAATATTCAGGATGATAGGTCTTCCTGAAGTTGAGTTAGACGAGGTTTTTAGCTCATCATTAGGTGTAGCTTTCATAGGAACCATAGGGGTAACTACTTCTGTACCATGCTCACCCATTTGATAGCTAACCCCTGGATACATATTACCACCCTCAGCACGAGGAACGAAAGAGTTGGCACTACCTATACCTTGATCGCCACGAATATAAGAGAGTTCACCTGCATTAGCAGACATGGACACATCTATATTCTTCTGACGCTCTCCTAAAGTTAAGTAACTAGTTGTATCCGCCCCAGAATCAGCAATACTTGACATACCAGAAGCAGAAGATGCTTGAGCAAGAGCTAAGGCACCCGCCAAACCTGCCGCCACCATCAAAGGAATAGAGAACGGGTACGGTACAGCTGTTGCCGCTTGCATTACTGCTACCGCAGTTTGGATGATAATCTGCTTCTTAGCTGCGTCTTGTTGAATCTTCAGCTTTTCAGCTTCCAACTTCTTCAACTTAGCTTTAGATGCTTCTGATTTACCATCACGTTTCTGCTCTGCTGCAATAGCCTGATCAATTGCACTAACCTGCTGGTTGGTACTATACTGTATCATAGAAGATACGGTTTGCATACCAGAAGCAATCAGGGAAGTAGTATCTAGAGACCCCTGGGAGAACTGGATCATGGCATTAGTTAGATTACCCATACTTTGAGCCACAGCGGTTGCTTCAGAGTTTAGCTCAGATAATTTAGAGATTGCCTGGTCATAAGAAGCCATTCTATTTTGCATATCTGCAAAATCTTTGTCTTCCCCAGATAATCCAGTTGTAGGAGTGTACACAGCACCTACAGAAGATCCAACAGAAGCTTGCATCTCCGCATTTCTCTGTGCCCTTAAACCTGCTAGTTGTGCCCTAGTTTCAGCTATCTTTTTATTATATTCCGCTTGTGCCGCAGCATTACCTAATGTTTTCTGCTTTAAGTCTTCATATAATTTTAGCTGTTCCTGTAAGCGCTCCGCATTTCCCATTAATGGTTTAGCAGTAAATTGTCTTTGCTGTTCTTCCTCTCTACCAGCAGCCATTGAAGCAATCTGATCTTGGCGGAATTTCCAGATTTCACGTTCAATTTGGGCTTGAGCACGTCTAGACTGTTCCGCCTCTTTCTGTTTATCAGCTTGTTTTGTATACCATTCATACTTCTCTTTTTCAACGGTCAATTCAAGATTTAACTGTGCTAGACGATACTGAGTATCTGTCATAGTACGGTTATTTAAGAGAGCTATCTCACGATCTACACCAAGAATTTTATCTGTGTAATCCTTGACCTTCTTCTGAGCTTCCATACCCTGATTGGTAAGTTTAAGTTTCTCCAGCTGAATTTTTTCAATTTCTTTCTCAACAGCTTTATTCCCCTGGTTTGTTTGAAGAACACGGCGTAAAGCAGCTTCTTGCTCTTCTAACTGTTGGAGTTCTAAACGCCTACCGGCTTCCTGTGCTTTTTCTTTATCCTTAGTTTGGTTATATACATCAGCTATCTTCTGTTGAACTGCTAATTGGTTCTTAGTCTCATTACCAGTTAGTTTAACGTACTCAGATAAGGCTTGAGACGCAGTTTTCATTTCGGACAGAGTATTGTAGCCTAGGTTAAGATTTTTAACGTATTCATCAGCACTCTTACCAGTACCTAGAGATAGAGATTCTATATTTTTTATAGCATCTGCTAAAGTAGCACTAGTTTTAGCAGCAGTATCTGTATTCTGAGCAACGTTCTGTATATCATTAGCTAAGTCACTAGCCGTTTTCTTAGTCTGATTGTACGCTTTCTGCTGCTCAGTTAGTCCTTTTAATACAGTAGAGTTAAAATCGTATACAGCATCAGGATCAGTAGTATCTCTCTGTAGATTAATTTGCTTCTGAAACTCTGGACTAGCCTTTGCAGCAGCGGCCCCAGCAGCTTGATACGCTGATTTCCAAGCATTGAGATTCTCTGTAGAATCCTCTACTTCCTTACCTAGTCTGGTTACTTGTAGACCCATAGCCGCAGTTTCTTCTACGAACTTTTTATTAGCTTCGGAAGCACCAGCAGCAGCAAGACCAACAGGAATACCTTCACCAACTTGACGTATAGCTAGTTTTGTATAGAAATCTGCTTGTTCCATTCGTTTATCGAACTCAGATTTTAGCTTATTACGCTTATCAAGAGATTCCTTATACATATCTAGAGCTTTATTATAGCCTTCTTCAGAAGCAGCTAAACTTAAAGCAACAGCACCAACGTTGGTAGGGTCTATCTGTCTATTAGTTTTTTCTTGAGCTCTAGCTGCCTCAGCGGATATCGAAGCCTGAGATGTATAAAATACTGTGTTGATAGCATCAATTACTGGCCCTAAATACTTAGCAGCAGCTTGTTGTATTTTTCTTAGCGCAGCATCTGCATTAGCAGCAAATTGCTCCCATGGAGTTGCACGTAGTACTTCATCTAGGTAGCCAAACCGCTTAGTAGATTCAGCAATTACCGCGTTAGCGTATGCTTGTTGTTTCTGGAAAGTGGTAAGACTATTAACATTATATGTTATACCTGTGTTTGCAGCATTTAACTGTTTAACATAATCAGCGTATGCGTCATTAAGACGTATGGTGACACCAAGTTCATCCAGAAGTTCGATTTCTTGTTTAGATACACCCTTAATTACACGGTTAAGTGCATCAGTCATATCAACGCCAAGAACAGCAGCAGCACGACGAGCTACTAAACCAAATTTATTAAGTTGTTCGGCATCAAATCCATAAGCAGATGCTGAAGATGCCTGTCTCATTGCTTCCTCAAAAGAAATAGCATATCCAGCAGCTTCTTGTAGTGATCTAGCAAGAGTCTGAACAGGAGTACCTGTCTGAGTACCTACTATAACACCAAATTTTTCTAGACGATTTAGCTGATCACCTAGTTTAAGTTGTTCAAATGCTGATTGCAAAACGAAGATGTTGGAAGCAAGAGCTGCGTACATAATAGGTAGACTACCACCGATTTTAGCCATTGCCGCAAAATCACGAGTTGCACCACGTGCTGAACCAGAAGTATTACCAATAGCTCTAGAAGCTCTACCAGCGGCACCAGCAGTATCATTAAAACCCCTAGCTGTGCCACCTAATGCTCTATTAGTATCATATAATCTATCCTGGACTTTTTCTGTTGCAGCTGCAACATCATTACCCATTGTTTTAACAGATCTAGAAACTCCATCGAATCCAATTTCTAGTTTATCTGTTACTTCAATAAGCTGGATAGCCAGGTAGTCTAGCTTATCACCAATACCATCAATGGATTTAGTGATACCAGCCATACCCCTACTAGCTTGCATTTTAGTAAGACTTTTCGCTGCTCTGTCTGCTGCCCTCTCAATGGAATAAAGAGTTCTGGGCATTTTACCTAACTGCTCATTTGTCAATTCGGAAGCAGCAGCAGCATTTTCCAACGCATCAGATACGTTTTCAATAGACTTTGCAGTACGAGTTGCCCCCTTCTGTTTAACGTCTATTAGTAATTCTCGTATTAGCTTATCAGTCATGTTTTATTTTTCCCAATAAAAAAGGCTCTGGGCAAATCACCCAGAGCCAAGCCTCATCGTGGAACGCCCATTGGAGGAAACTTTTACCGTGCACGAGATCTAGCATGTGGCTTAACGTTAGGAATCCTTCCGTTTTGCGGTTTATGCTTCTCAGCACGTTTACGTGCAGCATCTACAGCTCTAGCATCAAATATATTGATAATGTGTAGAACAAATTCTTTTTCTATAGGATCAGTAATCCCATAAATATCAAATAAAACACCTAATGCAGCCTTATCTTTACCTATAAAGATAGGAAAGTCACCAGGTATGAAACAGTCAATTAGACTGTTATAAATATTCATACTAATAGATACAATAGGTGGAAAATCTTCGAGTTCAACAGGCATAGCCTTAGGATCAGGTTCTATACCCATTGACTCACAAAGTATTAAATATTGTTGTTTGGTCATTTTAGATGCTGAGCTTTTAATACATTTATCTGCAAAATCAGCAACAGCATCTAGGAGTTCTTTACGCTTTTGGGCTACGAAAAGTGTCTAAGTGGAACACTGTCTGGTTGATCCAAGAATCAAACGCAGCAGAGTTCTGCATGAGCATTACAGCATTATCGCGGCTAAAAGGAACTTCAGTAGCAGGATCAGCATCTGTTTCAATCAGCATCAGTTTTTCAACGTCACCTACAGTCAAACCGGTCCAACCTTTAATAGCTGCATCAACGAAGGCTTCAATGAACTTATCATCATCCTGTACCTGAATCAAAGTACCATTAACCCATTCATCGCGTTTAGCAGAAGAAATAACACGTTTAGAGGTAGCACGAGACATATAGTTAAGTTCTAATTTAAAGTTCGGCATACCTGGGTAGGAAAGAGTAATAGTACGAGTATCAAGAGTAATATCTTTTAAATTAATCATTTTTAATTTCTCCAAAGAAATCTATTCTCACTGGGTCTGAAGAAGCAGTAGGTATAATATCCCACTCAACTCTATACACATCTGAGAAATCTAGGCGTTTTGTAATACGTGCTGAAGGAAAATCTATAGAAATATTATTATTTCTTATATTTAAAGGTACATCTGTCTCCGGTTCGATATTGTAAACCACATCTCCTGCAAAACGTTTTAAGTAATATAGAGAAATGGTTGCCGAAGCATTCATTTCATTTACATAAGCTCTTTTATTATTATAAATTTTATTTATATCAAAAACACTCTTATCCTCTCTCCAGGAGCACTGCTGTTGGAAAGATAAAGAGGCAGAAATAAGACCGGGTAAGATGCTGCCATTAGTAGAAGCTATTACTGGGCTGTAAGACATTACTTCACCCTGTATAATAGAAGCTGCTTCTCTATAGGTAGATACTTCTGAGAATTTCCCAGACTCAATACCAACATTAAGAATTGGTATGTTCTTATCTAAAGAAAAATCTACCGTAGATACATAACAGTTTTCAAAATATACACAGTTATTATCTTTATTTACTATATAGATATTGAACATAATAGGTTCAATATTACTACTATATAGTGGGAGTAAGAAAGTATTACCTTTTCTATCAAAACCTAACCATTCAAAGAAGTTAGCCTCTGTAAGAGTATTACTGAAATTTATTGCTAGAGAGATAGAAGAGGGGGTTTGAGCATTTATAATAGAGTCTGCATAGTTAGTTCTACGATGAACAGTCCTACGAAGAGTCTTGAATTCCTCGTAGGAAGTCTGTATATCATAGTTTGATAGGGCATCAAAATGAAATGCCCTACCATCATACTCAACTATAACTTTTGACTCTCGCATTAGAGAGTAGTACATTTATTTAACCACCAGCACTAACTGTGATAGTTTTAGTACCTTCTACACCAGAACCATCTTTAGCTACAGCCTTCACAGTAACTGCACCAGTTTTAGAGGCATCAGCTGTTAATAACCCAGATTCTGCATCAATCGTAGCTGCGTTACCACTAGAAATAGACCAAGTTACAGCCTTATTAGTAGCTTCTGGAGGTGTTACCTCAACAGACATCTGTAAAGTATTACTATTTGTTACAGAAACAGCCTCACCTGCCGACTTAACTGTAATGGATTTAACGGGAACTGGAGGAGTTTTAGCACCATCTCCGGTAGCAATTAGATTCGCTATTGTGGTTTTGGTATACTTGTTAGAGAAGCCTAAGTATCCTTCGTCACCAGTATCCAAATCAGTAGGAATAGCTTTAAACTCTACTGAAGTACCAAGTACATCATCAGTCTCAATAGTAGGGATGTTAACGTGCGCCTGTTTAGCAACTAACACAGCTGCCGGTCGCTCATCATCGTATTCACCACCCAAAATAAGTGCAATTTCAAAACGGTTAACTACCTTAAGGGTTTTGACAAGATCTTTGTACAGTTCCATAGAACCAAGAGATTTATCATTAAGGTATGCTGTCAAAGAACCCGTTAACTCAAACGCACCCGTAAATGAGCCGATCGGAATATTTACACGTGACATAATATTCGGGGTTAGGTACGTGATGTTGTTATTAAGGGTAAAAGTACCACCAGTAATAGGAATATCATATGCCTTATCAGAATCCATATCCTTAATTTTTAGGATAGTTAACTTGTTCTTAATGTAAGAACTTTGAATAGTCATATAGGTTTCATCATCAATACCTAATGCATCTGGATCAAACGGTTGGCTATCTAACGGGATGAGCTGATTACCATTACCAGACCAGGTTACACGACCAATATCCTCAATATCAACGTTAACTTCTGCCTGGTTGATCTGGCAAGAGTCAATATAGCTCCATGCTTTGTCAGTAAGAATGTAGATGTGCAGCATAGCCAACTCATGATAAGAGTTATCTTTAAAGTTAACCATGAAGTTAGCTTCATTATTATGCGCACCTGTGTCTCCCTCAAGGTTTAATGTTTTACCACTAGAAAGGGCATGCCATAACATGTAGTCGGGAACAATCTGTTTATTAGAGGTTTTATCCTTGTATGGTAGGATATAAGTAGAAAAACTCCACTCAGCCGCATTCAAGGAATCGTTAAAACGTTTAGAACCACGAGTTGGACGCGGACCAGCTTCATTAACAGTAATATCTGTTGAGTTACTGTCCTGACCCCAAGAAATATCATCCTGAACTAGAATCTCTTGCGTGTTGGTCTTATTATGACCAGTCTTAACCGTAGACACGAAGATTCGAGTATTACGTAATAGTTGTAAAGACATTTAATTATTTTCTCCTAATCTGTAACTTATCTGCGAAGTGACCTACGTGGAGGCTGATACCTCACTGTTACATTTATTTCTGCTAAACCATATGGGGCCAGTAGACCCTCATCTGTACTAACTGATGTAATGCTCATATCAGTCGCCTCACATGGGAAGGTCGATCCATTAGGTTTACTAACAGTATATTCTAAATTTCCACCTGTGTCAATAACGGTTTTTATATCCGCTACGAGTTTTTCAAGTTGCTCTTGAATGTCTGTTTTCTCTTTATCATACACCAGGATAGGAAGTTCTAAAAACATCCACTGTTGACCTGAGGGAAGATACTGCCCAGTTTCGGTTCCGATATGAACTGCAACATAAGGAAACTCTCGTATCTCCTCAAACTTATAAGTTTGACGTGAGACGTTTCCATACAAGTTATTAAAATATTCATCTGGTTGAGAGCCATCCATTTGTTTGGCTATTCGGTCAACCAGAGCTTGTGCTATACTTGTTCTGTGATCCATTTATTAGGTTCCTTGATTAACCTTAATTTTGTATCTGGAGTGAATTAAGTCTCTTGCAGCTTTAGCTATCGCCTCTCCAATTAGTCTTTGAGGGTTTCTAGCACCTGGGTAGGGTCGTAATGACAATCTTCGATATGTAGATACTGCAGGATTAAATACTGAATATGGACGTACCATATAATTATATGTAACATTTAATTCAGGAGCACCTTTGCTAGTTCCAGCATCTCTAAGCATAACATCTTTAACTTTTAGAGAATTTGCAAAACGACCTGTTCTAAATTTAAGTGGAGCTCCTGCTTTTTTCATATCCTTTATTAAGTATTCTTTAGCAACCAATTCCAGAATAACCTTCATATTACTATTTGATACAAAACGACCAGAAGCACCTGTTACTGCACCAGAATATCCATCTTCTACGTCTCTAGGATCCCCAAAGTTTACTTGAACTCTACCAGTAGAACGTTTTTTACCTACAGCAGATTTTTTACCAGCGGTTGCTTGTATTAAATTCTCTAGAGCACCTAAATCTCCTGTTAGATCTAAGCTAGAAGAAACTGCTTTTAGAATAGAAGCGGTCCTAATATTAAGGAGATCTTGGGATACAGGTTTTGAGAATTTAAAAGATACCTGAGCAACAGTACCATCTCTAGTAGGATCTTTCAGTCCTGTTTCAACAGAATATACAACAGTATTCTTATTGTTCTCGGAACGCCCAACATTATCTAGCTGCTCCTTAATAATTTGTGTAGCTAAATCAGAAAGAGACATTATACTCTCCTGTAAACTTCAATAATAGTACGAATATGTTCTGGAATACCAGACTTAGTATTATTAAAAGTAACTGTTTCTCCGCCAATTGTTTTAGCTTGACGGTAATCCTGTTTATGCCAATGATCTACTAGCATACATGCTGCAAGTTTGAGATCCTCAGGTATTGGATTGAATCCACCTTGTGTATACGCTACATCCATATAACCTTCTGGAGGATTAAACTTTAGGAGGATAACACCGTCAGAGTATAGCTTATACTGCTCTGGGTCAATCTCATTATCGTTAATCGTCACTTTAGTTACGGAGGTAGCAGATGGTGAACTCAGAAAATATTTCCTACGTGTAGGTTTTGTATTGATTAACTGGTCTACCGCATCAGCATCATCCATGCCTAGAAGGCTCGTAATCAGCGCGTTGGCAGCAGTAATCATCATCTCTACTCCAGATTCTAGTTCCGGTCGTTTTAGCCCGCCGTATAATCTATAGTCTTCAGCTGTGATTATTTGCATTTATTTTTCCCAATAAAAAAGGAGAGCCGAAGCTCTCCTTATCGGCTGAAAAGCCTGTATTAAGATGCAGCGTAAGCACCAGATACAACGCCATTTGCAAAGTAACGTTGCAGGTTAACACGCTGAGTAACGTAGTATGCATCACGCTGTTTACCAGCTTGGCGCTCACGTTCAACAGTAACAGCACGCTGGCGTGGCATTACGAAGTTATCTTTATAAACAATAACTGCGAACTCTGCGGAAGTAGCTTTAGCTGGGAAGTACTCAGAAACTACAACCGGCAGACCATAAATACGACCAACCTGACCCTGCAGTTTAACAGCATCATTACCAACTTGGGCAACATCCTGCCATTCTTCATCTTCCAGCAGATCGTAGTAAGCATCCATAGATACAATCAGTACCAGTTTGCTCAGTTTCAGACCATGGCGGCCCAGTTTACGACGCAGTTTAGAGATAGTTTTAGCAGTTACCAGTACGGAACCATCAGCTTTAGCTTCAGTAATAACTTTAGCACTATCTTCACTAGCAAGAGTCAGCAGACCTTTCGGCTTACCGGACCCATCACCAGTCATGAAGGCTTCTTCAATAGAAACAGCGTGTGCTTCAATCAGACGCTTACGAAGCAGTGGCAGCAGAGAGAAGATTGCATCTTCTTCAGTTTCATCAGTAATGAAGGACTTAGCAGCCAGTTTGTAAGTACTGAAGTGGATTTCTTTAAGGGCACCTTTAACTTCATCACCAGTAGTTGTATCGGTACCATAAGTAGAAGCAGCAACCCAAGTAGCTTTACCAGCATCCGGTTCAACCAGCATAGTAAGAATCTTACTGGACATCGGCAGTTCTTCGAACAGTGCGCCAACTACAAGCTCTTTCTGCAGGTCACGGATAATACGCTGAGAGAAAATAGTTTCATAGCTTTCACTAGAAACTTCTACAGAAGAAGACTGATTCACTGCTTTCAGGTGTTTTTGACCGTGTTCGGTCTCGAATACGCCCTTTTCCATTACATAAGATAACAGAACCAGTTTTTCAACTTCATCTTCAAAGTTTTCCTGAGTACCGTACAGTGCTTTAGCAACACTATCACCGACGAAGGAGCGACCTTCACGAGCTGTCAGCAGAGATTTAATTTCATCCTGAAGACCAACAATAGTTTCCTGCTGCTTTTCTACAGCTTGTGCAAACAGTTCTGCGCTCTTCTTAGATTTCTCATCTAGAGACTTAACCAGATCCAGAGCCTCTTCCAGACGCTTACGGTCTTCACCAACTGCTTTAGAAACCAGGTCATTCATACGAGCCAGTTCTTTTTCTTCCTGCTCTTTACGCATACGTTCAGCTTCCTGAGCTTTCTGAGCAGCGGTCAGACCTTCCAGAGATTTAGCCAGATCACCCAGACCAAGTTCTTCTTTCAGCTTATTAATATCAATAGTCATTTTTAAATAATTCTCCGTTATTCTTTAACGTAGCCTAAAGCTATCGCAAGTTTTTCTAGTTCAGAAAGATTACGTTCTTGAGCTGGGACAGCTTTAGAACTTATTGCAGTAAAAGATTTACGCCATTCAGTATAATCATGACCATTCATGCTCTTAGCGAGATTGAACGTTGAGTCTTGATTACAAGGTACAGAAACTACCGAAACTTCGTATAGTTCTAAATCTTTAATAATAAATATATCAGTAGCTTCATCCCACTCTGCATCTAGGCAGCGGAATCCGATACTAAAAGTTTTCAGTACACCGTTTTTAATTAGTGAAAAGATAGCCGGGTCAGAACTTTCATAAATCTCGCATTCAATTTCGAGACCCATTTCAGTAGGGTTAAGATCAGTACACTTACCGATTGGACGACGATGATCGTGTCCGAAAAGAATAATCGGGTTTTTCATATAGTTAGTAAGTGCATTAGATGTTTTCCACGCAGAAGCAGGAATTACATCACCAGCGCGATCTTTACTAATTGTGTTAGCGAATCCACGGATTTTTACAACACCTTCTTTAGATTCGCTATCAATAGATTTAATATAAGCATCTAAATGAACGGGTGCTGATTTTAACTTGTTATAGTCAATAGCAGCTTGTGTCATTTATTAGCCTCCAACACCTGGATTAACCGTTACTGTACATGCAGTAGAAGGTTTACTAACTTTCTTGCTATCTGTAACCGTTACTTTATAAACTCCAGAATCATCAGTAGCTGCTGCAGGCTTAGTATAGGTAGCTCCTGAAGCATCCGGAATAGGAGAACCATCTTTAGTCCATGCATAAGTATATGGACCAGTGCCACCAGTTGCAGTAACAGAAAGTGTTAATGCTGCTCCCTCTTCAACTGACATGCTAGCAGTTAAATCTTTAGAAAGAGTTAATGGTGGGGCCGGTGGAGCAGGAGGAACTGCTTTACCATAAGCCTCTACAAATTTCTTCCATACTTTACGGTTAGTATGCGCAGATGAAAGTCCTAGTTCTCTACGCAGAAAAGCATAGCTAGGAACATATTTATGCGCAGCAACCGTAGCAAAGAAGATATGAGATTCTGGTAGTTTTTCACCAAAAATGGTCTTTAGACCATTATAATCAATCATTCTTTATCTCCCTCGGTGGAACCTTGAGGTCTACCACCTTCTTGACCAGATACACCTGTTGCAGAACCAGCAACGTTAGCAGGAATACGAATCTTATCCATCTGCTCATCATCTAAAGGTTCAAGGTTCAGCTCTAAACGAGCCTCGTTACCAGTCATAATACCATTATTAACCAATGAGGTTAAATGTTTAGCCTCAGCTTCTTTATCTGGTGTTAATGCAGCTACTTCCTTAGTATTAGGAGTAATCTTATAACCAAAAAAGAAAGTAAGAGAACTAGTCAGTTTGTTCAGCATAGGGATGATAGTCATATAATAGAACAGTTCGATGTTTGGTCGAATGTTCGCATTATTACCCCCATCAAGTAGCACCTGCGGAACACCAAAGGCTAGACAGATAGATTTATTAAATCCTTCGATGTCTTCCTTAAAGTCTAGATCTTTAAAAGAGGATATTTGGGAGTACGGTTTAGCTTTCATACCACCATCTAGAATCAGGACAGAGGACTGACCAGTACTAGGATTATAATCTAGTTGTAATTCTTCTTGTTTACGCTCACGCAATTTCTTGTTCAGGATTTCATCCGTCTCAAGAATAAGACCAATCACGGTTCCGTTATCGAGGAACTTCTCTTTAAAGTTAAGCATCTTAGAACGCTTCTCAAGAGAATCAATAACAGTAGCAACACGAGATTGTCCAGAAATTTGAGAATTTGTGCCATACACGTAACTGTTATCCTTTATAAAGATAATCTCATCTACGCGATAGTCTATCTGGTTATTAAATATAAATTTTTTGATAAACTTATTGGCATCTGCCTCTACTTGCATTAGTGCAGCAGGGACATGATAAAGTGCTGTGCCATCCCAATAGATGTACGCACAACCTTCAAAAAGTAGGTCAGTGACTACAAGTCTACGGAATGTGCTTATATCCATGAATGGATTAGGTCGTACATTTAAGAGAGTGTCTAGAGTCTTCGCCTTGATGCCATTGGCATACGTGACAATATTATATTTATCTCCGACAGTATAAGAACACTCCGCCGCACTATCTATAACCATGTTAGCAGTTCTATTGAGAATCTCAATTTTACTATAGGCTTGTCCAGTGGTAAAAGGCTTACGGTTAGTGCGATGACTAACTGGTTCCATGTCTCTTATAATACGTTGACCCGGATTTAGCTTTTCAGTAATCCAGCTTTTAAAACCCATTATAAGAACCTTGCGAATCCTGATTTTGTTTCAGTCTTGACTTGTGTCTTTTCTTGAGGATTCTGTAATTTGTCTTTCTGCTTTTGAACCCATGCTTTCTGTTTATTAGCAGAAAATAATGGAGGTTCTTTTGTGTAAACCTTATGTAATAGTTGGTGATGGTGTACACAAAAGGTAACAGTGTCTTCTACCAGCTCATGCCTATATCGATCATAGAATGCCGTCCTATTTGAAAGGACTATTTCTTCGTCAGTGAAATCCAATTGGAGTTCTTTAGCAAATTTTTTAACTAGTAGAGACACCGTATGGTAATGATGAAGCTCTAATTCTTCAGCACAACCGCAGATAGCACATTGAGAGTCTTTTTTATATTGACTTTTTATTCCGTCTCTCATAAGGGATATAGCATCGCGTTTATATTTTACATTGCTTGCCATAGTGTTCTCCTCAACTGTATGAATATAGTATACATAATCGTATCGAATTTGTAAAGGGGATTTTAAAATGCAGGAATGGGATACCAACTGAGTAGTATCCCATCCTATACTTATTTATTTACCACGGGAAATAGAGTAAATTCCATAGCGCAGTGCATCACAAAGGTGAGAGTTAGCATCATGACGTGGTTTTTCACGTGATAATTTCTCTTCGCCTTCTTGGAAGTCCCACTTATAGTTCTGCAATGCATGAATTAAGGAGGAACATGAGGCATCCACAATAATTTTCCCTTGCTGGAATAGCGCTTGTAAACATGCTAAACCGTCTAGGACAGATTTTTTAGCTGGAGCTGATGCAATTTCATGTTCATAAGCTAAGTCCTGACGGAACTGAGCTGCTGCAGAGTCAACAAAGATACGATCTACGTTATAACGATCTATACAGTGCTGAATATAAGCCGCATGCTGAGCTGTAGTTTTCTCCGCCTGCTGGTACTCTTCTAATACATAGTAAGTATCTGTATCGTAATGATATTTAATAGTAAGAACTGCTGTAGGATCACGATAACCAACGTCAATACCAAGTAATGTTTCGAATGCTTCATCATCTTTAAAGAAGTGACGCATACCTTTGAGATCTTTAACATGATCAATAGCATTAAAGGTATCAAATATCTGTCCTTCGAATACAGAGAAGTCAGCCTCGTATTCTTGGCGGAAGTAGTTTTTACTAACCGTACGACGTGCTTCCTCAATATCATTCAAGTCGGCACGTGGGTTATCACGATATGTACCATGAATAGATACCCAGTTAGGCAATGTATCATCAAATCCGTAGGCGTAAAACTCTTTAAACCAGTTACCTCCACGAGGAGTGGAAATAAATAGAGCCTTAGAATTAGGCTTATCTAGAGTAGGACGCAGCTGAACCCTGAAGGCATCACCACCCACATCGGAAATTGCCGCCTCATCAAAGATGATAAAATCATATGAACGTCCAACTGCAGAGTCAGCCTGGGCCGCGGAAGCTAGTTTAAATAGAGAACCATTAGCTAACTCAATCTCTTTATCTTTAGCGTTTTCACGTTCGGTTTGTAGGCCATATTTCTTAATAAGACCACGAATCTGAGACCATCCGATGTTGGCCAGTGAATAGTTAGGAGCAACTACTAACACCTTCACATTAGGTTCCAGCAATTTTAGGAACCCAAGAGTATATGCGATGAAGGATTTACCTACACGGCGTGATACACACGCCGTTACAAAACGATGTCTAGGATCCTCTAGAGCATTAATAATCGCTATTTGAGGACCATTAGGTGTAATACCTTCTTGTGCTAGTATTCCCGAAACAGGTAGACGAAAGAAACGTTTATCTATTCCGAAATCAATAACATCTACTGTATTAACGTAAGGTCTTGATACTTCCATTACTTCTTACCTCCAGTAGCTAGGGAAGTAATTAAATCCATGTAGTTTTGATCCCCAGCTCCAGCAATAATATTATTCTGGATGTTGGTCTGGTTAGCTGGAGTACGGGCTGCTGCCTTCACTTTCTCCAGTTCTACCATCATTTTCATTTCTTCCATTTTCATTTTATGTGCTTTCCAGAGAATATCCATAATATCTTGGTCAGAACCCATGCCAGTTTCTTCTAGCTCCTCTAGCTTACGTTTAATAACTTCATCTAAAACACCAAACAAACGATCCCTATTACGGAATCCACTCTCCATAAAAATATCATTTAAGTAGTTCTTAACTTCACTACGATTCATAATATCTCGGAAAGCAATTTCGGACATTCCAAGACTACGTGCGGCAGAAGGCACATCGCTACCGCACTGTAAATAAGCTTCAATCACATCCATCCCTTCAGGGGACATAAGATCTGGTACTAATACATCATTTGCCAT